ACTACGAGAGCAAGTACGGTAAGAACTTCCCTGCGTACCTTAAGAAGGGTGTTGCAGATGGCGCAAAGCGTCTCTACAACGAATACTCTTTGCTTAAGTACGACACGGATTCCAAGGGATACCGTTTCGCTGACGTTCTTCAGCTTTCTCACGCCAAGGCTGAGAATGCACAGCAGAACGCTCTGTTCAAGTATGCGCTTGATCGTCGCTACGGCAACGACACCATTCTTGACCACAACTACGAGCTTGACATGATTAGTACTCGTGCTAATCTGATGTCTGCTCCTGTTGAGAAGCGTAAGGCTCTCATTGGTACTCAGGCCGGTATGCAGACTCTGTCTCGTGCTGGCATGACATGGGAAGCTCTGTCCGGATGGCTTCAGGGTCCGATGGACAAGGCTGCGTGGGAGGCCGTTATCCCGAACATGGGTTACATGGCGTTGCTTCGCAATCTGCGTAACTTCCAGGATGCTGGAATCAGTGCTAAGGTACTGAATGTGGTTCTTGGTAAGCTGTCCGATCCGGCTCAGGTTGCTAAGAGCAAGCAGTTCCCGTTCCGTTTCCTTGCGGCGTACCAGGCCAACAAGAACAACCTTAAGATCGCTGCGGCACTTGAGGAAGCTCTTGAGGCATCTCTGAGCAACGTTCCGTCTCTGACTGGACGTACTCTGATCCTGGTTGACCGTTCTGGTTCTATGTTCCAGCACCACCGTACCGACACTGAGTTGACTATGGCTGACAAGGCTGCTATCTTCGGTTCTGCGCTTGCGCTTCGAGCTGAGAATGCTGATCTGGTTCAGTTCGGGTCTGCTTGGGGTGGACGTAAGCCTTACGAGGCTGTAAGCTTCAAGAAGGGTAACTCGCTACTTCCGATGATGGACAAGTTCCGTGACATGGGTGGCACCGACACCGCTGCGGCGGTTAAGGGTAGCTTCAAGGGTCATGATCGTGTTATCATCATCACCGATGAGCAGTACAACGGTTGGGGTGGCGATCCTCTTGCAAGCGTTCCGGTAAGCACTCCGGTGTATACCTGGAACCTTGAGGGTTACCGTGTTGGTCAGAGTCAGTCTGGTTCTAAGAAGCGTCACACCTTCGGTGGACTGACTGACAAGGGTTTCCAGATGATCCCTCTCATTGAGGCGGGTCAGAGCCAGAAGTGGCCTTGGGAGGCATAATGAAGTGGTTTTGTATCTGGTGCAGAAGTTGGTGGGCTCCTGAGAAGGCTGTCTGCCCCGACTGCAACCGACCAAAGCCCAAGAGTTGATTAGTAGGGTAAAACCTGCTAAGCTATACAGAGCAGTTGGCGGACTGCCCTCTAGTACAAAACCGCCTTATGGGGCCATCGTTCAATGGTAGGACACGGGTTTTGCATACCCGCAATCGGGGTTCGACTCCCCGTGGCTCCACGTTAGACATGCTATGAAGCCGCGATGCGCAAAGGCTACAATTACTACCTGTTATCTCTAGGTCAGGTCATGTCTTTCCTAATGGATCGCTAACTCAATTGGCAGAGTAGCAGACTCTTAATCTGAAGGTTCAGGGTTCAAGTCCCTGGCGATCCACTTTTGGTTCCTTAGCTCAGTTGGCAGAGCAGCGGACTTTTAATCCGAAGCGCGTCGGTTCGAGTCCGACAGGAATCACTTTTCCCGAGGAGTAGGATGAGGGTAGGCAGTCGGAGATATCCTATATGGGATATGGTTAGCGACGTGTAGGGAAATAATTTTTAGGAGGAAATAATGCCACAGCCAGGAGATTTCGGTCTAGTATCCATTAAGGGCGGAGTCGGATTCTTAATCCGAGTCGGTCAGTTTTTCAATGGAGATGGTTTCCGTGATTACGAACACGCCTTCGTTTATGTAGGTGATGGTAAGATCGTTGAGGCTGAGCCTGGTGGCGCACTTATTTCTGACTTGGCTGAATATGATGGTCGTCCAATCATCTGGTCTACTGGCTATGTGCCCTTGACAGATGAGCAGCGCAACCTTATTGTTCAGTCAGCGTTGGCGCAGGAAGGAACGCCTTACAGCTTCCTTGACTACCTGGCTATCGCGCTGTATCGTCTAGGTATCAAGCATCCTGGTGTAGCAAAGCGCGTTGAGAGTTCAAACCATTTGATCTGTTCTCAACTCGTAGCCTTGGATTATGAGAACGCTGGAGTTAAGTTGACCGAGTACCCACCGTACCTGGTAACTCCTGGCAAGCTATACAAGTATTTGAATACACTTAGAGGGTACAACAAACTTGCTAAGCAGGTTCAGATTTCAGGTCCGAATAGTATCAATATTCAGTCCGCAGGAAATCTTGCCTTCTAGTTATGTCTCCGTAGCTCAATGGATAGAGCGTTTGGCTACGAACCAAAAGGTTGGGGGTTCGAATCCCTCCGGAGACACAGGGATATCTAAGCCGTTCTGAAACACACCCTATAAAGTCTCAATGAACGGGAGATCCGCCAGAGTCTCTGATATCTGGCATTTTCTTTAGCACTACCTTGGGAGTTGATATGTCTCGTACTCGTAAGGATCGTCCATACTGGGTTTTGAAGAATGATCCGTCTATGGCACGATATCCATCTCACGATCACATGGTCCTACAGACTGAGTTGGTCGGAGAAGAGCCGGTATACCGCCGTGTGCCTACCAAAGACGGTTGGCACTGGGAAGACAAGCTCTGGTACGTTCGCAAGCTGTACAAGCGTTGGTACGTGCCTGTAGACTGCACAATCGACATACCCGAAGAGACACCATCTACTTGGCGCATTAATCATCCTAGAAATGCTACGAATGAAGAGCGCCTGGTAGATAAGCACTGCTACTACAACCTTGAGTACTACCCCAATATCCGTAGCAGCAAGGACTTCAAGCAGTTGACAAACGGGGCTGTACGTTCTAAGGTTAGACAGAAGTTGCACAGCGCGGTACGAGACTACGGCCGCTATTGGGAAGATGGAGACTGGGAAGACATTGACGTCTTCGAAGACTCTAAGTACAATAGTTCTCACTGGTGGGACTAACCCACTACCCGCCTTCGGGCGGACTTGCCCCAGTATCGCCCCCGGCTTCTAACCGGTCATTAAAAGCGTAATGGAGTATGCAGGTTCGAATCCTGTCTGGGGTACGCAAGCACTAAACCTAACAAGGAGGCACTTGTGGCATTCAAGCGCGGAGACAAGGTTGAGACTGCAAACGGCTGGGTTGGTAAGGTTACCTTCACTGACACAGCTCGCAAGCTGGTTGCTGTAAAGGCAACTGAGGATGGAGTTGGTCACTCTAAGGGTGATGAGGATTCTTTCCGAGAGTCTGAGGTTCGCAAGGCGTAAGGTATAATAGGGAGACACCTTGATAGTAGGACAGCACATCATGATGGATCGTGGGCACTACAAGGGTCGTCCTGCGGTCATCAGAGAAGTGTATGGTGATAAGTGCACTGTAACTCTCACCGACACAAAAGATCCTGATGCTGTCACAATTAAGAATGTGACTGTTAGGGATTACCACAGAATTTAGCTTAACGGCCCTTCGGGGCTTATGCCCGATTAGGTTAATGGGAGACCAGTAGTTTTACACACTACATGCGGGGGTTCGATTCCCTCATCGGGTACATGAAACCAAAAACACCAAAGCCCTTTCCGGGGCCTAACATGCCAAAACCACCAAGTGGTCCTAGACCACCTTATAGAGCGTAACTAATGGGTCTGGAAGGTTTCGACGTTGGCGAAAGCCGCACGCGGAGCACCAGCGGACCTGGGTTCGATTCCCAGCAGATCCACCCATGCGGTAGGCGTTAACTCAGATGGTCTGGGAACGGTCTGCAAAACCGTTAGCGTTTGGAGTTCGATTCTCCCCTATCGCTCTTTGGAGACATGCCAGAGAGGCCGATCGGGCTTGCCTGCTAAGCAAGTGAGGGTAACACCTCCGAGGGTTCGAATCCCTCTGTCTCCGCGCATGGAAGAGAAGCAAATGGTTAGCGGCTACGCTGGAAACGTAGTAAGGCTCTCAAGGCCGAGCGGGTTCGATTCCCGTCTCTTCCGCAGCACTTAAAAGGTGGCTGTACGGCAAAAGGTCCGTACAGTGATATCTCTCTGAACTCCTTTAAGGTTCAGCGCAATGGAGGAACTAACATCGGTGGCGTGGCACGGTCTTGAAAACCGTACGGTGTGAAAGCCGTGGGGGTTCGAATCCCTCTTCCTCCGCAGCACAGGTAAGAGCACTTGCCTGCCTTCCCTCCCCGTGCAATCGGAGTTGCGATGTGAAGGAAAAGTATTAGCCCGGTGCAGAGAAGAGATCGATTGCACAAACGCTCTGGTACGGCTAATATGGTGCTTACCTGCTCCCATAGCTCAACGGTGAGAGCACCTGTCTTATATACAGGCGGTTGTGGGTTCAAATCCCGCTGGGAGTACGTATCGATTAGGAGAATATATGCGTGATATTACTATTGAGAACTTCAATGAGGTTCTTGAGTCTGACAAGCCCGTTCTGGTTGACTTCTGGGCTGACTGGTGTGGACCTTGCAAAATGATGGCTCCAGTGCTAGAGTCTGTATCAGCAGAGAACGACTGGCTAGAAGTAGTAAAGATCAATGCAGATGAGGAAGCTGAACTGGCTAAGCGCTACGATATTGCTTCAATTCCGACTCTTCTTCTATTCAAGAAGGGTAAGGTAGTTGAGTACAACGTAGGAGCCTTGCCAAAGTTCAAGATCCTTGGTATCATTAACGAACACAAGTAAATATAATCGGGCGTAGTTCAACGGTTAGAACGACTCTCTGATAAGGAGTAGACGGAAGTTCGACTCTTCTCGCCCGGACTGTGACTGTAGCATAACGGTAATGCACCACGTTGTGGTCGTGGCCAATGCGGGTTCAAGTCCCGTCAGTCACCCCGGATGGATAAAACGTAATTGGTAGCGTGCCGGTCTGTAAAACCGGTCTTTCGGGTCTGGGGGTTCAAGTCCCTCTCCATCCACGTACCACCCAATAAACCCCTGTCAAGGTTGATTCGCTCCCTTGACAGGGGTTTTCTAATCCCTTAGGCTGTACCACATCACATCAACGAAGGAGGCAGGCAATGCACATCTACGATCTGTTCGGTTACCGGGAATACATGTACATGCACGATCAGGGCTATGTGCGTGAGAACACTCACCCTACTCTTGACCTGATCATCTACAACTACACGGAAAAGGCTCAGTATGACGGAGAGTGGAACAACGTCACTACCAAGTGCCGTGGTCTGATTGCAAACTCCGCTGGTACGGTTATCGCGCGGCCCTTTGACAAGTTCCTGAACTATGGTCAGAATCAGGCTGACGCAATGCTTATGGATCAGCGTGTAGTAGCAACCGATAAGATGGATGGTTCGCTCGGTATCCTTTGGTCTTATGAGGGTGAGCAGGGAATTGCTACTCGCGGCTCCTTTACTTCTGAGCAGGCAATCCACGCTACAGAGCTGTGGAAGACGAAGTATGGTTTCAAGGTTGCTCCTATGTGGACCTATATGTTTGAGATTGTCTATCCGTCCAACCGTATTGTGCTGGATTATGGAGATACGGATGAGCTGATTCTGCTGGGTGTGCGTGACATTGAGGAAGGCGACGTATTGCTTCCTAACGAGGTTGTGACGTGGCGTGGTCCCCGCGCTCAGACCTTCCCCTACGAGACGCTTAGAGAGGCACTGGAGGCTCCTCCGCGCCCCAACGCGGAAGGTCTTGTGGTCTTCTTCCCGGATCTCAACTACCGGATCAAGATCAAGCAGGATGACTACATTGCTTTGCACAAGATCGTGACGGGTTTGACAAAGCGTCGGGTCTGGGAGAACATGAAGGAAGGTCAGACGCTCCAGGAACTGTGTGAGATCGTTCCGGACGAGTGGCACGACTGGCTTAAGGAGACTTTCAAGGAGATCCGAAAGGATTTTCTGCTGATCGATACGATTGCCAAGAGCGATTTTCGTCAGATCTGCAAGGCTCTGGACAAGGATTCCGATTCTTGGACGCGAAAGGAATTCGCACGACTCGCAACCAGCGATGAGTGGACCGAATATCCCGGTTTTATGTTCAGCCTGTTGGACGGAAAGGACATTACTGATAAGGTATATGACCTGATCAAGCCTAGCGCAGAGTAATTACTCTCTGTACGCATAAAAACCACTGGTCTAGTGCTATCCTTAAGGGGAAATAGCACTAGACCAGTACGCTCAAGCACGTTTGGGGCAGGAAATTTGGAGAATTGAACGGATAACGTCGGTCTTCTGCTGTTGTCCTTTTCAAAATCTAGCCCCAAGCGAGTTGCTGATGACACAACCAGAGACACAGACGTGGTCTGGGGCGGTACAGAGAGAACTAGACGGTTTGCAGCGAAACGTTGAAACTCGATTTACGGATTTTTCCAGCCGCCTGGACAAACTACTAACCCTAACCGAATATTATGCTGACAAGCGCGCATACGATATACAGCTTAACAACCTAAATGAGAAAGTAGAAGACTCAGAGCATGACATTGAAGATCTAAAAAGAGAACTACGAGACTCGTTTGATTCGTTAAGACGTGATATTCAGGCTGAGCGTGAGAGATATGAGCAAGCAATCGGTAGAGAGACTGACGAAAGACAGACTCAGCACACTGGATATCTAAAGGCTAGACAAGAACAGTTCCGCTGGTTGATGTCCATGGTGATGATACCTATAGCAATCGCTATCGTTGACTTGCTAGTAACCAAGAAGTAGACAACAAGATCTGCATAGTGTAGGATGTACTGCACTATGCAGATCTTTTACTTTACAGAAGGAGGCACAGTGGTACCTGTTACGAGCATCGTTGAACTTGAGATCCTGTCCAAGGTTGACCAGAGTATCTTCGATATCCTCAGTGACCGCTCACTAGGACGATCCGCTGCGGCTGTCGCCCTGAAGTCCAAGAAGATCGTAGTATCTGAGAAGCTTATTAGAACGTGGCGTTATGCTAATCTTCCGGCCCTTCCCGTTAAGACGGTTGGTGCTGAAAAGGCGTACACCATTGTGATTATGCCTGACGTTCAGGCTCCATTGCACGACGAGAAGCTGATTGAGAAGTTCATTCAGTTCCTGGCAGATTTTAAGCCTGATGAGCTTGCTCAGGTCGGAGACTTTACTGACTCCACTGAGATTAGCCGTTGGGTTCGTGGAAAGAAGACTGAATACGCTGGAGACCTTCAGAGTGGCTTTGATTCATCTCGTGCCATTCTTGAGGATATCCGAGAGGTATTTGATGGACGATTCCGTATTGTTCGCTCTAATCACGATGACCGACTTGAGCTTTACATTGAAAGCTGTGCGCCCGGTCTGAATCTCAAGGACTTGACTATTGAGCATCAGGCAGGCTTTACTGACAACGACGTAGAGTTTATTCGAGACGCTGTTGTAGAGCTTGCACCTGGTTGGGTTATGGCACATGGCGATGAGGGTTCTCTGAGCCCCATTGCGGGTAAGACTGCCCTTGGCTTGGCCAAGAACAAGTTTGGCGTCTCAGTGGTCTGTGGACACACTCACAGGGCTGGGGTTACTCCCGAATCCTACGGATACAACTACGACAATCGTAGAAGCATCGTGGGTATGGAAGTAGGCCACTTCATGGATATCTCTAAGGCTGATTACCTGAAGAAGAAGGGCGCTACCGCTAACTGGCAGCAAGGCTTTGGAATTCTTGAAGTATACGGTGAGCGAGTATTCGAGCACCTGGTATCTATTAAGGATGGTCACTTTTCTGTGAATGGAGTTCTTTACTGATGTACCGACACACGCCCATGGATGATCTTCGTGAGTTCCACGATACATTTGCACCTGATCAGCGTGACGACGATTTCCTCACTAAGACAGAACGCCGTATAAACCTCATCACTGAGGAATACGAGGAAGTATCTGAAGCTCTGGTTCATTTGGAAGACACACGATTGAATCTGACTTCTAGTTCCATGTTTGAGGCTCGTGCGGAGTTGGCCAAGGAATTGGCTGATCTTCTTTATGTAGTCTATGGAACCGCTGAAGAACTTGGTATCCCGCTAGAGGAAGTCTTCCAGGCGGTACACCAGTCGAATATGTCCAAGGTCTGGCCTGATGGTACAGTTAAGCGTAATGACTTCGGAAAGGTTCTGAAGCCTCCCACGTATACCAAGCCAGATTTGAGTTTCATTCATGAGCATCGAGTTCTATAGACCCGTTTACGATGAAGGGGATGTTTGGAGAGAAGAGAGCTGGACAGCTCACTCTGCTCAGGAAGTCCCATTCGATATGACTGCACAAATGCACCTAGCCTGTACATACATGGATGGCGTGCACTATGCAGGACCAAATTGTCCACACGATACACCTGAGGAGACCGCTCCTGGGTGGACCGCGCAACAGCGATAGAATAGCCCTGATGCCTGTAAGATAAGGTGTCAGGGCTTTTTCTATTTAAAAAGGAGATCCTATGCCACGCAGAAAAGCCGGTAACAGAGTTCCACCAATAACCCCTAACACCAGACGTGCAGGTTCAGCGTGGGATAGAACGTTCCTGGGAACTGTTCCAGAGACCAGCAGAGTAACGCCATCATCCTATCTGGACCTGAACGCGACTCGTGCCAGAGCTGCACAGCTAACTGACCAACGTCTAGTTACAGAAATTACGTTAGCTATCAATGGTGACGACGAAGCACTATTGCCGTATCAACCGACACCTACTATCAATCCTGGAAGACCACGTACATTGGCTGCGGGATATGATGAAAGAAGCCAGGCTCTTCGTATAAAATTCAGAGACGGAGAATACTATACCTATTACAATGTTCCGCCCTCTGTATGGTGGAAGTTTCAAAGAGCCCAATCTCCAGGAAGATTTATTAACACGACACTAAACCGCTTCCCCTATTCAAGAGGACTAACATAAATTGATTCACAATAAGAAGCATGATCTCGGACCATTTTTCTGGCACACCATTCAACTACAGAAGAAGTCACCTATCTTCCATCGGTATCCGTCTCACGAGGTTGAGGAACCATACCGCTGGTCCAACTCGTTGATAGTCCGTATCCCATGGTCTGTTCACGGGCTTGTGTTGGGCTTCTGGCGCAGTACGAACAGGTCGGAGGAGCAGATGCTCCTAGACGCTCTGGAAGGTCGTCAGATGGGCGATGAGGAGTTCTCTGATGCAGAGAAGGCTCACATCCGACGCACCATGATTAAGCAGCAGTTTTCGGCAGAACAACAGGAATTACTAATAGACGCATTGGACATTTAATGTTTAGAATATTCAAGAGAACTAAGATAGACGATCGAATCAAGGTCAAGCTACTCAATAGACTGAGCAAGGTATCCGATCCTGATCTCATTCGATGGGTAGACAACATTCATACTGGATTGGGCAGAAACATTTCTGAAATGCGAAAGAGCCTGACCCATAGTGATAAGGATCAGGCTCTAGCGTATATAGATGATTCGCGTCAGGGTGCAGTATCTCTCCTGGCAGCTCTTCAGGTTATGGAAGAAAGAATTACCAGACCTTAATGACAAAGTAAACATAGAGTCCAATCAATGACAGAACAGCAATCTTAACAAGAGTGAAGATAGCACCAATGATTCGACTGGTATTAAACCAGCGGCCAAAGCGTGTGTTGTCCAAGGAGGAACCGATGTAGGCTCCAGCCAAGGTGACACCAAAGGTCTTGAAGAAGTCATGCGCGTTAGAGTGATGCGGCTGGTTGTCAAAGATGCCATTGTCCCCCAGAGGGTTCATGTTGGACTCCTAAGTAGTAGTTGTAGATGGCTTCACTGTAATGGTAGTACTGCCGTCTGTCAACTCAGGTACAATATATTTATTGAGAAACTAATCTGGAGAACGATATGACCACCGATATTGACTTAGATGAATTGACAGCCGAAGAACTTGAGGCTCACAACAAAACCACAATTGACCTAGATCCTAGAACTCAAGCATTCGTAGATGCTCTCGTAGAGAAGCTGTTGATCTTCGCTGATGAATTGTCCGGTCACCCGCTCTATGGCTACCAGCGCCCATTCGCAGCTAGACTGATGGAATCAGTAATTATCAATGATGGTGCTACTGTTACAGCTCTATTCTCTCGCCAGTCAGGAAAGACAGAGACCGTAGCGGCTACCGTGGCAACCTTGATGATTATGCTTCCTCGCCTCGCCAAGGTTGAGCCGTTCAATGAATTGCTTGATGACTTCAAGGAAGGCGTGTGGGTTGGCGCTTTTGCTCCCGTAGACGACATGGCTAAGACTCTTTACTCTCGTATCATTTCGATGTTTGAGTCTGAGCGAGCAAAGGAAATCCTTGCTGATCCATCCATTGATGAGAAGGTAAGGGGGCGCGGAGCTGAGATGAAGCTAGAGCGCTGTGGCTCTCTGGTACGTCGTCAGACTGCTCACCCTCGCGCTAACATTGAAGGTAAGACTTATCACATTGCCCTTCTCGATGAGTCTCAGGTAGCTGATCAGAAGGTAGTAGACAAGTCCATTCGCCCCATGCTTGCGTCTACTAATGGTACTTTCTGTATGACAGGAACTCCCACATATGAAAAGGGAGTATTCTATCGAGAGATCCAGCACAATAAGCGCAACGCAACTAAGCGCGGTGCTCGTACCAACCACTTCCAGGCTGACTATCGAGAAGTATCCAAGTGGAATAAGAGATACGAAAAGGCTGTCGCTGGTGACATGCTTCGTATGGGATATGAGTCTGATGAATTCAAGCTTTCCTACCGCCTACTCTGGCTACTGGAGCAGGGAATGTTCACTACCTCTGAGCGTCTTGATGAGCTTGGAGATAAGACAATGCAGATTGTAAAGAGCTACTACACTTCCCCAATTATCATTGGTATTGACCCTGCGAGAAAGATCGACAGTACGATTGTTACCGCTGTCTTTGTAGACTGGGATCACCAGGATGAGTACGGGTATTACAATTGTCGTGTATTGAATTGGCTGGACCTGCAAGGTATGGACTGGGAATCCCAGTATCACCGTATCGTTGAATTCGTATCCAAGTACAATGTCTGGGCTATTGGCGTAGATGTTGGTGGAATGGGTGACATCTTTATTTCCAGATTGCGAGTACTACTACCGCATGTGGAAATTGTAGATGTATCCTCACAGCGACCAGCACAATCAGACAGATGGAAGTACCTTCGTGAGATGCTAGATAGAGCCAAGATCGGTTGGCCTGCTCATGCTAAGACACGAAATCTAAGAACCTATCGTAACTTCGTACAACAGATGTCAGATCTTCAGGTTAAGTTTGAAGGACCGTACATGCTGGCAGAAGCTCCGAAGGAAGTAAACGCGCATGATGACTACTGCGACTCTTTGGCAATTGCACTAAGTGTCATTCCTGAGAATTTGAATGAGGAAGTAGAGATCAGCAATAATCCGTTTTATGATAGAAAGCGTAGTTAGCTGATATCATAATAGACAACACTAGTGTTTTAACTTAAGGAACCAATATGGCAGAAATGTACCAGGAGGCAGGACGCTCTGTAAATCTAGCTCCAACTCCTAGATTCCCTGAAAGAGATCGTGGCGCTGTCAATTACGAAGCAAAGGGCGCTGCAAACCCTGAGCGTCGTGGACCACTTCGTTTCGAAGAGGGTATTGCGACTGACACTGACGTACCTAATGACTTCCAGCTAGGTGCAATGCAGGGTTACCGTACCGCTCCAGGACGCCCTAACCACAACATGAATGTATTCGAGAAGCCAGCCGCTGAGACAATGCGTGAGCGCGCTCACGTAGGATCTGCTGCATGGATTGACTCTGCCGGTATGACAGGCGAGTTTATGCATGGGGTCAACGTAGATGCTAATGCTGCTCGTAGATTTGAAGAGGTTAACCGCAGCGGTGGACGTTACGAGCGTCTACACGGTGCTGTTATCACCGACTAATAAAAACTACAAAACAGGATTACTAAATGGACCACGCAGATTTGAAGAATAGATTCACATTCCATCCTGTTACAGGCGTAGAGCAAGGTAAGACGTATGATGCTGTAAGAGCACATGCGTTGGACTTTGCTCTATGGCTTGATGCGAATGTGCCTGATGGTAGAGAGAAGTCTCTAGCCATCACTCATCTTGAAGAAGTTGTCTTCTGGAGCAATGCTTCAGTCGCTAGAAACTAAAGGAATTAGAATGAGTTTTGTTACTGAAGTAGAGGCTAAGCTTTCTGAGGTAAAGGGCAAGGTAGAGGGAGATCTCCACGCGCTTGTTCTTAAGCTAGAAGGAATCTTCCACCGTGTTCATCAGGTAGAAGCATCTGGCGTATTCAAGCAAGCTATTGTCTCTGACATCCACGCTGCTGCTTCCCACGTAGAGGCTGTAGCAGACGCGCTACGTACAAACGTAGATGACGTTGACAAGGTTGTTGACGCTGCTGATGATGCAGTGGACAAGGCAGCCGCTAAGTAATTATCCCTTTACAATATTGGACGTGAATTATGGCCGTACACGCCGTTAGTGGAACCCTTGTTGCAAACACAGTGGCTTCCAACACCCTTACATCCTGGCAGCCATATGTACTAGTTACCCTAACTGGAACTGGTACTGCTGGAACTGCTTACGTAACTGTTGATGGTACTACTCCAACCGTTGGTGGAGCAGACGAGACAGCTATTAACATGCCTGCTACTGCTGGTGTTGTTACCGTAGCTTTGAAGAACTTGGCTCCACGCCCCGTGCTTCAGACCACAACCCCACTGCCTACTGATCCTTCTGCAACCGAGGCATTTACCACAGCTCAAACTGTAGTAAAGATTATTTCTCAGACACAGCTTTTCCCATACGCAATTGAGCTATCACCTAATCCTGGTGGAAACCCTGTATTTGCGTAAGGAAAACTGATGACGGTATTTCATGATCGACGTACCGCCTCATACCATGAGCTAACCGGGGATAGAAATGTCCCCGGTTGGCTTAACAAAACGTATAGTGGCGGTAAATTACCCATCCGCCCTGACTCTCAAGAGCAGTATCCATTGGATCAAACTGACTCCGTAGTTAATATGAGATAGGAATAAAATGGCTGCCAGTAGAGCAAAGTCCGCTACGCTAGTTATCAATACAGCTACTGCGGTTAATTTTCCACAATACTTCGCAAACATCACTGTCGTTCACCGTGGGACCACCGGTACGATTTGGCTACGTACAGATGGTGTTGAACCAGTCATCCTAGCCGATGACAATTTCCCTGTCCTTCCTGGGCAGGCTGTAACATTCCCTAACGGGATTTTGACTCAAGAACCTATAACCCGTGTAATCAGTGGCTCCAGTGTCCAGCTAATCTCTGATACTGCTGTGCCATTTACGGTATATGTTTCTTAACGGGGAACTATTCGGAGCACTTCTCATCCCTTCTATTTAAGGTGCTCTTATGGCAACACACATCACAAGTGGTACCACTGTCGGTGGAGCAGTGACTACAGTAACTTTCGCCAACTGGTATCACAATGTTGAAGTAAGTAATCGCAGCTCTGGTGATATGTGGGTACGCTTTGATGGCGTTGACCCTACTATTGCAGGAGACGAATGTTTCTTCATCGCTCCTCTGACTTCACTAGATACAGTTAACCCTAAGCTTCCACCAGAGCCAGCATTAGGAACTACTTCTAATACGGTTGTAAAGATGATTACCGCAGCCAATGCCAACTTCACTGTGCAGGCGGGTGTCTAATGACTAATAGACAGAATTTGGCAGCGGGTCCTCAAGGCCCTGCTGGGCTGTCTACAGGCCCTGCGGGAGGTGACTTGGGGGGAACCTTCCCAAACCCTACGCTAGTGGCTACAGCGAACGTAGAAAGCATTATTGAGGCCAATACTCTTGACCAGTTAGCACCCGCAGCAGCCAATGTGAATTTGAACAGTCACAAAATTGTGGGCTTGGCAAACGGAACTGTATCTACCGATGCAGCAGCATTCGGACAGATTCCAACCACTCTGCCACCTACTGGTAGCGCGGGAGGAGATCTAACAGGTACGTATCCTAATCCCACAATAACGGGAACAGCTAATGTAAACACTGTGGTCCGCGCCAATAGACTGGATCAAATGGCAGCCCCACAAGCTTCTGTATCTATGAACAACCAGAAGTTCACAGGTATGGCTCAAGGAACTGCTGCTACAGATTCAGTAACTGTGGCACAGATTCCTACCACACTTCCTCCATCTGGTCCCGCCTCTGGGGATCTAGCTGGAACGTATCCTGCACCAACTCTTACAGGAACAGCAAACGTCAATAGTGTTGTTCGTGCTAATCGACTAGATCAAATGGCTGCACCTACAGCTAACGTTTCCATGAATAGTCAGAAGCTGACAGCACTAGCAAATGGAACTGCTGGTACTGATGCAGTGAACTTCAGTCAAATTCCTACTACGCTTCCGCCTAATGGCCCGGCAACAGGAGATCTTAGCGGTACATATCCTGCACCTACAGTTGCCAAGGTCAATGGTGTAACTATTGCTAATGCTCCCACTGCGGGAACTCAACTGACTGCTACATCAGCTACCTCTGCAAGCTGGACTACTGGTGTTGCTAGATCTACTGGAGTTCTTAGCGGAGCATTACTTACTTTGAACAGTCCTACGTCTATTCATATATCTGCGGGCAAGGGTCAGATTGTTGATTACACCGCTAGCCCTGGGAACCCAACTATTACATTAGTTGATATTCCAGATCAAATAGTGACTCTAAATGGCACAGAACTAGGAAGACCGACTAACTGGTGGGTTGCAAATTCTAGTGGAGTTGTAACTAGTCTTGCGTCACAGCCAAATGCAGATCAGCGACGTTCGTCTATTCAGATTGGTATCACCGCGCAACTTGCGGGAGCACTTGCCGTAACTGACACAGCGCCAACATACATGGCCGATATAGGTGCACAGCTTTATGACTTGCTGTTCGCTCTAGGAACATTTGTATCTTCAGGTGCTCAGATTACAACCAATGGTGCTAATCTAAGTCTCAACCTAACTGCGGGATCAATTTTCGTAGGTGGTAGAAACTACAAGAATGACACAGCGAATCCGCACAACATTACAGTTCCTGCTGAAACTCCGCTAAGTTTTAGACACATTCTTAGAACTGGTGGTGGTCTGCCTAATACAACTACTCTAGATGTTACTCACTACGATAATGCTGGAGTACTAACAGCGATCCCTGGCGGAGTTAATACTTCCACTGTTATGCGCGTGTATCTATTCGGAACCGGTACTGCCGGAAACCAGGTACTGATTCAATATGGTGATCAGGTATTCTCCACTCTCGCAGCAGCCGCAAGCTCAATTGGAAATACACCATTCACCATTAATCCAGCATTGTCCAGTGGTGCTCTAGTTGGTTGGGTTATCGTATCCAAGTCTTCTGCGAGTTTGCAGGATACAGCAACAGCTACAATACTTTTGGCTAACAAGTTTGACCGTCCATAATTAAAAATTGTGGTAAGCTATACCCCAAGAGACACTAATTCGAAGAATAAGGTACCTAAATGTCAATGACGTTTTACTCTCCATCAATGAGAGCAGCAGCCTCAGACCTAGCGATTGCTATTTCGCCACTAGGTCTAGTTGAGCTTTCCGATGAAGAGTTTGAAATGCATGGCCCACGTCTCAACCGTTACGCGGAATATTGGGCATGGTACCTAGGTCACCACTGGGGAACTCGTCGTGAATTCGGTGATCCCCAGTTGACCTTTAATTATGTGAAGGCATTTGCCGACTATATCAATAGCTTCTGCTTCTCCAGAGGCATCTCCTTTGACACCATCAAGGAATACGACCACATTGTTCCTGCATTGCTGAAGCGTATTTGGCAGCAGGACAACAACATGAAGGCCGTTACTTGGGAAATGGGTCAGCAAGGCGGTGTCTCTGGAGATGCTTTCGTTAAGGTGGCTTACGAATCTCCATGGGTTGATGACGCAGGAAACAACCATGCAGGACGAGTACGTATCCTTCCACTGAACTCTGCTTACTGCTTCCCTACTTGGCATCCACACGACCGTGACAGATTGCTAGAGTTCAAGCTTAAGTATCGTTTCTGGGGAACAAACACAGAAGGTACACGAAGCGTATATACTTACACTGAGTTAATTCGCGCTGACATTATTCGTGAGTACGTAAATGATGAGCTGATTGATGAGCGTCCTAATGCTTTAGGTGTTATCCCAATCGTTCACATCGCTAATCACCCTGCTTCTGGTTCCCCTTGGGGAATGTCGGACGTACAGGATCTGATTACTCTTAACCGTCAGTACAACGAGACTGCTACTGACATTGCAGATATCGTAAATTATCACGCCGCGCCTATCACTGTTGTAATCGGTGCGAAGCCTTCTCAGCTTGAGAAGGGAACTAACCGTGTATGGTCCATTGGAAACAAGGATGTAGATATCCACAACCTGGAAAACGGTGTGGAACTAGAAGGTCCGCTTGATGCGTTGAACATGCTTAAGGTAGCCATGCACGAGATGACAGGTGTTCCTGAAACTGCCCTAGGTCAGAGTCAGGCTATTTCAAATACTTCTGGTGTAGCTCTCGCTATGCAATTCTTACCACTAATGCAAAAGTTCGAACTAAAGAAGATACAATATGGTAAGGGACTACAAAAGATTAATGAGCTTGCACTAAAGACTCTATTTATCTTTGAACCAGAAGCCACTCTGTACAATCCTGAGACAGAGGGAATTATTCAAGAGGGTCAGCCATTTGCGATTGACCCAAGAGATCCATTGGTTTACTTTAGTGACATCGACTGGCCATCACCACTTCCGGTTGATCGCCTGGTTAAGTTGAATGAAATCGGCGCAATGATGAATATGGATCTCGAATCTCGTAGAGGTGCCCTTAAGGATCTGGGTGAGCAATTCCCAGACGAGAAGCTACAGGAAATCTTTGATGAGCTTCATGAGGATGCCATCCGTGATGGTGCTCTACGTATGCTGAGAACTCAGATCGATTCTGTAATCCAAGAATTGACTGGGATGGTTCCACAGCCTGACGGTACTTCAGAGCCAGTGCCACCAGGAGAAGACGCTCTAGGAAACCCTGTACCGCCTTCTGGCGGCCCTGGAACTATCAACAAGATAGATCTACAGGAACTTGACGGGGCAGGCTCTATGGACGCTCTACGCGAGACTGTCGTTAATGCATATGGTACTAAGCTAGGTTCACGTCAGCTACCTACCGACGACAATTAATTCGTATACACGTAAGTAAATTCATTCGGGACATATTCGGAAAACATCCAGTTAAATTCTAGGAGATAATAGATATGGCAACTCCAGTACAACCAGGTTTGGCGACAACAATTGAGTCTCCAAATCCAGACAATGGTGCTCAGAGTCCTGCACCTTCCCCAGCCGCTTTTGCACATGGTGCTTCCGGTGAGAGAACATTCTCAGCAGAGGACATTGCAAAGGCTCGCAAGGAAGAGAAGGACAAGTTGTACTCTGAGATTACATCTCTAAAGGATCAGTGGGCACAGGCTCAGAAGACCCTTAAGGAGATTGAGGATCAGAAGGCACAGGAGCTTGCTGCTGTAGAGCAGACAAAGCGTGAAAAGGATGCTGCGGCTAACGCCAAGAAGGAAGAGGAGATGTCTGCAAAGGCACTTCTTGAGAAGAAGTTGCAGGAGACAAACGATACTTGGGAGTCCCGCTTTACTCAGCTACAGAATGAGCGTGAGCAGGAGCGTGCACTACTTGCCAAGGAAAGAGAATATAATGAACTTGTAGAGTACAGAAACTCTCAGCTAACTGCGAATGCTGATGACATCGCTCCACAGTTCCACAACTTCATTGTTGGTGAATCTCGTGAGCAGATCGATAACGCTATAGCACAGGCAAAGGCCGCTACTCAGTCTATCTTTGATGAGGTTGCAGCCGCACGTCAGCAGCAGACTTCTCAGATGCGTGGAGTAGCACCTACAGGTTATACGGCTCTTGGTCCTCTTGAGGGTTCTATGAGCCAGAAGACATACACACCAGCGGACATCAATAACATGTCTATGGCTGAGTACGCTAAGTTCCGTCAAGAATCGGGACTAGCCGGAAACGACGCGGCAAGATCTCGCGGACTCTTCGGATAATTAAAACACCCTGGGTACGGCTAGTGCCCGAACCCATATAAGCGATAAGGACTAAATATGGCTGGTTCAGCAATTACGGGCACACCGAATATCTCCGGTGCTCCAACAGCTTACCCTGGTGGTAGCTCTGCTCTATCTCCTGCTATCCAAACTATTTGGAGCAAGGAAATTCTATTCCAGGCAATGCCGATTTTGAGATTCGAGCAATTTGCCGTAAAGAAGACAGAGCTTGGTGTTACTCCAGGTCTTACCATTAACTTTATGCGTTACAACAACCTAGGCAATGCTTCTCAGCTTGTTGAAGGTATCCGTATGCAGACTGCTCCACTTACAGCTTCTCAGTTCAGCATCACTGTTGCTGAGCAGGGATTCGCTGTAGCTGTTTCTGAGCTGCTACTTAACGCATCCTTCGATGACGTAATGGCATCTGCCTCACGTCTTCTAGGTCGTAACATGGCTACTTACCTTGACGTAAGTGCCCGTAACACCCTGCTACAGGCTTCTTCACAGATCTTCGGATACCAGAAGGACACTGGAGCACTTAACAACCAGGTCTTCTACAACATCGGTACCCCTGGAACCAGCAATGCTTCCATGACTGGTGACTTCAACCTAACCTCACAGGTTGTTTACGACGCGGTAGAGACTCTAGCAACAAAGAACGTACCCCGTCTAGGTGAGACATATGTCTGTTTTGTCCACCCTCACCAGAGCCGTTGGCTACGTAACGATCCTCAGTTCATCGAGATGACTAAGTATGCAGCTCCTGGTAACTTTATGCTAGGAGAAATCGGACGTTTGAACGATGTCGTATTTATCGAGACAACTCAGGTTCGTAACGTTGTAGGTGGAGCTGGAACTGGTTGGACCACTGACACAACCACAAACGGTGTAACAACTGGTAATGGTGCAGCTAACCGTTATGATTCTATCTTCATTGGAGATAATGCATTCGGTCACGCTATTTCTCTTCCTGTTGAATTGCGCGATGGCGGTATTCTCGACTTCGGTAGAGAGCACGCCCTAGCGTGGTACGCTATTTGGGGACTTGGCCTAATTACTGACATTTCAGTAGTTATCGCCTCTACCAACTAATATGCTCTGTATGTCCGTTTAGGACAGGACCCCTCCTCAGTCCCCAAGCTGGGGAGGGGTTTTCTTATATAATCTAACTAACACACGAGACACTAAATCTGGAGAATAGAATGCCACCACGTAAGCGTGCCGGAGATCTTACCGGTATTGAAACTGAGCGTCTTCAAAAGGAAAACCAGGCTGAGCTAAAGAGACGCGCTCAAGAGATTTCTATGATGGCCGAAGTTGAGAATGAGATCAACGATGTCCCTGTTGACTATTCCAACGGTCCGATTACTTCTGTTGTTGATGCCCTAGACGTAAGCGATGAAATTGCGCTAGAAGAGCCAACAAAGACCATCATCCCTATCACTACTCTTGAGCAGGTTACCTTTGGTGCTGGAAAGCACTATAACTTTGAAGAGGGACGTAAGTATGTTGTTCCTGTAGAATTGGCGCGACACCTATCAAGTAAGGGCCTCCTTTGGGAGGGCGGATACCGTTAAGGGAGAAATAAACTATGTCAGGTAATCTAACTGATACAACAGACCGTGCGATTCTAAACTGGATAACTGGCACGTCACTAGGTGGTTGGACTCCACCAACAACAGCTTATGTTGCGTTGCTTACTGTTGATCCAAGTACAACATCAGCTATTCCTACAGATCCACAGCTATCAGAGCTGACTGAATTGGCAGCGACAGGTTATACCCGACAGATTGCCACCTTCACAGCGGCTACTTCTCCTACACAGGGAACTAGTCAGATCCAGAACAGCAACCTAGTAACGTTCGGTCCTTTCACTTCTGCTTCAGGTTCAGGAACTCCTACAACCTTCGGAGCGCTTGTCAACGTGGCATCCGGTACTTCCGGAGAAGTTATCTGTGTATGGGAGTGGGATACTCCTATTACAGCTCCACAAAACCAGTCCATTACTATCCCGATTGCTAATCTCACCTTCACACAACAGTAGGTCTCTTATGCCATTCACTACTCAGGACATCATTAATAGAGTCCGTATTGAGTTGGGAGATACAGGAGCACCTTTTTCTGATACGTTTCTGGGGACTGGAATGGTCTCTACTTACGATCTCACAGATTTTAATATTTGGAATGAGACCGTGACTTGGATTAAAAACCAGTCCCCAGTTGTATTGGTCAAGGGAACAGATTATGCGATGAATTATCAGGAAGGTAGAATCTTTCTGACTGGAGCACCAGCACCATTGCCACAAGGTGATACTCTAGTAGTATCCGGTTATGCTGGTGGAATGTTCTCTGATGATGAGCTAACTGACTTCATTAACGATGCTGTTCTTCAGCACGTAAATGGGAGAACAGTAAAGACTAGATTCAAAGACTCCAACGGTTTCATCAAGTATGTAACTGTGCCGATGGATCTGTCTAACCTCCCAGACATAGAAGGTACCTTAGTGGCCCTCAGAGCCACCATAGACGCCCTTTGGGCGCTTGCTACTGATGCAAGTACCGACATCGATATTTCGAGCGCTGACGGGACTACAGTCCCTCGTAGCCAGCGATACCAACAGCTACGTGAACAGATCGACGGAATGACTGCTAGATATCAGCAGCTATGCGCAATGCTTAACGTTGGTCTTAATGCTATTGAAATGTCCAAGATCAGAAGAGTATCCAAGACTACACAGCGTCTTGTACCTATCTTTGAGGACAGAGAGTACGACGATTACGATCTACCACGTCGTCAGTTGCCACCTATTGATCACAGAGATGAGGACGAGAGTAATCTACAGAGTCCTATTTTCGGAGGGATGTGGGGTCTCTAGTCTCCACATAATGTGGAATGTGTATGCTATACTTAGTACATGATTATATGTACTAAGTGTAAAAAGAGCAAACCTAGAAACTCTTTTAATAAGCAGAAGCGAAGCCCAACTGGTATCAACCCCCAGTGTCGAGACTGTATCAGTGAATATCGTAAAGAACGGTATGATGCAAGAAAGGCACAGGGGTTGGAACCAGCTACAGCTAAATGGCAGCGGGACAATAAAGATAAGCTCAATGCCATACGCAATAACAAGAGAGCCCAAATCCGAGATTGGTTACGTGGGTATAAGAATGTACCCTGCGCAGATTGCGGAAACAAGTACCCGCCAACCTGTATGGACTTTGATCACAGAGACCCATCACAGAAGGAATTTAATCTGGGTAGTGAAGCTATCCGCGAAATGTACAGCTTAGAAAAGCTACAGGCAGAAATTGATAAATGCGATATTGTCTGCGCAAACTGCCACCGCATCCGTACAGCTATACAACGAGGAGAAGATCCCGCTGAGTACGGTATGTGGGGACTATAAACTAATGAAGACCCTTATAGACAAGGATGTATTCGAATGGGAAGAATAGGGTGGAAAGGCGGCCGATTCTCCGTTGATTTCGAGACATCCGAAATCTATAGGGGTCTTCGTGATTGGCAGAGATGGACAGGCGATGAGGTTTACTACTATCGCTTTGCCTACGATCAGTCAAGTGTTGATCCCGTATACGGAGAAGCCACAGGCCCGTTGGGTCGCGTGTACTTCGGTCCCAATCTAATTCCAGCATTGCACGTGATCCACATTGAGGGAGAGAACGACAATACTGAGGATGGGTTCTACTACAATGACAGAGCACACATCACACTTTCATTCGACCAGCTAAAGAGAACTGGGCTGGATAAAATGGATCTGAATACGCAGAACTACCTGAAGGATAGATTCGTCTATGACACTAAGGTATTCCGCGTAACTAGCGTGCAGATTCTTGGACAGATTCAGCAGCGAGACATTATCGTTGCCATTGATGCTACTCAAGTAAAGCCTGACGAGATGGTAAATGACGTACAGTTTGCGCAGTACGCCACACCAAATGATCTTCAGTTCTCCCAGAGATTGAGCCTGAATGACGCTGCGTACGATCCATACAACAATGGTCACAGCGTATTTCCTCTGGACTACAAGGTTGATACTGGAACCAGCAATCTTACTAAGATGGTTAACCAGGTAACACCAACATTGCGCTCACCAGCTTACATAATTCCTGCATCACCAGGTGGATACGGGGACGGACTATACGGAGAAGGACCTTACGGAGGATAAATCATGGCTCTTACTATTCCAGTTAAGGGACAGCCCGATTGGGATGTAACTCTTAATCAGGCGCTAATAGACTTAGACAGTGAAATTGCGTTGAAGTTTACAACGCCAGTAAGCCCACCAAGTGTAACGGGATCTCGCGGAGGGAATGCAGCATTAGCTAGTCTGCTTACCGCGCTGGCATCTCTTGGTATGATCACCAATAACACTACGGCTTAATACGGAGAACTCATATGACTTACAATCCCATTCCAAGGGGGACACAGAATTGGGACGTTCCGCTTAATGCGGCACTAGCCCAATTAGATTCAAACATCACATCTTCTGCCGGTGCAGCACTTCAGGCTGCAAACAATCTGTCTGACCTTACCAATACTTCACAGGCCAGAAGTAATCTAGGTCTGACTGGTTTGGCTAATGCATTTTCTAATATGACCGCCACATCAGATCCCGCAGTAACTAGTGATAATACTCAGGGCTATTCAATCGGTTCCACCTGGTTCAACACAACTACTAATTCCATGTTTGTGGCTACCAGCGTGGCAACCAGTGCAGCCGTGTGGCTACAGATTCCATCTTCTTTCGTGGATCGTACAACCACACAGAGCGTCGCAGGTAACAAGACTTTCACTGGTTCCACAATCTTTTCTAATGCGGGTACACCATCACCGACAGTAGTATCATTTGCTACTACGAATGGTGGTGTTGCTACTAGACTCTTTGTTAACCAAACTGTTGATAACGCGCTTAGTGTTCGTACAACTGGTGATGCGAATTCTCGTCTGCTGATAGCAGGAACAGGAAACGTATCTTGGGGCGATGGAACTAATACAGTAGACACTACTCTGTATCGCAATGGCGTTGGTATTCTAAGAACAGACAACAGTTTCTCAGCAGGAGTAACAACTACTGGAACGGTTACGCCCGCCACCAACTTTACTTTGAACACTTCATCAGTACGTCAAACCTGTGGAAGTGTTCTGTATTCGATTGTCCTTAACTACACGGGAACTACCATTACTGCGGATTCCGCAGGTAATATCGGCGACACACTGTGTGCCACTCTATCTCCTGCCCCTCCAGTTACTATTACAGTAGCTTTTGACAAGTCAGGTATAGCTGGTGGTACTGCCACCATTGCTACTAATGGACAGGTTACTCTTAAGACATTGGCACCAACCGCAACAATTGCAAGCGGTTCGTCCATTAACTTCAGCGCAATGTGGATATAGGGTTAGGAACACTAAATGACATACACACCAATTCCTAAGGGCACTCCTAACTGGGATGTGCCTTTGAACAATGCTCTCTCGCAACTAGATAACAACATCACTTCTGGAATTACTAACGCGCTACAAGCTGCCAACAATCTTTCTGATTTGACCAGTGCAGCGCAAGCTAGAAATAACTTGGGCATTACCGCTGGTGCAGCTCAGGGCGTTAATCAGTTCAATGTTAAGGACTACGGCGCGATTGGTAATGGAGTAGCCAATGATGTAACAGCTATTCAGAACGCCATTAATGCTGCTTCTCCTACAGGAGGAATTGTATTTTTCCCTCCAGGCGACTATCTGATCAATAGCGGAACAGGTCTTACAATCGGAACTGCCGCTGTAATGCTTATGGGAGCAGGCGCTGAAGCTAGCTCTCTCGTAGTTGGCGGTAGCTTTGCTGGTACAAGTCTATTGAGCTTTACAGCTAATGACTGTGCTGTACGTGATATCAGTGTCGATGGAGCGAATCAGTCTTCTACAACAAGTAATCCCGTTGCTCATGCTGTAACAGTTACAGGTGCTCAGAACTTCCGAGTATCAAATGCAACCTTTACGCGCATCAATGGATACTGTGTTCGTGCCATTGGAACAGCTAGCCAGACACTACATGGTGGAATGATCCACAATGTAAAGATGCAAAGTTCTGCTGGTGGTATTTATATTATTTCTGATAGCACAAATACCGCAGCTAACTTCATGCTGTCCAATGTGTTCACTCGCTTCATGGGTGTAGCTTCTGGTGGTAGTGCCAACCTTGACTGTATTCACGTTGAGGATTCATGGGATGTTCTTATGCAGAATGTCATGCCATGGATGCAGGCGACACTAGGTGGAACTGGTGCAGCTCTCCGAGTAAAGGGAAACTGTGCAGCCACATTCATTCAAAATCTTGATGCTCTAGGTCCACAGACTGGAACCAATGTCGTAATTGAATCCGGTCCTAACGGAGATCCACAGAACGTACAGATTCAAGGTGGAGTTATCCAGCAAGGAAACGTGGGACTTTCTATCACGGGAGCTTCTACACAGATTCGTGTTCGCAATGTTCGTATAATCAGCAACCAGACTCACGGAATTTCTGTAGCTGGTACTGCCTCAGCAATCTATCTTGATGAGTGTTTCTTCTCATTGAATGGTGCAGGAGCAACCGGTACCAACTACGATGTCAACTGGTCCGGTACATCTACAGGACACATCACAGATTGTCGCTTTGGATCGAACATTGTAACTGTAGGAACTGCGGGAGTTCAATTCTCTATTAACGTAGCTCTAGCGCAGAACGTTCGTGTTCTTAATGCTGATTTCCAGGGAACTGGTAATAACTCAACTAACTGGTTCACCAATGTTCCATCCATTGCTATGGAAACATCTAATGGCAAGCTGGATTATCTAACTACTATTACTGCTAATAATGGGACTCGTCCAATTGAATCTCAGCCTTCCGCAGCAGGAAATACTGCGCTAGCGGTAAACGTAAGTGGTAATGATGCCAACGACCGTTTGAGAATTCTTGGTAATGGTACATATAACATTGGTCCTGGAACTGCGGCAAGAGATACCACAATGGGTAGAGCCGCTTCAGGTATTCTCTATACAGATAAGAATATGCTGATTGGTTCTGCCACAGCTCTGGGTGACAACGGTGTAGGAGAAATTCAGCTAGCGAATGCTACGACTGTTCCTACGACTAACCCAACTGGCGGAGCAGTTATCTATGCATCCTCTACAGGTGCTCCTGTAAAGCTTCGTGATACCACAGGTAAGATTCGTGGTCTAACTAAGATGACAGCCGTACAAACTAGCACACAGGCTTCTGTGGGTACTGCTCAGACAGCTTCAACCTCTTTGACGTTAGCTGTAGAAGCGAATGCAACCTATCTCGTACAGGCATGGGTTTACTGGACTACTGCAAGTTCAGCAACTGTTACCACATCTTGGACAGGTCCAGCCGGTACAACATTCGTATGGAATGACACCACTACAGGTGGAGATGTGGTTACTACCCTTACAGGTGTTTCTCCTATCTGGCCTACTGGTAACAAGATGGTCAACTTGTTTGGTACCCTAACTACAACAGGTACTGCGGGAACTCTGACATTCACTTGGGCTTCTTCAGTAACAGGTGGAACCGTAGTTACTCAACCACAGTCAACTCTGACCCTAGAACGTATTGCATAATCTATTGGAGAACTTATGATTCTGTTCAATGAGGACAAAGCTATGAAGCAGAAGTTCTCCAACCTAGTAGTAACCGATGTGAACGCACCAGATTCGGGAAGACCTGTTCAGGTTATCTGGTTAGACTCAGACGTAGAATTAACTAACCTGACTTACCCGTCTATCATTATTGCGAATACTGGCATTTCATTTGACGCGGAGCGAGCCCATGCAGGTTGGGCTCAGCTCCCGTACACGCCTGAGAATTTCCCAGACTGGATTACGGATGACAATAATGACGTTACCGAATCGCCATACTGGGCTTTCACTCCTATCCCGTATAATATTGATTATCAAATAGAAGTGCTTTCAAGAAATAATCAACACTCTACTTTCCTCTCCGCTGTATTGATGGGTCCAGACTACTTGAGCACTCGTCACGGATATCTGGCTATTGAGGAAGATGGCACCGTGCGAAGACTAGATCTTATGTCAGGGCCTGAAAGACAGAATACGCATGACACGGATGGAAAGAGAATCTTCCATACGATTTACACTGTAAGAGTTTCAACAGAATTGCTTCCTGTTGAAATCAGCACCTACTCTAAGGTTACGACAGTTGTGGACACTATCGAGATCTTACCGCCACAAGTCTAATCTATATACTGATAGTAGCCACTACTTTCAATTAGCTAGGAGATATTAATGACTTATCAGCGTCCAGGGGTATACGTAAATACCTCACTAACTCCGTTGTCTACGGGAACAACTTCCCCTGGGCAATCTACGGCTGCCTTCGTGGGTGTTCACTCTCAGGGACCTACAGCCCCAACCCTTATTACAAGTTGGAATGACTTCCTAAACATTTATGGTGGATTTGGTAATGCAACCAATTTCCTACCATTCGCTGTATGGCAGTACTTCGCTAACAATGGTAACCAGGCGTACATCGTACGCGCGGCTGCCTCTGACGCTGTAACAGCCACTCAGACACTAGATGACCGTGAAGATGGTGTAGGCGCTGTACAGCCTCCTGCGGGCGTTACAGCCACTCCTGGCGGTACTGTAACTCCTTCCTACACTTACGAGTACACCGTTACTACCACAACTGCTGGTGGGGAAACAGATGGTGGAACTCCGGTTACTGCTGTAGCCAATCAGGTTCTTACTGGCACAAACGACGTAGTTCTTAACTGGACTGCTGCCACAGGAACAATTACTGGTTACAAGGTTTATCGTAGAAACCTGACTCTTGATGGTCCTACTTCTACACCGCTTCTTCTAAGCTCTGTAACAGCACCAACCGTTACCTTTACTGACGACGGTTCTTACACACCAGCCGGACCAATTCCTACGTTCAACGATACTGGTACCCCAGTTCCTATCCTTAAGCTTTCCTGTGTATCTGTAGGTGCATGGGGTAACAGCGTTTACGTAGATATTACTGATAGCACAACTGGTGCAGGTCGCTTTAACGTAATCATTCGCTACGGTGGAACCGCTGATTCAAATATCGTTGAGAGATTCCTTGACGTAACTATGAATCGTACTGACCAGCGTTACGCAGTGGCTATGCTTAACTCCACATTGCTAGGATCAAAGTACGTTCAGGCAGCAGACCTAGGTACTTACACAACTTGGACAACCGACATCACACCACGTCTACAGAGCGCTACAGCTCTTTCCAGTGGATCTGATGGTGTAGGCACTCCAAGTCTTCTAACAGCAACACAGAGACTTTCAAGCATCGAGACAAACCTAGATCTAAATATTCCAGGTGTAACCGATACTCTTACTCTGAATCCAATTCTTGCGTGGACAAACACACAGCCAAATGTTTTTGTGGTTGTAGATGCCCCGCAAGCTATCATTGGTTCTGACGGTGTAACTCCTTCTGAGTCTGCCACTGTGAATAACTACCTGGCAATGGTAGTAGGAAATGCTGAGATTGTTCCTTCCCCAACTGTTGCGGTTTACGCACCTTGGGTAGAAATCCCAGATCCTATTTCTACTACACCAGGCGCTACTAGAAAGCTTCCACCTGGTGGAGCTGTTCTAGGTCTTTACTCTCAGACAGACGCGCAGTATGGCGTACAGAAGTCTCCTGCTGGTGTAACCATTCCAGTCCAGAGATGTGCTGGAGTAGAGCTAGCCTTCCAGAACAGCAACCTGGATACGCTAAACGCTAACGGAGTAAACATTATTCGTAACGTTTCCAGCTATGGGTTCTGTGTAATGGGAGCAAGAACACTTCTTCCTAATCAGCCAAACCGCTACGTATCTATTCAGCGTACCTTGATGAATATCACAGAGACGCTACAGCAGATCACTCAGGTAGCTATCTTCGAAAACAACAACTCCACTCTGTGGGCAACCTTGAGCGCAATTGTTACTCAGTACTTGCAGGGAATTTGGCAGACTGGTGTTCTTCAAGGAGACACAGCAGACGCTGCTTACTTTGTACAGTGTGACGCAAGTAACAACACTCCAACATCTATCGCTGCTGGAGAAGTTCACATTCAGGTTGGATTGGCTCTGAATAGTCCTGCTGAGTTCATCGTTATCGATATTAACCAGATGGCCTCTTCTTCAACCACTTCATCCTAAGGAGTAACTAAATGGCTACGTCTAACGCCGCGCCCCTAGCTAAGGCAACTCCATCTATTGCCCACCTAGCTACGGACCCACTTCGTAATTTCAAGTTCAATGTAAATATCATGCACCCGAACATTAAGGGCTTTGCCACAATGGGATTCATGACCGTTTCTGGTCTGAATATCACCACTGAGGTAATTCCGTACCGTGAGGGTGGAATGAATACCACTACGCAGAAGATGCCCGGACAGTCCGATTTCGCACCTATCACCCTATCTCAGGGGGTTGCTGTAGGTTCGGGTCCTATGTGGCAGTGGATGAAGGAACTCTTTACAGTTATGCAGGGAACCGGTACTGGTTCTCCTGGTAAGGATTTCCGTGCCACTGTAGATGTCATGGTGCTTGATCACCCGGTTACAACCTCTACCGTTCCGGTAAAGGCTATCTATCGCATCTACAATGCATGGCCAACAAGCATCGCATTCTCTGACCTAGACGCAGGAGCTAACGCAGTTCTTATGCAGCAGCTTTCTCTAGCCCACGAGGGCTTTGACTTCAAGCTAGCCTCTAAGATTGGTCTTTCAGGCGTTAGCTTCTAATAGGCTAGAATGAGTACTAATCTTTCGTGACAATATTTGGAGAACGTATGGAACACCAGATGCCTCAGTATTCTATGACCTTTGATGATGATCAGGGGCAGGTACTAACTACAGAGACAGCAGACCTTAATTCACTTACGAAGAAGGTATTGCAGTCAATGAATCCTGCCCCTGTCATTGATGACATTCCCGATACAGCTATCAAGCTGCCTGCGGGAATTGTTGTTGACGGAAAGGTTCATCAGGAAGCTGAAGTTCGTGAACTGACTGGTGAGCACGAGGAGAAGTTGGCTAAGGCTCGTTTGTCTAACAACGCTGCCAAGTATGTAAACACACTTCTACTGTGCGGAACAGTTTCAGTTGGTGGTAAGGAAGCCACCCCTGCTCTGCTAGACACTTTGCTACAGGGTGACCTAGACATGCTTATGCTAGGTATTCGTAGAGCTACTTTCGGTGATGAGTTTGAGGTTTATGAGATTGAGTGTCCGCACTGCAATGAACTAAATGACCTTGAGCTGAACCTTAAGGACATTCCTACCAAGGAGTTAGAGGACCCCGAAACTAGGGAGTTCCTTATAGACCTTCGTAAGGGACGTAAGGCTAAGATTCAATTTCCAACTGGAGCTGTCCAGAACGAAATCTTCAAGAATAACCTAACGATTCCTGAGATGAATTCTCTTACTCTTGCCGAATGTGTTATCTCATTCATTGAGGCAGATGGTACAGAGCGACAGTCCAACGGCCTGGCTGATGTAAAGAAGCTAGGTCTTGCGGATAGAAAGACTCTTCAGGAATATATCTATGACAATCAACCAGGTCCACGATATGACAAGGTCTCTGCCCTTTGCTCATCTTGTGAAGGAGAGGTCCCTGTCCCACTAAATGTGGGTATCCTGTTTCGTGAACTCTGATTATCAGAACCTATATAAAGAGTACGAACAATTAGTTGATGCATTCCATTGGCCTCTTTCTGAATCTAGAAAGCTCACTTATAGAGAACGTAAGCATTGGATAAAGAGATACGTCTATAAGCTGGAGCAAGAGTACGAGAGAATGCACCAAGCTAATAACTCAACTCAAGTCATTACGCGCTCCGTGGGAGAAGGCGTTACTTTCGGTGGAATGCCATACAGGTAATATAATTGAAAGTAACAACTTCACTCAAGGAGAGTTCAAGTGGCTGAGGAAAATAACATCGGAGCCAGCCGCTTGTTGGGGACCAACGGTCTACAGCAGGCGGTTGATTCTTTATCGACACAAGTTAACAAGCTTACACAAAGCGTCGGGAACCTTTCAACAGGGGTTAACGGCGCTACTCGTGCTGCCGGGGGAAATAACTCAGGTGGTAATGGTGGCATCTGGAATATGAATTCTAACCGCAATAACTACGGATCTAATGGTGGTGGCGGTAGATTTACAGTCGGCTCTCTAGGTGGAGGTTCCTCTAATGGAGGAGGCGGAAGCTTCGGAAGTCTCGCAGGTATGTCCAGACTATCTGCTGGTGTGGCTGCTGTAGCAGGAACTGCTTCCGCTCTGGTTAACTACGCAAACAAGAACATGGCTTCCAATTTCCAATTGGATTACTTTGGAACCCAAGCGGCTACTGCTGGTGGTTTCCAAGGAAGTAACTTCCAGGCTGCTAATCGTGTAGCCAGAGCACAGGCATTCAATAACAACTACGCAGCATTGAATGCTACCGATGCTGCTAAGGCTGGTTATATCAACCAGTACACATTTGGTGCTCCACAATTCAATGGACAAGCTAATCCTGCTTTCACATCTGGAATGAGACAGGCTGGTGGATTCGCCTATGCTAACCCAACACAGGGTGCAGCAGGCGGAGCCCTAGCAGCACAGCAGACCTATTCAGCACGTGCTGCGTATGTAGCTCCTGCATTGGGATTGGCTAATCCTTATCTAGGTGGCGGAGTAAAGAACAGTATGGGCAACATTGCCCAGTCTATTTATTCCCGTACATTCGGTAGCCAGAACATCACTAACAAGCAGTTGAGTGCCGCTCTTTCTCAGGGTGGATCTCTTGACGTTAACCTTCAGTACTTCGGTCAGCAATTGGGCTGGAGTCAGGGAACTATTCAGGAATACCGTAACGTTCTGCAAGGACAAGTAACTGCGCAGAACAAGGGAATGTCTGAGACAAAGTATTACCAGCTTCTTGGACAAGCTGCGGGTGGAAATAGATCTGCCGTCAATCAGCTAGCCAAGACAACTGGTATGGGTTCTTCTATGTTCGAGAACCAGCGAGACTTGAATGCTACAAGACTTACCCGTCAGAATGACATTTTGAATTCTCTAGCTCCCGCATTCGATGCTGCTACTTCAGCAGTTAACAAGTTCAGTCAGGCTCTTACCAGCCTTCTACAGTCCACTGGTCTGGATAAGCTAATTGGTGGAGCGTCCGGTGTCCTAGCACCCTTCTCAAACGCCCTGGGTGGCTTTGGGAGCGCCTTTGGGGCAGGGGCTGGACTCTTGGGTGCTGCACGTCTTTTCGGGGGCGGAGGCGGCGGTATAACCGGTATGGCTGGTCGTCTTTTTGGAATGGGGGGAAGAGGACCAGCAACCGCCGCCAACGGTGCTCTGAGAGCAACGCAGGGAGCTGACGGAGTATGGAGCGTGGCTGGTACAGGTGGCGCAGGAGCGCTTGACCTATCTGCTGGTGCCCTAGGTGCGGCTGGTGCATTTGGTGTAGGAGCCTTGGCAACTCATTACGTTGGTTCCAAGCTGGTAGACAAATATACAAAGAAGGGAAGCAAGGCTAACAAGTGGAGTCACGTTGGTGTTGATACAGCGACAGGTGCTCTTACTGGTGCGGCTATTGGTTCTGTAGTTCCTGTTATCGGTACTGGTGTAGGTGCTGCGGTTGGTGCTGGTGTTGGTGCTCTTACAGGTATCTTCGGTGGTGCTACTGGTTCAGGTGGTGTAACAGGAACTAGCGGTAACTCAGCTCGAAACTCTTCTACTCCTGGAGCTACTACAGCCTCAGCAGCACAGATCATTAAGTACGCTGAGACTCAGCTAGGTGTTCCATACGTATGGGGTGGCGAAACTGCGGGTAAGGCTATGGACTGTTCTGGTCTTACTCAGTGGGCATTCGGAAAGGCTGGAGTAAAGATTCCACGTGTTGCTGCTGACCAGCAGAAGATTGGTACTTCTGTACCTACCAACAAGACACAGCCTGGTGACCTTCTATTCGTAGGCGATCCTGCTCACCACGTTGTTATGTCTATCGGTGGAGGAAAGATCATTGAAGCTCCTCACCCTGGTGAGAATGTAAAGATCAGAGCGCTTAATCCAAGTGAATATACAAACGCTAAGCGTATTGTTGGCTCTATTGGTAACATGAATTCTTTACTGAATGAGAACACTGATAATTCTGGTGGTAATCTGAACAACCAGCAGAACACATCTGGTGGTGACATTGGTAACCTGTCTGGAACAAGTGAGGCTGCTGCTATTGCTTCTGCTCTAGCTGGTTCAGCCGCAGGAATTCCTATGGTTTCTCAGGCTGCTTCTTCTAGCTCAACCACTAGCGCGGGAACAGGAAGTAATCCTAAGGCAACCGGAAGCAATGCAAAGGGACACCTACAGGCATATGCTAAGGCTCTGCTAGGAAAGTACGGTTGGACTGACCAGTGGAATTCATTCAATGCCCTGGAAATGTCTGAAGCTGGTTGGGATGTTCATGCTACTAACCCAAGCTCCGGTGCTTATGGTCTAGCTCAGGCTCTTCCTGCCAGCAAGTACAACAGTGCTGGTAAGGACTGGAAGACTTCTGGTGAGACTCAGCTTCGTTGGATGATGGACTATGTAAAGTCTCGTTATGGATCTCCTGATAAGGCTTGGTCATTCCACCAGAAGAACAACTGGTATGCTGCTGGTGCTTGGAACATTGATAAGGATCAGCCTGCTACCGTTCACAAGGGCGAAATGATTATTCCTGCACAACAGGCTGAGACAATTCGTCAAACTCTTTTGAACAATACCTTCAACCCTAATCTGCAAAGAGCTGCGGGAACAGGTGGAGGAAGAAGTATTTCATTTGGTGATATCAACATCACACTGCCAAGCACATATACTGGTTCTGCTCAGGATGCTCAGTCACTTGGAAAGACTATCGTTAGTGCAATTGATGAGCAGCTTCGTATCAAGAACCTACAGATTGGACAGTAATGGCTACCAAGTTACCGACAGAGCCAATCTCTGGAAATGTATTCCCAGTAATCAAGGGAAAGCCAGGAACAATCGTTTTCCAGAATCCACCGTTCCACCCCAACATTCTGGCTGTTGGTGGAGCTAACAAGACAATTAACCCACCAGGTAGAAAAGATGACTACAATCCTGGAGCGGGAACAAAGAACTTCCACCGTGGAGTTCTTCTAGCTGGAGCTGATGTCATTGATGGATGGAAAGATCACTATCAGTACAAGGTGAATTTCTTGTACAACCCTTCTACCATTCAGGAGACTCGTTCTCTCGATGTTAACAATGGTCAGCTACCAGCCTATGCACGAAGCACTGATGACCCCGGTACATACGCTACGTCCCTTAACACAACCATTAACTTTTCTTTGCTATTCGATAGAACATATGAGTTGTGGGACAGCAAGTATCAGGACTCTATTGCGGGAGTGTTCGGTGTCCGTGCGGACGTGGAAGCCTTCTATAACCTGATGGGAATCAACTACCAGGTTCCACAGTCTCAGCAAGCAGGACAGGTTGCACCACCGTTTGCTATTGATGGTGTAGCCAATACAGTCGTACAGGGACCTATGCAATTCATTCCAGCTAACCTCATCTTTGGTAATAACTCCTTGGGTGCGCTTAGCTACCTAGGGTACGTATCTACATTCGATGTTACGTACACTCATTTCAATCAGCAGATGGTTCCCTCTCGCTGTGCGATTAATGTCAGCTTTACTGTTCTCCCATTCCAGAGATCTGACACAGCAACCAAGAAGAACCACGGATAAGGAGCGGCAATGTCAATTAGTATTTATAGCAGATATGCAGATAACACAGTTATCCCACTAACAGATTCGAATGGTATTACTCGTTCCACTATTGTCATTAGTCCTCCGAGCATCGCCACCACTTATAGCATTAGTACGTATACTTGGCAGATAGGTGATCAAATTGATTACCTTGCGTACTCTGCTTATGGTGATGAAACTCAGTGGTGGCGTATTGCCAACGCTAATCCAGAGATCCTATTCTGGAATGATCTGGTGGCCGGTACAGAAGTGAGAGTGCCTAGTGCTTAATCCATCACCTTCGTATCCGTATTTCGATGTATACGTGAGTGGAACTACGCCGCTCACGTATTACACTCCGTGTGTAAAGATTATTGAAAAGACAAACACACATGCAATTGCTTTGCTTGATGTTGTCTACGTAGGATCTAATCTAAATTCCACCTCTTCATCTTCTACCAGAAAGTGGAGCTACCTAAAAGAGCAGACTCCTATTCAAATTAACTATGGGCAACGTCCTAATTACGTAGGATCGTTTCTAGGCTATGTGTCCTCATATAAGTTGATACGTACAGGTTCTGATACTGGTTATGGTGGACTGACATCCTCCACCGTGCAATACACCATCACGGGTGTTTCACAGGTTATGCAGTCCACCAATAACGTAGCCTGGAAGCATACAAGTCCGTCCACTATCGCAGGAACCATTGCGACACAGAACGGGCTAAGAGGAATCATTCATACCTATCAATCAGCTATTGACTATCGTCTACAGAACACCAGTGACTTCAAGTTTCTGGCGCAACTAGCTGATGAAATTGGATATAGATTTTATATAGATAATACTGATCTGTACTTTATTAATCCTAAGCAGATTCTTGATAGAGGAAACGTCAGAAATATTCCACAGTTCTGGTCTAACAATCAACCTGGTTTTTATGACACCATCAGAACCTTCAAGCCTGTTGTCGGTACGATTACACCTGATGGTGGAGTCGTAGCCAATAGAAATGTTGTGGGTCTGAATCCCAACACTGCCAAGCTGACACAGGCAACCGTGACGGCTGACGCTACGAACGTAGCTGGTGTTCCGCTGGCTGACTACATCACAAAGTACTACAACGCCGCGCCTGCTGAGTCCTACTATGAAGCATCGCAGAAGGTAATTGCTGATTCTCTGAGAAATGTCTACTGGAATACTGCGGATACAGATCTTCGTGGAGATGCTAGAATTCGTCCAAATACTCTAGTGAATCTGACGGGACAAGCATTGCCTATTGACGATGCTGGATTATGGCTAGTTGAATCGGCCACACACTGCTTGACCAAGCCGCCTCCCTCAGGAAATAAGTACGCGGGTACCTATATCACTGAAACAGTTCTGGTGAGAGATCACATCTATACAGCAAAAGTAGATCCTATCTCCGAGACACAGAACATCACAGCTAAGGTATCGGCTAAGCTAGTAGGAGGAAAGTGGATTTCAAGTAATATTGGAGCGACAGTTTATGCAACCTAAATATGATGCGCTATATCGTGCGCTGGTTACATCAACTGCTGACGCTACTGGAACAGGTAAGATTAGAGTTCAATGTCCTCAGATTGGTGGGCTCGCAGAGATCAGAGCTGCTGAGCCTGCTAATCCGGGTATGCCTGTTCCGTCTGTAGGGACAACCGTATGGATTGGCTTCAGTGGTGGCGATATAACCAAGCCCACTTATCTAGCAAATAGCATTCCGTATATCCCACCACTGACACTGGTTCAAGATTGGACTAACTTCTCACTGGCTTCAGGATTTACTGGTAATGGAAACAGCAATGGTACTCCGCAATTTCAAGTGGTAAATGAATATGGTTCTCTTAAGGTAAACCTTCAAGGTGGTATCAACATCACTTATCCCAGTGGAACCATTGCTAACGGTGGTGTATGGACAACAATTCCAGCTATTGCGCAACCTAATACAGGTTTGCGTACCTGTACAGCCGCATGTTCAGCATCTTCAAGTACCGCGTTCTCTTTGAAGATGGACTTCAGTGCCGCCGGTAACGCTAGTATTGTCGGACCAAACACTACTACAATTCAACCACCTTGGGTTTCTCTCAATGGATTAAGCTACTATCTATAATCTGGGATAATAAATATATGGGAACACAATTAAGCATCCCCTTTGCTGTTCTAGAGAATGGCTCAGTGGCGACAGAAACAGACAATGATATTCAAGTCTCTCAGAGAATTGACGCGATCGTATCCACAGAGATTGGTCAGCGTGCTATGAGAGCTAAAATGGGGCTGCCTCTATCTAGATTGCTATTCGATACCAGCAACATTCTGGTAGCTACAGAGATGCGCGATCTCGTTACTCAGCAGATTAATGCTTATGAGCCTGACGTAGAGGTAGTTTCTGTAGAGCCTAATGTCCTTCAGGCTAATGATGGCGTGGCTTCTGTGAACGTAAATTATCGACCAATCATTAGTGCTTCTACTGTAAGTACTGTAGCGAATACCGTTACTGTTCTTGTTGGTGGAACAGTCAAGGAAGGAGTTGTCAATGGCAACAGTTAACGGTGTGCCCGCTATCGACTACACAAGCAAGGACTACACCGGATTCATTACATCTATGCTGGACTTCGCTAAGACAGCATTTCCAGAATGGACTAATCAGAATCCCGGTTCTCTTGAAGTAATGCTTCTAGAATCTCTGGCTCGTGAGCTAGATGTTCTTTCATATTATGGTGACCGTATTGTGGCTGAAGCGTACATTGGAACAGCTACGCAGTTGTCCTCAGTCATTCAACTGGCAGAGCTACTGGGATACACCCCTGGACAGGCTCTAGCGGCCACAGGAACGGTTACCTTCCAGTCTGCTACTGGATCTGCTGCTGTGCCCGTACCAGCCGCTACACAGGTCATTACGAACTATCTGTCCAGCATCAATGGGCCAGTGGTCTTTGAGACTACGCAAGCTGCAACCGTTCCAGGTAACGGTGGAACAATAGTCGTACCTGTGGTTCAGGGAATCACACAGGGATCTGCTGTATTTACAATTGGTAACTCAACAGCATCCCCATTCTCAATCACTACAGAGCTTATCGGTACCTCTGATGGTTCTGACCTTCAGACATTCTCTCTGGCCAATAATCCAGTAGTCAGTGGATCTATTACTGTATATGTACAGAATCCCGCATTTGGAAGCACTAGTGGTCAAGACCCAATCCTTCCATGGAATCAGGTGCAGTCACTACAGCAATCAGGTTCCTCTGATCTTGCGTGGGCACAGACTGTAGACGCTAATGGTGTCGTCTCTGTTCACTTTGGTGACGGTATTAATGGATCTGTTCCTACTGCCGGACTCAACATTTATGCAAACTATCGTGTAGGTGGCGGAACAGTTGGTAACCTTGCTGCTAACTCTATTGTTGATATTGCTTCAGCTATCAATGGTGTTTCTATTTCGGCTTCTTCTGCAACAACTGGTGGAACCGCAGCAGAAACAATTGATCAGATTAGAACTAATGCTCCAAGAGCATTCACCACTCAGCAGCGAGCTGTAACACTAGCTGATTATGGTAATCTGGCTATGTCACTTCCAGTAGTTTCACAGGCAAATGCGGTGGCTAATACCTACACAAATGTCACCGTGTACATCACTGGTCAAGGAAATACTGTTCCAACTCAAGCAACCCTGGACACAGTGACAGCCTTCCTACAGCCGTTGTCTCTTGCTGGAACAGTAGTAACCTGTACAGCCGCAACGCTTGTACCAATCAACGTAGGCTCTGTGAGCAGTCCAGTTCTTATCGGATGTAGCTCTCGATATAGTCCTACATCAATTCAGGTACAGGCTGTTCAGGCTATTCAGAATCTATTCGCTCCGTCAAACACACAGCTTGCGGGACGTGTAACCTTGAGTTCTGTTTACTCCGCTCTCTACAAGATTCCAGGAGTGCAGTACATCAACATCCCTCTATTCGTCAGAAGCGATGCAACCCAATCCGGTGCAGCAGATATTCTTATGCGAAGCTTTGAGCTACCAACTGCTGGTAATATCATCGTTACTGTAACAGCCACCACATAAGGAGAGTGAAATGGTAGCGGTTTATCCTTCAGCTATTAAGAGCTTTGCATATAGACAAGATTACACAGAGCTTGTTGAGGCTGCCGATGTCAACGTTTCTTACGATGAGATTCGCGCAGTTCAAACAACTCTGGGAGTAAATCCTCAGCAAGAAACAATTGACAATACGCTTACTAAGTATGCAGACGTTAGTACTAGAATTGCGTCAGTAAGAAAAGGTCTAACAGTTCCGTACGTGGGAACATCTGCTCATGACGTGCATGTTTCTTTCAACTCAGACTATATTCCTTCCTGGAATTCTAAGTTGTTTGATACTCATCACATGATTAATGGTTCCAGTTTGATCTGTCCACGTAGTGGAATTTATCACTTTAATTTCTATATCAGATGGCACAAGGACAGCGTTGTAACTGCTAACCTTCTACCCAAGTTCAATAGAAATGGTAAGCTTCAGATTGAAGCATACCAGTCTGGTTCTACTGCCTTCCTAACCTGTCAGACGGATTGGTTCCCACAAGGGTTCCAGGACTTCGCTAGACAGTCAGCCTCCATGATTTACCCCTGGTACAAGGGAAATGCGGTCAAGGTCAAGGCTTACCAGAGCGTGTATACGGCAGGAACACTAATCGCTACCATCTATGCTCAGATTGCATATATCAGAGACATCCCATCATAAGGAGAATAAATGAGCCAAGGATATGGTGTTGATATCTATGGTATTGATTACTATGGATACTCTCAGCCAGCAGACTACAGCGTTGCACCTTTTGTGGCTAAGCAGTCAGATTACGGTGACATCGTACTTTCCTGGGCTTCTCCTAACACAACCTCATGGAAGCTTCTGGAACTGGTTAGAAGTACCTACGGGTACCCTAACCGTCCAGAAGACGGAGTAGTTCTCACCACAATCACACCTGGAACCTTGATCAGAACTTACGATGATCCGGGGCTTGATGCTGGAACAATCTATTACTATTCCATGTTCATTACTGTTGAGGCTCCAGCGTGGAGTTCGGGAACCACTTATGTTTTAAATCAGCAAGTTCTGTTCAATGGGTTGTACTGGACTAGCACACAGAACAGTAATACAAACCACACCCCCGCTGCTGGATCTGCCTTTTGGTCTCCTTCAGAATATATTCCTACATGGTATCCAGCAGGCTTCGCGGCCACATTAGCTCTGGGAAATCAGGGTTATGCTAGTCGCTTGTATAACAGAACTCCACAGCCCTACAAGACTAATACATCAGATACATTCTCCACCGTGGAGATTGATAACCAATCTCTGTATAACTATGAATCGCTATTTGGATTTGGTCTTGATATGCTCAAGGCAGAATACGATTCGTATCTACAATTAAGCGATGCAGATACTGTTTCTGCCGCTCACCTAGACATCCTGGGACAGCAGCTTGGTATTGATACTGATTACCTATCTACTCCTCAGCAGAGAAGACAGCGTATTAAGAATGCCGCAGTTAACTATCGCATCAAGGGACAAACTCAGAGTATTCACAACCTTATTGCTGAGCTAGCAGGCTGGGATTCTGATATTACTTACGGTGTGAACATGTACAACAGTGCTGATCAAACTGCCTTTCCGCATCCTGTATATGATCAGTGGAGTCCTAACACTACATACTTCGTAAATCAGATCATCAGCTATAACGGTTATACATACAAGAATCTGGTTCAGTCTAAGGGTCAGGCTCAGGCTCCAACAGGTACGGCAGCAGCTAACACCTGGTGGTCTGTCCACCAGACCTATGTTCTCGATTCGACAGTCAACAAGAATCCTCAGACAGGTCAGCATTCGACTTGGGGATTCACAGGAAGTGGTACGACCGTAGGAAGTATTCAGGGTGTTCGTACTGGATTGGCAAGTCCTACAGATAGTACAAACAATAACTATAATGCTTTGTCTATCCAGCAGACTAACAACTTGGGATCAGGAACGTTCTTCTTGGATTCAACAACCAAGCGAAACACTCCTAACTATTCCGCAGCTACGAACTACGTAATCAATAACTACGTACTGTACACAGACGGTTACTATTATCAGGCTCTCAAGCCTTCTGGTCCTGCTACACCATACGGGGCAAAGACTCCAGGTACAGATCAGAATTTCTGGAAGCCAATTTACTACACCACATCTGATACTCCTAATATTGTGCGTGACGGAATTCCTATCGCACAGTTGCCAGTATGGAATTCTTCCACAATGTACCCGGCTGGAACATATGTGCAGTACCAGGGAATTGTTTACCTAGCCGGTCTGGATAATATCAACAGTCAGCCAACTGGTTATTACTATTCCAATGCTTCATGGGTATTCATTTCCCCTAGTCAGAAGACTGTAGTAATTTCTAGTCAGTGGACAAGAAATGCTAATGACGTTCAACCTACTGACGTCTCTAGTGAGATTTGGTTCTATGACAAAAAGGGAAAGCTGATTAACAACACGTCTTCCTTCTATTCTGGGTACAATATCGGAGCGGAAGGTGTTCTAGCTCGTCTTGTAGATGACTACACGGACATGCGTGGTTCTACTGAAACGTCTCTAGCTAACGCTACAACAGACGGAACAGTAGTTGATGGTACATGGGATTCCGTTCCTAACACTGCTAATCTCTGGAGAACCAGTTACGGAATGGCATCAGCCGATCAGACCATTGCAGGAACTACTACGTATGTTTATTCAACTATTGACGTAGGCGCTCCTCCAGGTCGGTTTGCTCTGACTTTTGTTACTGATTACGTTGACACAGCACACAAGACTCATGGTCTTATCTTTGCCTGGACAGATTCAACGCACTTCTACTACGCAACCAGAACCAGTTTGCGACAAGTTGTTGGAGCATCCGATACCGTTCTTGCCTCCTGGACTCGTTTGCAGAATGGCGATAGAATAATCATTGACGCCGATACTGATATCTCGGTATATAAGTACGCTCGTACAGGTGATGGTGCTCTGACTAGAATTGCACACTCTGTAGGAACAGGTCCGGGGTTTACAGGAACTGTAGGACGTACTGGCTTTATTCAAAAGTATTCAGCAACTGGAGCACTCTAAATGGCAAATCCAAAAATTAATACCCTAACCGATATCTTTCAGCCGGATGGGTTTGGTTTCTTCGGGTTCGGAGATGGTGGATTCGGTGGAACGTATGAGCTAATTAATCCTCAATGGAACACCAACAGTGGTAGTTTTGGATTTGATCCTATTCAATTGCTTCCATATGTGGAGGCTACTGACACGCCTAGCTACGTTGGTGCCTCTCTTTATGATCTGACACAGAGCACCTTCTTTGCAAAGATCACTCCTGCTCCTGCGGGAAATGGCAGCGTACAGACTGGGCTGCTCATTAGATTCGACAGACACAACTATGTTGAAATATCTTACGGACCTAATGGGCAGTTCAATGCTTATGTTGCTAACGATAATAATGTCACCACCACTCCCATGCCTGCTTATGACCCCGTGGCCCACGCCTATTGGAGAATTCGCAACGAAGATCCAGTCAATATTTTCTTTGATACATCTCCAGATGGAAGTACGTGGACTGAACAAGGATTCGTAGGATTCAACTGGGATATCACTGCGGTAACTGTAACGATTTTTGCAGGATTCAATGCGATTGAGAATCCGGGAAATCTAGCCTATGTATCAAACATAAATGTTCCATCTACTAACCTGCAATTGAAGGGCTCTGTCAATGGAGTTTCTTCTATTACTGGTGCATATATCATCACAGATCCGAATGCACTTTCTGGACGTGTGAATGGTAGAGCAGGCTTTAAGGCACAATTCACAGCCACCTTAGGAATTCCTGAAGGTGGACTAACAGATTTTGCTTATACATTTAACACACAAACTGTTGACCCATTGATTACTAACCAGTGGGCACCAACGAATATTACTTCTATCGTAGGATCAACTCCTATCGTGTCGGCTAACTGGCAACCAGTAGTGAACCCTGTTGCTGCACCTATGCCTTACCGTGATGGAAGTTATTTCCCACCAGCGGCATATGCAAATGTACGATACAACGTAGGCTTCACTCCTGACACTGTGTCAGACTTGATGACCAACGTACAGATGGAGACTACCTCAGGACTGGACAATCGTCTACCTCTTGTAGCTTCACTGTACACAGATGGCTGCGCATATTCAGGTTCGGGATGCAGCATTGTACGCAGCACTGATCACGCACTGAACGGTCAGTATTCCGGAAAGATGACTAGTGTATCTACGGTAAATACTTTGGGTGACGGTAACTTTGGTTACTACGTAATTCCGCAGGCTAAGGGAATGGTGCCAGTTAAGTACGATGACTTCGGAGATCCTGAAGCCCTATTTGGTTCTGTGTATATCGCTACTACTAGAGCCAACACCATTTGGTATGCCGCTCTAGTATTCTATGACTCGAATTTCAATATCCTTTCTGCTACCACATACTTGCAGCCCGTAATCACCAATAAGAATACGCATCCCGGTGGAAACGTGTGGCGTCAGGGAGTTGTTTATTCCGACATTTCTACTACACCAACGAATGCAGCCTTTGTGGCTGTTGTTCCAGTTATCCAGACAACTTCTATAAACCCTCCTACAGAGGTTGTTTACACTAGCAATAACTCGATCACCACAGCTTCTATTGGATTCACTGAGCGTCCATCTGCTTATGAACACCCAAGAACTGCGAAGATCAATGTTAAGGCAGACCGTGTTAACTATGTTCTGAATTCAGGATTCAATACAGGTACTACCAATTGGTTCCAGGGCAACGTAGGAATCTCTGGTAGCCCTAACTCTGCCACATTCGCATGGGATAATACAGTTGGTTACCATTCTGCCGGGTCTATCAGAGTAAGTCTTGTTCCTCCAAGCGGTACATATACGGGAAGTCCTGGTTCCAAGATTGGTGCGGCTACACAGGCTAACTTCAATGGCGGATCAAGACAGCCTATTATCCAGGGATTGAAGGTAGGACATACTTACACAATCACAGCCTGGATTAACCAGGGACCTAACTGTCCAGACGTTCTTATGGATTTCCGAGACAGTAACGGTTTGGGATTACTAGGTGTAAGCACTAACACACAGAAGATAACTAGTCCAGAGAATATCGATGGAGATTGGACAAGAATTCAGGTTCAATACACAGTTCCTCCAACAGGACTGAGTGAGTATTACCTGCACTTCTACGTATTGTTCTCCAGTCTTTCTCAGGCTCCTTTCACCTTCTGGGTAGATTCAATCATGGTTGAAGAAGCCTTGGATTACCAGGGGTACTTTGATGGTGGATTCGCTTCTGCTGATTACAAGTGGGAATCTGGTGGAGCAGCTAATAATAGTCGCTCGTACTATTACAAGGATTACAACAATAAGTTCCTTAGACTCAATAGTGCTCTTTCCTCCGTATTACCTGTAGGGGAGTATTACCAACTCTTATTTGCTCAACCAATTAAATAGCTCCATAACTAAAAGAGAGACATAGATTATCTATGTCTCTCTTTTTTATTTATATACATATATGTTATTTAGGGTAGCTTACGAACCAGCGTCCGTCAAGTCTGCTATGCTGTGTGCCCTACCTAAGGAGTCCATATGAGTTTTATAGCCGTGATCCTCATGGCCGCATGGGTGTGGATGATCGTCAGCAACTTTACCACCCGAGTACCTAGCTGGTTGATCCACTTGACAGTCATCCCTCTCATCGCCTACCTTGCTCTACATGCACCGCACGAAACGCAGAACATTCTGGGTGTCGCTGGTGGTGTGATGCTGGTACAGTCGTTCTTCAAGAATGATGCACCAGCACGAAAGCTTCCTGTCAAGAGGCGGAGATCCAACATTCCTCCTCCACCTTGACAGACACGAGATCAACCCCTACAGTCGTAAACGAAACCAATCGCCAAGGAGGCACGAATGACCCGCGACTTCTCTACCGACCTGACCATCATGGTTGCAGGCTCCGGCAATGTTACTATGCAGCACCTGGAAGAGTCTATGGCTGAGTGGATCTTCGGTCCCGTTGAGGAGCGAGAGGTTCACGTTATTCTTCCCCTTCTGTCTCAGATGGGTGGCGGTATTCGCAACCTTATCAAGCTGGGCATGGAATGGGAGTTCAAGTTCACCATTGTGCACCCACAAGGTATGCCGATGTCCAAGGAGATTTCGGCTCTTCCTGGTGACTGGTTTGTCAAGGTTGAGGATGAGCGTGAGGCTCTTGAGACTGGTCTGTCGCTGCTCACTGAGCGGCACAAGGCTGGGGATGAGACTGCTTTCATCCACGCATATAACCCTGAGAACACTTATGAGCAGGGCAACAACGCGCTTTCCGATTTCGAGATCATCGGAGATGCCAAGAACTACCAGTGGCTTTCCACACTGAATCTCTGTGAAGGACTTATCGATTCCTTTGAGGGATACAAGTCCACTGATGAGATTCTTAAGGAGGAGCGACTTAAGCAGGAGTTTGAGGATCAGCAGCGTGCTGAGGAAGCCGCTAAGCCCAAGCCTGCTAAGAAGGCTCCAGCGCCCCGTAAGCGGACTCAGAAGAAGGTGGAGAAGGAAGAGGCCACTCCTCTCGTTGTAGAGGACGAGAAGCCCCTTGAGGACGTTCCTGTGGGTACTGTTGTTGAGGTGGCTGGTACGGAGTTCGTTAAGAAGGGTCCTAACCCTTTCCGTGACCCTCTGCCGACCGGCAACATCCTGTCTGCTGACGTGACGATTGACCTGACTCCTGAGAAGGACGTATGGTCTGAGGTTAATGAGGCTCACGCCAAGGTGGAGAAGCGCAACATGGTTGCTGTCTCTCGTGATGATCTTGCTGAGCTGAGTCAGAACATCAAGGAGCTTACCGGTTCGTTCGGTAAGATCATGGACACGTTCACTCGAATTCTTAAGGACGGTTAATGGAGAAAAAGAAGTGTACTTGTGGGTGTCCTGAGGGTGCCCACATGGGAAAGCCTACAGGCTGTAATCCTCATGGATTCCATGAGTTTACTCCTGAGACCACGGCTAAGCAGGTCGGGGGCAATCACTATGAGACGCTAGGTATTCAGCCCTGGGAAGTGATTGCCCGTGGAGCCCTTGACTTCTGGGAAGGTAACGTGATTAAGTACGTCATGCGTTACCGAGCCAAGAACGGTCTTGAGGATCTTGAGAAGGCTCGTCACTATCTTGATTACCTTATTGAAAGGGAAAAGCGCAATGCAGAACGAGACGTCTGAGTTTGTCTTTGAAATTATCATGGAGACCTGGCCTGAGTGGGCGGGTAACCAGTTGTACGACACTCAGGCATATGCTGAGTTCTGCGGTATTCAGGATTACAAGGATGCCTTTTATGACAAGTGGCAATCCGGTGATGAAGATGCTGAGGAGCCTGGAACCTTTAAGTGGGAATTCATTAGCAAGGGAACTTACTACCTGTACATGGATGAGTCTCCTACTGACGTTTCTCTCAGGGTTCGACATGTGAATTCGCTTACAGGAGAATAATGACATCCCAAGATCTTTGGGACGACCTATGGGGATCTCCAAAGCAAGAGGAGATTCCCGTAAAGTCGTCTTTCAATTCAGTTAAGTTAGCTCAGTATTTTCAGGATAAATTCATAGGCGCTACGTGGCATTCTGGATTTGGTATGGTCAACGTACGTGCTCTGGCGGGACAGTTTGCCAAGTGGAAGTCTCGTACGGACTCTGATACAGTCAAGGCTATGATCGACCTGTACATGGAGGACGCATCCCTGAGGGGTAGAAACCCTGGATGGACAGACTTCCTGAATCAGGCTGAGCAGATATCTGCTAGGCTCAATCCTGTCGCTGCAAAGAGCGAATGGGATCTTATTGAAGAGGAGTGGGAACAGAAGCATGGTGACACCTAAGCTCTCTGACGAGTTCTATGCCCAGCGCTGGGAACAGGCGAATATCCCTATCAAGTTCCGGGGTATCCGACTTGATGATTACAACCACCCTCACCAGTCTGGAGTAGTGGCCAAGAGGACTGCTGCTGAATTCGTTGACAACTTTGAGGAGAGATATGTATCCTCCAAACGAGCCGCTGCCGGTGTATTTCCGAGTGATCGTTCTAATATTGGCCGTGGTCTTCTCCTGGCTGGTCGTAATGGGACTAGGAAGTCTACTCTGGCTAATGCTATTCTGACCGAAGTTCAGTATCGTAGTCCGTCATACCGTGTCTTCTATATCCGATTTTCTGATTGGAAGAAGGCATTGACAGACACCTTCGCCAAGGAGGATACTGAGGAAAAGATGAAGGGCCGCAAGGTTCTGAAGCTTGTTGAGCTGTCGTCGCTAGTTGTCCTTGATGATATTGGACAGGAGCACCGTACAACCTCTGGCTTCACTGAGTCTTCCCTTCATGAGCTGCTTAGGGTAAGGTACGAAGCAGCACGACCGACTATTGTTACCACGAACGTAAGCCTGTCCCGAATTTCAGAGACTTATGGAGAGTCTTTCGACAGCTTCCGTTATGATGCTTTCGATCCACTGGTTATTGTGGGTCCTGACACACGAAAGACTGAGGATTAAATGCGGGAATCTTACAACATCTTTGATCTGCTCTCCAAGATCGATTGGGAGGGTGGAGTTGCTTCTGTACTGGAGTATGGTCTTCGAGAGATTGAGGATTATGATGTTCCAGAGGCTCTGAAGGAGGCTTGGGCTGAGATGGCTGATGCCTTTGCAGAGTTCGAGTTGCTTGAAGAGACGGTAGCCGATATGCTTCACAAGGCCGAGACGAAGTACAACGAGGAGAAGGAGTTCTGAGATGGATGCTTACAAGGGAGTAGTTGAGATTATCGGTGCCATGACGGATCATGGGATTACGATCCCTGACAATCCGTATGACGCTCGGAACCTTGAGGAAGCCCTGAGTGACTTCCTTGACCGCTTCTTCAATGAGGCGTACGCTGAGGGTCAGGAGGACGAAGAGAACGTCCACTATGACCGAGGCTATGACTCCGGTTACGACAATGGCCGTGAGGCTGGGTACGAAGAGGGCTACGATGACGCGGTGAATTCTGTTCGTGCCGCTCTTGATCTGTAGGTCGTTTCAAAGGGTTCCGCATCTCGTATGCGGTACCTCTTGGAATTATCTATCAAGGAGGAAAAACTAGTGTCAAAGAATGATCCAAGCAAGCTCGCTGTTGCTGCTGCTATTACCGGTGGGGCTCTGCTGCTTGTGGGTCTGCCTGTTGGCCTTTGGGCTGGTGGTGTGATCTTCAGTGGTACCTACAACAACGGTCAAGAGCACAAGCAGAATCAGGAAGTCTCTAACCGTGTGGCTGCTGCGGGTACTTGGCAGGCTGCCTACAAGGACGTACAGCGCGACGTGGCGAACCTTGCCACCGTTCGGAGCACCTACAAGGATTCAGACCCTCAGGGGTTCATCCTGACCGCTCAGACTGCCTGTAATGAGGATGTCCAGACCTACAACGGTCTCCAGACTCAGCCCTTGATGAAGGACTGGAAGCCTGATACGCTTCCTACACAGTTCGACACCGACACCTGCAACTAAATTCCAAACAGGAGGCAAATAAATGAATGGCAAGCGTATCGCTCTGGCTGCTGGTGCTGTCGCTCTCATCGCGGGTACTTCTACCGCATGTATGGGTGATGGCGGTTCTTCTCCGAAGGTTGGCCAGGATGTAAAGAGCGTCAATCAGATTCAGAACCAGAATGAGCAGGAAACGATCAAGGCGTACAACGAAGCGCTGAAGAACGTTGAGAATCAGTACCCTGCTTCTCAGATGCACAACCCTCTGGAGCTGAAGATGCTGCGTGAGCGAGATCTGTTCCTGAATGACGAGAGCAAGACTCAGTACATTTACATCTTCCCGAGCGGTCGCAATGAGGTGTTCTTCTCTACGGTCAAGGGCAAGGTCAGTTCCATGGATTCTCAGATGACTGCCACCGATGGTATTTACAAGATCGGTCAGTACAACGATGGATCTCAGGCTGTTCCGATGCCGCAGGATGACCTGTCCTACGGTGGTAGCCCGTGCGGTAGTGACGGTATCTTCTGGTTCGATGCTCAGGGCGGTTACCACCAGTCCTGTGTAACGGCTGCAACGGTTATGATTGAGTCTTCTCCGCTTAGCCTTAAGGCTATCGAGATGCCTGCTCAGCCGATGGACCCGGCAATTCTGAAGAAGCTGCACGCTAAGTAAGGTCGATTCAAAGGGATTCTCAGTACGCTGAGAGTCCTTTTGGATTTATCTAACAGGGAGGAAACAATGCGCAAGATTATCCTGACCACTGGTCTTCCGGGATCGGGTAAGAGTACGTGGGCAACTGCTCATCAGATGCAGGACCCTGAGCAGATCGTTCTGGTTTCTCGTGATGACATTCGTATGATGATCGGCTGCTTTCCTGTTGGCTCTAAGAGTCAGGAGGATCTGGTATCCAAGATTCAGGATGACATTATCGTTCGATCCATTAAGGAAGGTAAGGACGTTATTGTTCACGACACCAATCTGAACAAGAAGTCTCCTACTCGAATCAAGAAGCTCTTTGATGGGGATGTGGAATTCCTTGTCGCTGATTTCACCAATGTTCCTGTAGAGACCTGCATTAAGCGCGATGCTTTGCGAGATGAGCCGGTTGGCGAGACTGTCATTCGGAACATGGCACGACAGCTCCAGAAGCCTTGGAGGCTGACCCCTGAGTTCATGAACGATGTCGTTCTGTCAGAGCCCCTGACGTACGATCCTACCCTTCCTTGGGCTATCGTGGTGGACACGGACGGTACGACTGCACATCACAACCGTTCTCCCTACGACTACGCACGCTGCTTCACGGATACCCCGGATGACAATATGCGTATGCTGCTGCGCATCATCTATGAGCAGGGCGCTTACGACACTATCAAGATTCTTGGCATGTCTGGTCGTCCTGACACGTGGCGTGATATGACTATCGATTGGTATAAGCAACATCAAATTCCTTTCGATGAGTTTTACATGCGTCAGGCTGGTGACAGCCGCAATGATGCCGATGTGAAGCAAGAGATGGTTGACAACCACATCCGTGGGAAGTACAACGTACTCATGTGGTTTGATGACCGTGATCGTGTGGTTCGTCGGCTGCGTAAGCTGGACATCAAGGTATCTCAGGTAGCATTCGGAGATTTCTAGTGGGTATTCAGCACGACAAGGATGACAATTACATGCTTCAGGTAAAAGTGAAGGGTAATTGGCACGACGTACACACGGTCTGTAAGTCCGGTGGTGCTAATATCTGCCGGACTTCGGCAAAGAATACAGGTAATTCTCATCGTGTTATCAATCTAAGTAAAGGTGGCGCTATTTATTGTGAGAATGAGTCGAGATGAAACTACAGCAGAATAAGCGTTGGTCCTACGATCGATTTACCGATGATGCCGGAACAGTGTGGAAGGTGCACAAGGCTTCTCTTTGTGAGGGAACGCACTGCACCATCCACAACCCTTCCGATCATCCTATGAAAGATGCTAAGCTGATACTTCGTGTAGGAAGTCCCTTCAGTATGAAGCCTCATGGCTTCGCTGAGCGCTTCTGTGATCATGGTATTGGACATAGTGATCCGGACAGTGTAGCCTTTTATGCACGACAAGGAAGCCACGGCATGGGAGTCCATGGTTGTGACGGTTGCTGCAATGGAACTTACAAGGAGACACAAAATGTCTAAGGTATTGTACGGTGGAGAGGACCCTGAGGACTGGAAGCCTGAGGATGAAAGCGTAGGGTCCGATCCACTGACAATAGAGGAGATGGATGACCGATGGATTGTATTCTATTCGGCTCGTATTTATGCGCAGATTGAGGCGATGCTAGGTGCGGAAGGGTGAGTTAAGTTCTGAAACTCTCCCACGGGTCTATGTAGTATTCGAAGGATTAATTGGTCTGCCACCAACATCACCCAAGGACCGAACCGCAGAGCTACTGGCGCGGAAAAGGAAAAAGTGGGAACAGGTAGTAGATTATTACCAATTGAATATCAAGACTTCGCAAGGAATCCGGGATCTGTATTGGCGACAGCGTTTCAGAGTAGACGTGATCACCTTTATTGATCCCGGTTTTGTTTCAGCAATCAGAGACAAACTGGACAGCAGAAGTTTGCTGTTCGGTGACGTACATTACTACGACACAGAGCTGTTGATGGCGGATGTTACCTTTGATCCCGCTATCATAGGCATACTTGACCCTGACCCCAAGCGTCAGTTGACATGGGGAAGTAAGGGCCGCTACTGTACGCCTGAGCAGTTCAACTTGATTCAACTTCTGGCTTAGGAGGATGTATTTTGGCGACATTCAATGTCGAGAAGATGTTTGTTTCAAAGATCATTCAAGAAAATGACATGACTGAGGTCGCTGATGTTCCTCCGTATTTCTTGAATGACCCGGATTATCGTGGCGCTTATGAATTTATTCGCCAGTACTATTCTGAGATTGGTTCTGTACCAACTCAGCGCGTGTTTATGGCGGACTACAAAACCAAGGATCACACGCCACTCAAGCTCATTCAGGTGGACGAACCTTGGGAAGACATTAAGAAGCGTGTAGAGCGTCAGTACATCGCGGGTGTTCTCGCAGAGAACCTTGACATGTTCAATGACGCTTACGATGCTGGGGACATTGACGCTGCTGTCAACATCCTTGGTGTGACTGTCTCTAAGGCGCACACTGCCATCCCGAACCCAAGGGATGAGGATGTCTCTACAACGGGTACTGAGAGGCTTGAGCGGTACCTAGAGCGCAAGAACAACCCTGGGACGCTGGTTGGTGCCGCCACAGGCTTCCCAACGATCGACAAGGCCACACAGGGCCTTCAGCCTGGTCAGCTTGTGACCATCACAGGTTTGGCTAAGGCATCCAAGTCTTCCTTGGCGATGAAGATTGCTATGAATATCCAGGAAGACGGATACCGTGTAATGTATCTGACATACGAACAGACGGTAGATGAGCAGACACGTAGGCTTGACGCTTATCGTGCTGGTTTCAACGATAACCTTCTGAATAGTGGTCAGGTGGATCATGCTCAGTGGCTTGCACTTCAGGAAGGTATTAAGAAGACTGAAGCGCTTCCGCCTATGCTGATCTCGGAAGACTGCATGACCGTTACATCCATTGGTGCGAAGATTGATATCTTCAAGCCTGATGTCGTGATCGTTGATGGCGTATACATGATGGAGGATGAGCGGGGCGAGAACAAGGGAACTCCTCTTGCGCTTGCCAACATCGTATCGGGCTTGAAGTTCTTGGCGATGCGACGTAGTATCTGCATTGTCGCGGTAACGCAGTCCACTCCCGCGCGTACCAAGGGAGAGACGCTGAACAACGATTCGATCATGGGCTCTCGTGCATTCGTCCAGTACAGCAACACGGTTATTGGTATTGAACGCACAGAGGACACGAAGATGCGGAAGATGAAGATCCTTCTCTCCCGTTCTTGTGCACCATGTGAGATCGTGCTACTGTTTGACTACGACACAGGAGAGTTCACAGAGCTGGAAGGCTTTGATTTGGACGATGACATTGATCGGGAGCTAATGGATGAAGATGCCTCAGCGTTCGCAGGGGGTTTCTAACGGTTGGAATAACCGTGGGACACCTACCCCAGGTGATGTGCTAGCTTGTCTGGAAGAGCTTGGGATTGAAGTTGTCCGAATCATCCATGAAGAAGCTTGGGCTATATGCCCAGGACACTTTGAAAGGGTGGGTAAACACAATACCCGCCCTAATAAGTGGTCAGTGAATATCGAAACAGGTCAACATTCCTGTTTCGCGTGTGGTTTCAGTGGTTCATTCGTTTACCTAGTCCAGGAGGTTAAGGGATATGATCGATCTGACGCAGAACAATGGGTCCGTGGTCGTGGTGGAGTCGCCCGACTACGACGAATTTTGGCTGATCCCCAAGGGCGGGCTTCTGATCTCGAACGAGACGCGGGGGTACCAGCGTGGAATGAAGCACGACTGGCGCTCTTCAATGCTCCACCGCACTCGGCACTGGACGGACGAAGAGTATCTTCGGGAGCGGTAAATCATTACGGAGTCCTCTGGGATTCCGAGAAGGAAAACTGGATTCTCCCCATACGTGATCCTGATTCAGGGTCACTGTGGGGATACCAGGAAAAGGGAGAAGGTTGGTTCTGTAATAAACCAGCACGAGTTCCCAAGGGTGACACGCTATTCGGAATTGAGGCTCTTGATGGCTCAACGGCAGTACTACTTGAAAGTCCTCTCGATTGTCTCCGTCTACACACTGCTGGTATTGGTGGTGGCGTCTCTTCTTTTGGTGTAGGAGTAACTGAGCGACAGCTTGATCTTCTATTCGATAGAGCAGAGATTGTAATCTTCGCACTGGACAATGATGAAGTCGGTCTAGCGAAGATGTGGGAGTTGAGACAGCGATATCTAAAGAGTGGTAAGCGAATTAAATTTGCTGACTACTCACATATTCCGTGGGCTAAGGATCTGGGTACTGAAGGAGTAACCGATAAGGATATCCAGAAGGCTATACTTAGAGCGAAAAGCCTGCTAAACTATCGCCCATGACTTTTAAGGGCGAATTACGCGAGTACCAAGAACAAGCCAAGGGCCTTATCCTAGAAAGGGGTAAGGCCCTATTGGCGTTGGACTTAGGTACAGGGAAGACCGTAGTATCTATAGCCGCAATTGAAGAACTAAGAGATAGAGGTGACGTTAAATGCTCCCTTTTGATTATGAGCAGCAGTTTGACAGTGCAATGGAAGGAGAGAATAGAGCAGTTCACGGAGGAGCAGTCAATCCTAGTGGTGGATGGATCATTGTCCCCTGCCAAGAGGAAGGCTGTCTATACTGCATGTCTCCAACAGAGACCAGCGTATCTGATAATGGGAATCCGCCAAGTAGTTAAGGACCTGGAGTTTGTAAAGAAGTTAAATCCGGAATTGGTTCTAGTAGACGAAGTAACGTCGATAAAGAATTTCGGAACTCAGCAGACAAAAGCAATTAAAAAGCTAAAGGCTAAGTATCGAATTGGTTTAACCGCTGAACCTGTAGAGAATGGGAAGGCAGAAGAACTATTCTCTATCATGCAATGGATTGATGATTCTGTTCTAGGTAATTGGCAATACTTTGAAGAGAACTACATTATTCGTAATGCTTTCAATATCATCACAGGCTATAAGAATATGCCTGAATTAAACGCACGACTTATGACAGCTTGCATCTCAAAGAGGAGAGACGATCCTGACGTAGCGTCATTCATGCCAACTGTAGAAGAGTACAACGCTTATGTGGAAATGGACGATGAAACCAGAAGACTCTATAACCAAATTGCCAGAGAACTCCTACGAGAACTCTATGGTGCTGGTCCCTCAGTCAGTAAAGACCTTGCGCGATACTATGCAGGGGAAAAGTCCGACGACAATTCCAGCATGGGAGCTATCACCGGAAGGCTTCTCGCGCTACATCTCCTCTTGGATGACCCGACACTACTAGAAGCCTCTGCACGGGCGTATGCGGACCCGTCAGACCCTAGTGGGTCCAAGTACGCACACTCGCTCTTAGAGGCTGGGAGACTGCCATCTGAGGGCTCTCATGGGGCTAAGCTAGAGGCGTGCCTAGATCTGGCTACGGAGTATCTAGAAGAGAATCCCGCGCACAAGGTGATCGTCTTTGCTAGGTTCCGTGGAGTGCTCCCACTTCTGGCAGAGGGACTTGACAAGTACAATCCTGTACTGTTCCATGGTGGTTTGAATGGCAACCAGAGAGCTGATGCTATTCGCAAGTTCTCGGAGGATGCTAGAGTCTTCCTGTCCTCGGATGCCGGTGGATATGGCGTGGATCTTTACATGGCATCTCATCTTATTAACTACGATATGCCTATGAGTTCCGGCACATTTAAGCAGCGTAATGGAAGACATGTAAGAGCCTCTTCTACATTCCGAAATGTATTTATCGACAATCTTATTGTCAAGGATTCTATTGAGGAATACCAGAAGTCTAGGTTGGATTACAAGGCTCGTGTAAGCCGGGGTGTGTTAACTGGAATGTCAGACCCGGATGGTAGAGTTACTAATGAAGCAAGAAATCTGACACAGTTCTTGAAGGACTACTTTGGAGAATAAATATGTCTGTACTTAACGGTGTGCAGTACCGCACACTTAAGGCTCAACTTCCTTCGTGGAGAGTTGAGGAGAATTACAATGAGTGGGCTGATTGTGGAACCCTTACTGAGTTTCCTTCTGGAACTGAGTTCCGTGTGGCTCCAGTGATTAAGTACGTGGTCACTGATTCCTTTGATAAGAAGGTTCTGACATCAGGGGATAAGACTGAGGCAATGGCCAAGGTATCCTCCATGCTGGCAGAAGGAAACTTTGCAGCAATTCGTAGGGATGAGCTTACCTCTCCCGGAATTGCTACTTATCTGTCTGATCAAAATGTTCAATTTAAGTTGGTTGGTTCTGAGCGCTGGTTGAATCCTCCGCATTTCGGTGGGAAGTCTGTTGGTTCCCCTATTCGTTTCCGCAAGCGCCCTGATACCTATTTCGATGTGAGTATGAAGACTGGAATTGCTCAGTCTAATCTCACTTTTGATGACGTTGATGAGCTGTCCAAGTATTTGGATCGTCAGCTTCGCACTTCCGACAATAACATTGTGATTACTAGGAGAGCATATGGCCTTAGCATCTGACACATCCATCAAAGCCAAGGTGGCAGCGTACCTCTTGCTCAACCAGGAGATAGCTGATAGAAAGGCTCTGCAAGAGGGCATCAAGAAGGAGCTAGAACCGTATCTACGTGACGCTGAGACTAACACTCGTGGCTCTCATGTGATACCGTTCGCTGAGCCTTTGAAGGTCAACGGCAAGGAGTACGCTAGCTTGCAGAAGACCAAGAAAGTGAGTAAGGTTCTCAACGAACAGCGCGTCATCGACTTCCTGATGGAGCGTGCGAACAGCGAGGATGAGCATTGGATGGGTTGGGATGATCTTGTCTCAAACTCTGGTGTCATTGTGACTGTACAACACGTCGATCAGGATGTACTCTGGGACCTGTTCGTGCAAGACATGATCAGCCAAGAGGAGCTTGACAGCTTCTTTGATGTGACTGTATCGTGGAGCTTCAATCCAACTAAGGTATAACTCACAAGGGAGAGAACGTTGAAGAAGTTTCTTGCCGCTGTCGGTACGGCTGCTGTCATCCTGACTGGTGCTACTGCGTGTGGTAACGGCGGATACAGTGACCAGGGTTATGAGCAGGTTTGGTACAACGGTAGTTACCAGTACGTTCCGTACAGCTACTACCACAGCCACATGAGCCTGTACAACAACCACCTGCACCCCGTGCACCACGTCAGCAGCAGCTACGTCACCTCGCACCACGTGACCGTTCAGCACCAGACGACTACCACTATGCACAGCAACGGTAGCCGTACTACCACCAAGCACACCACTACTACTCGACGTACCACTACTCGCAAGAGCAGCGGTTTCGGTTCTAGCCGTACCAGCCGTCGCCGCTAGTGTGCTTTAGTCGGGGCTAGGTTCGCCTAGCTCTGGCTATGGTCTACTAGAGGAGAGAATATGCATTATGTACTGCACGTTATTCATCCCGCTGATGTTGACGTGATGGCATATCTTGAAGAGAAGATGGCTCCATATTACGAGGAGCTGGAAGTTCCTGAGTACAAGGATTACTACAGCGAGAAGGAGATAGCTTCTGCTAATAGCTGGTATGCAGAGAAGGGTTATGGTGTAGATGATGACCCTAATGATGTGATTCCATTCTCTTGGAGTAATACTCAGTGCTTTACAGATGAGCACGGTACCTACAAGCTCAGCACCTGGAACCCTCAGGGTTACTGGGACTGGTGGGTTGTCGGTGGCCGATGGGACAATTATTGGGAGACCAGCGAAGAGAACATGCCTGTTAAGGGCTCTGCAAATACTGTCTCTGTTGGGTATGCTCTGTCACTCAAGGGCAACGGTAAGTACGACTGGATGGATACTGGTCCGTATTCCTACATGACTCTTGATGGTCGCTTCATAAAGAAGGAGACGTACAACAAGGATGGTGTCGGTTACGAAGATGGTGATCCTAACTCTGTATTCCCGCCCAATCCCGAATTCGATTACTGGAACTATCTCCGTGATGTAGAGCCCATTGCTAACGTTGCTATCACGGTTGTTGACTATCACTGCTAGTAGCTTTAATCATTCCCACTATGTGGGAGTGGTTATGGATAACTAGAGAGGAATAGCATGGCAACAATTACCAGGAATTTCACAGTAGAAGAGCTGGAAGAGGAGTATGACCTTCCATGGGGCGCAATCTATGAGGAGACTGTAGATAAGCGCCGTTGGTATTCCGTACTAGAGCTGGTATTCCTGGCTGATGACGGAAAGCATTACATGGTTGACTACATGGACCCTGCTACCGAGATGCAAGACGGACAGGATCGATGGGAAGACTCCCATGGATACGTAGAGGCCACTCAGGTTGAGCCTGTTGAGGTTACAACTATTGCGTGGGAGGCTGTCAATGTATGAGGTTGGTCAATTCCTCAATAACGAATTTGAGGTAGGCCGAAATGCTGCAACCGTTGAGATCATGGCTATCTGGATTGACCCAGATGACCAGGAAGTGTACTATCTCATCAAGTGTCGCGGTGTGGCTGAGGATCATGGTCACCTAATGCGCAACTCTTGGTATTACGAAGATGAAGTTGATCTCGTAAGTGAAGCCCATCTGGATAAGTACTTCGAAATCGTGGAGGCGTAATGGAATTCAGTGTTGTAATCCCGCTTGACCCTGAGTACATTGCTCGTGAGTTGTCTGATCAGCTTACGAATGATGAGCTGCTTGACTTCATTGTGACTCTTGATCTGTTTCGTGCGGATTGGGGATTCACTGAGGAGCTGTACAAGTGGGCTAAGGGAGAGCACAAGACGTACAAGGCTGAGGTTAGGGAGTACGGACGATGAGCGAGATGCTGAGGATTTCTTTTGAATCCTTTCCATCCATGCGAGTTCCTGTAACTCCTGCTATTCAGGCAGCGATGCTTGAAGTAGAGGAGACCGACGATTGGCAGCCGCTAATCGATCTGCTTTACTTTGAGTTCGAGACGTTCTTCATGCAGGAGTTCTATATTGAGGACGTGAGAGAGTATTAACAGTTGGTATCATGCGGTGTCCGCCTCACACAAGTGGGGCGGTACCCCAGAAGATTATCTCCCTATTGAAGAGTTCATCGATTCGTCTAAGAAGACATTCGGTGACTACCGCCATCGCGCTATGTACCATCACACACTCGGCGTTTATCTGTGTGAGGATCTATTCGGCAAGACTATTTCTGTCCAGAAGAACACCAAGGTAATTCAAGTGCCTGTTCGTCTTATTGCAGAACGGCACATCGTAGAGGATCTGGGATTCCTTCCTAGTCCTGAGCACTATCTGAAGCACATTCCTACTGACAATGACAAGACACGTTGGATGTCTGGCGCTGTTCGTAAGGAAGTTGGCAATTTCAATGATGTATTTACTACCGAGGAGACAAATGTCTGATCGCGTTGAGTTCATGGGTATGATCGTTGAGGGTGATGGTCACTACGGCTGGTCACGTGCCCCTCAGGAGCCCATTGAGAACCTGTATGAGGAGATGAAGGCAGCGTTCGCACAAGGCGTACAGGGTGTCATGTGGGAGCAGTACACCCCTGGCTGGAACGACGGAGAGCCTTGCGAGTTCACCATCAGGGATGCTAAGGTAACCCTGAACAAGATCGTTGCTGAGGCGTGGCTTGATGGTACTGAGCCGGACATGGAACTTGCATATCCGGATGACGACTACAGCTATGACGAGTATGATTACGAGTCTTGGGGTTCTCACCCTGACGGACCGGCTGTAAAGGAAATCAACATTCCTGTTGATGCTGGAAAGTATGAGGACGCGCTGCGTTCTAAGTTCGGTAATGACGTGAAGATTATTGTGACTCCTAACCGAGTCGTAACAGAGGAATATGATTGCGGGTACTAATTGGCATCCAACCAAATCGATAGATTTTTAAAGACCTTCCCTGGCTCTCAAGTTCCATTGCTATTTGAGCAGATGAACAGAGCACAGGAGAAGGAAACCGAGAAGTGGGATGCCAAACCCTTTACCTTTCTGGTCGGTGGAAAAGAGCAAGAGTTCTTTTCCATCGGCCAGTTGGGCAAGGCCCTAGGCAATAGGTCAGCAGTGACCTTGCGCAAGTGGGAGCAAGACGGTATCCTACCCAAGTCTCCATACACCAAGCCTTCCACAGACCCACGGGGTAGACGCAGAATGTACACCCGTGCTATGGTTGAGGGGTTGGTCAAGATCGCAAAGGAAGAGGGAGTATGGCTGCCAGACAAAGGAAAGAGGCTGTCGGAGACGTTGTTTCAACAGAAAGCCCTGAAGTTGTTTCAGAGCCTGTTGCAGACGTGATTCCGATCGACAAGATGACAGTGTCAGAGCAAGGTGATACGCTAGAGATCACCTACTCAAGGAGCTGGGAACTCGCTGTCGTCCAGTATGAGAAGATGTCAATCTTCACCAGCATTAAGAAGACAGTTCCTAGTGATTCGGATCTCAGTGCAGTCGGAGAGGAAATCTCTGATATGCTCAATGAGATCCAGGGCGCAGACCTTACATGGGCTCGCTCAATGACGAGTAACAAGGGTTCTCTTGTTACTCGTGTAATTCCGTAACAACCCTTTCTAATATGCCCAAGCGCATTCCAATAAGGAGAAACATAAATGGCTAAGATCACCCGTTCCCGTGTCACCGACGCTGACACTTCCAACATGGACATGCCGCACGACGTTGAGCGCGAGGCTTACTCTGCTGAGACTGAGGACGCTCCCGCTCCGCGTGTGACTCGTTCCGCTGTCTCCTCTGGTTGGGGTGCCAAGCAGGAAGAGCGTGCCGAGACTGTTAAGGCACCTGTCCTGAAGCTGAAGGACGCGGGTACTCGCGTTATCAAGATCCTTGACGGTGCTCCGCCTGTCAAGTACAAGCGTCACTACGTCAACAGCAAGAACCGCTACTACACTTGCACTCAGAATGGTTGCCCGCTCTGCGCTGCTGGTGTGCGTGCCTCTTGGACGTTCGTTATGAACGTGGTTGACCTTATCGATGACCCGACTGAGGTTAAGACTTGGACGTTCGGCACTGAGGTTTCCTCTCAGCTTCAGACTATTGCTGAGGAGAAGGCAGCGCTTGACGACATCGGCTCTTACTTTGAGGTTCGTCACGTCAAGGTGGCTGGTCGCTCTGCTCCGGGTACGAACGTTGGCTTCCTTCGTTCTCGCTACCTGATTGAGGAGCACTCTCTTGAGCCTCTGAACGAAGAGGAGATCGCGGAGCTGAACGAGGATCGTTACGGTGCTGAGGTTGTCTACATCAACACTGCTGACTACCTTGAGGACGTAGCGTCTGAGGTTCTGCCTTCTGATCTTCCCCAGAAGCGCAACCGTAGCTAGTGATTGACGAAGAGCCCCTTGGCTGGTAGATTACACCTACCAGCCAAGGGGCTCTTTTACTTAGGAGGAACAATGGAACCTGATGGTATTTGGATGATCCGCCACTACACCTACGATGGTTGTGGTCGGCATGATCAGTATGATGTACAGTTTGCTTGGGAACACGAGACAGCTATGGGTAAGCTGCGAGAGTGGCAGAAGAAGGGTCACTTTGATGACTATGAGTGGGAACATTGGGATTCCCTTGATGACCTGGTTCTCCTGAAGAAGGAGGGACAATACGGATACGACTATTACTTTGTTCAGTTCATGGCACCCGGAGAGGATATCGATTAAATGGAAGGCGTAATCTTCACAGCAGAAGAACTTCGCAGGGAAGTGGAATACTTCATGCGACAGGATGCTTTTGCTTTCGACGTTGAGAGTATGGATGGCGCACTTCCGAATACTCGTGGTGTCCCTACTCAGAACAGCGTGGTATGGATTGCTCTAGCTACACACGGACGTACCATTGCTATCCCCATGGGACACCCTAATGGGGATGTGCTTCTCCAGCGAGCGCACAGGAAGAAGGATACCGAGACAAAGAAGTTCATTAGCTATCCGGCTATTTATGATGCTCCGCCTGAGCAGCTAAAGCCCAGCGTAGTATTCGAGATTCTGCGTCCGCTATTCTTCAATCCCAACATCAAGAAGATTGCGCATAACGAAACATTCGATGTTATTTCTATCGCTAAGTACTACGATCAGATTATCCCTGGTCCATTTGAGGATACGATTGTCCAGCAGTGGATTATTGATGAGAACATTGGGCAGATGGCAGCGGGACCTAAGCGTCCTATTGCTAAGAAGCTCAAGACGCTCATCAAGTGGTACTACAGCGTTGACTATGACAAGGAGGAAGTTGGTAAGTGCATTGAGGCTCACCCATTCTCCTCTGTCGCTCGGTACATCCTGCTTGACGCACGGTATGACTGGTTGCTGTGGAAGAAGTTCACTCCACGCATCCTAGAAGAGGCTCTAAGGCCCATCACAGACCTTGAAAACCAGGTGACGGAAGTCTGTTGCCAGATGGGTCTGATCGGGGCTCCAGTGGACGTACAGGCGATTGAGGATCTGAAGGTGGACCTTACTCGCAGGCTGGAAGTCATCGAAGCAAAAATCTATCGTGCTGCTGGTAGAGTATTCAACATTAACTCAGTTCCTCAAAAGCAGGAGATCCTATTCGGTAAAAAGAAGGACGGTGGGCAAGCACTAAAGCCTATTAAGTTCTCCAAAAAGACTGGACTTCCTTCTACTGATGCGGAAACCCTTGAGAAGTACGCTGGGAATGCGGTAGTAGATGCTCTCTTGGAATATCAGGAGATGGCTAAGATTCTCAATACATACGTCATCGGATACATTGGTGACGAAGAGAACGACAAGCCGTGCCGTATTTTCAATGGACGTATTCATACAGACCTGGTGCAGTATGGTACTGTTACAGGTCGATTCTCATCTAGGGAACCAAACCTTCAGAATATCCCACGACCGGATACCGATCTCGGTAAGAAGATTCGTGGTCTGTTCATGGCTCCGCCTGGATACAGGCTCCTTGTGGCTGACTATGGTCAGATGGAGCTGCGTATTCTGGCATCCATGATCGGATATGGTGGTCTGTTCGATGGTTTCCATGCTGGAATTGACGCGCACACTCAGACAGCCGCTCTGGTTTATGGTGTGCCTGTTGATCAGGTTGAGAAATGGATGCGTAGTGCGGCCAAGACTCTGAACTTCGCTATTGTTTATGGAGCGCAAAAGGATAAGGTTGCAAAGACTCTGAAGATTACGGTGGAAGAAGCCGAACAGCTTCTTGCAGATCACCGTAAGGCATTCCCTGAAATCTACAAGTTCAAGGATTACATCCTCAAGCTTGCTAAGGGTCGTAAGGAAGACCCCCACATTCGTACCCTCATGGGGCGTAAGCGTAGGGTGTGGGAAGTTCTCCCGGAGATTGCTCGTAGGGAAGCCCCTAAGCTGGACTGGTACGATCCTTCCGCACCTTGGAAGGCAGAGCGCTCTATCCTTGCAAGAGGAGAGCGTCAGGTTATCAACTCCCTGGTTCAGGGTTCGCTTGGTGACATCATCAAGCTTGCAATGGTACGGATGCATAAGCTACTATCGGAAGATGCAGCGAAGAATCCAGGTCGAGAGATCCACATGATTCTTTCTGTTCACGATGAGCTTGTCATTCTTTGTCCGGAAGATAGAACAGAGGAAGGATCGGCATTGCTCAAGGAAGCTATGCTTGGTAAGGAAGTTCAGGACCTTATCAGCGTCCCATTGGACGTTGGTGATGTCGTAGTGTGCCAGAGATGGTCAGAAGCGAAGGAATAAATGGTAGATCCGTTCGAAGAGGTATCGCCTGTCGCACCTATCGACCCGTGGCAGGCGCTTACCACAGAGCTTTCCCGCTCAATGATGTGGGACATGATTGGTCCTTCTAGAATGCGGGATGAACCAGGGAAGTACGGGCAACAGCCTGCGAGTCCTGATGTCCTTGAGGCTGAAGCTAAGGAGATGTGGACCCGTAAACATTCCATGCTTCCCTTTGGTATGGATTTCTCGTTGCTTTGTTATATGGCAGCAGAGTCCGCTTCATTGGCACTCATTCGCAACGACGAAATGATGGATGGGTTGCCTGATGAGGAAAAACTCAAATTCAGAATTCACAATGTGAAATTGGGAACAGCTATTGCAGAAACAGTTGTCTCCCATATGCTTCAAAAGGGATTAATACAATACGGAGAAACAGATGAGTTTTTGGGCGAACAAGCTTAATGGTGAGCAAGTAAGACCGGCACCTATTCCTTCACGGGATTTATATCCAGTCTATAACTCACCCGATATACCCCCAGTAACTCCGCCTTCTCACAGTATCCCTAACCAGGAACAGGAATACATTCCCAGCGTCCGCCTTAAGGAAGGTGGGCGCTGTCCTGGCTGTGGGAGCGATAAGTACATGACAATGGGGTCATATGCTATCGCATGTGGAGAATGTGGATATCACCCACGCTTTGAGCAGTCTGGTTATGGAGAGAGAAGTCTCAAGACAAAGCCAGGAGAAGCACAAGCAGCGCGTCAGTCTGGAGATAGTCAGACAATGCAAGGCGCAATAGCCACCCTTAATGCTGGTGGCGGAGAACACCTGTAAATATAAATCACTCATCCCAGCGGAGTAGTATAACGTGACCACACATATGAGCCCATATCAGTCTTTTATTGCAATTTCTCGCTATGCCCGCTGGGATGAAGCGAATCAACGAAGAGAGTTCTGGGAGGAGAGTTCGGATAGATATCTGAATTTCCTCTCAGAACATCTGAAGGAGAATTATTCCTTTGATTTGTCAGAAGATCTCCCATTCCTTAGGGAGAAGTTTGTAGGATTGGAAGCACTGGGCTCAATGCGTGCCTTGATGACCGCTGGTCCAGCGCTAGAACGTTCCAATATTGCAGGGTATAACTGTTCCTATCTTCCTATTGACGACATGGTTGCATTCGATGAGCTGCTTTACATTCTCATGAATGGAACTGGCGTAGGTTTCTCAGTAGAAAAGAGATACGTTGATAGACTTCCTGTCGTTGGTCGTGGTGATCTACGTACTATTGATTTTCACGTCGTTGTAGAGGACTCCAAGGAGGGTTGGGCAAAGGCTCTGAGAGCCGTTGTGAAGGCTCTATACACAGGGATAGTCCCCACGTGGGATGTCAGTGGTGTTCGCCCCGCAGGCAGCCGTCTGAAGACGTTTGGAGGACGTTCCAGCGGACCGGAACCACTGGTAGAACTGTTTGAGTTCGTCACCAAGATCTTTACCAACGCTGTGGGTCGTAAGTTGACGACCCTTGAGGTATTTGATATCGTCTGTAAGATTGCATCCGTTGTAGTCGTGGGCGGTGTACGTCGTTCTGCTCTGATCGCTCTGACTGATCTTGATGACCAGGATCTAGCCACAGCTAAGTCAGGTGACTGGTATGTGGAGCACGCTTATCGTGGACTGGCGAATGTCTCTGCTGTTTACAACGAGCGTCCTACTCAGTCAGTATTCATGCAGGAATGGAAGACTATCTATGATTCCAAGTCAGGCGAGAGAGGTATTTTCAATAGAGAAGCCTCCCAAAAGCAGGCTGCAAAGTACGGAAAGAGATCCGATCAGATTGATTACGGTACAAATCCTTGCTCCGAAATCATTCTTCGCCCATATCAGTTCTGTAATCTTTCTACCGTTGTAGTAAGACCAGAAGACACGCTTGCAGATTTGGCTGAGAAGATTGGTGCCGCTGCTATCTTCGGAACCATTCAGTCAACTCTTACCGATTTCAATTATCTCCGCCCTATCTGGCGTGAGAACACAGAAGAGGAAAGACTTCTAGGCGTTTCCATGACAGGACAGATGGGTCACCCTGTTCTTAATGGTTCTCAGGGAATGGAAGAGCTGGAAGTCTGGCTGGATTATCTATGTGGTATTGCTGTAGCGACTAATAAGTCATGGGCTAAGAAGCTTGGCATTAATGCCTCTGCTGCGGTAACCTGTGTGAAGCCAGAGGGTACAACCTCTCAGCTTGCCAACGCTGCTTCTGGGATGCATACTTGGCACGCAAAGTACTACCGTCGTAACGTTCGTGCAGATAAGAAGGACCCTCTTACTCGTCTGATGATTGACGCTGGGGTTCCTTACGAGGATGATGTAATGAATTCCTCTGCTGTTGTATTCGGATTCCCGATTGCGGCTCCAGAGGATGCGCTTACTCGTACAGATCTTGGGGCAATGCGTCATCTTGATCTGTGGCTTGCGTATCAGCGACACTTTACAGAGCACAAGCCATCTGTTACGATCACCATCAAGGAAGACGAGTGGTTGGAGACAGCCGCTTGGGTATGGAAGCATTTCGATGAGATTTCTGGAGTGGCATTCCTTCCATACTCTGATCACATCTACAAGCAAGCTCCTTATGAGGACTTGACAAAGCAACAGTACGATGATTTAGTAGCCATCATGCCGAAGGAACTTCCTTGGGAAGATCTTAGTTGGTATGAATTGTTCGATCAGACCGTAGGAACACAGTCTCTAGCATGTACTGCTGATGGAGGCTGTGAAACAGTTGATCTAGTCGCTTAGGAGAGAACATGCTTGACGCACTGAAGGTCGTTTGGGAAGAGCGCAGTGACAACTTCTATGAGAATGTCCAGCGGATTAAGCTTTTTCTGCTGACCATTCAGTACGTGGCTGCTACAGGTGATATGGAGACCTGGGAGAACATGTACGGTTGGCCGAAGGGAAACACCACCAGTGTTTGAGCTGATATGCATCATCGCGGGTGTGATCGTTTTGGTAGCGCATGGTCCTGTGTGGCTGGGTATTATCCTGCTTGCGCTGGGTGGTATTTGGTATTTCGGTGACGGAGATTTCGACTGGTTTTAAGCACTATTGACGATGTCAGTAAGGGCTGGTAGAGTAGGTTTCTACCAGCCCTTACGCTATTAATGGGAGATACTTTGAGTGAGAATACTGCTGCTGCGTTCTTAGCAAAGATGAATAAGCAGTTGGAGAAGGACGGAAAGCCACTCCTTACAATGGCTTCCGAGATGGTAATTCCGAAGAAGTTCACTTCTGGTCTGCTAGCGTTAGATGTAGCGTTAGGTGGAGGATGGCCAGGAAATCAGTGGGTAGAGGTTTATGGTAAGGAAAGCAATGGAAAGACTTCCATCATCCTAAGAACCATTGCCGCTAATCAAGCTGTTGATCCCACCTTCATGACTTTCTGGGTTGCTTCTGAGCACTATGACATGGAGTGGGCTGAGAAGAATGGAGTTGATAACTCCAGAGTAATCGTTATGCCTACAAGCAATATGGAATTGGCATATCAGATGGTACTTGACGCTGCTTTCTCTCATGAGTTTGACTGCATTGTGCTTGATAGTTATCCTGCTCTTGCTGCCTCTGAAGAGGAAGAGAAGACCATGGATCAGAACTCCATGACTCTTGGTGCAAGACGTACTGGACAGTTCTTCCGCAAGGTCGGAGGAACATTCAACAAGGAGCGTCCTTACATTGGTTTCTTCGTTAATCAATTGCGTGATGCAGTTGGTTCTTTTTCTCCGTATGGAACCCCAACTACCACTCCGGGAGGAAAGGCAAAGAACTATGCCTTTTATCAGCGAGTTCTTGTATCCCGAGATGAGTGGATTGAAGAAAAGGTCGATGGTATTGCTGGAAAGGTAAAGGTTGGGCAGACCAACAAATACCTGATGGAGAAGAACAAGGCAGCAGCGCCTAAGTCTGTTGCTATGGGAGACTTCTACTTCCTGGATTCTGTAAAGGGATTCCATGCTGGTGAGTTCGATCTAGTAAAGGACATCATCACCATGGCTGTGCTCTTCAAGGTCATTCGTCGTGGTGGTGCTTGGTTCAATTACACCACTAAGGATGGGGAAGAATTCAAGTGGCAAGGTAGAGATCCGATGGTTGAGGATATTCGTAGTAATCTAGACCTTAAGGAAGAGATTTTCGCAAGAACTCTAGAGCTAGCTACAACAAAGGAATAATCCATGACTATCACAGGCGCTAAGTTAATTACCGTAACTGGAAAGTACATTAACTTCGTCAGTGGTGCAGGTGAGAACGGCACAGTACAGTTCATTCCGTCTGTGCCGTCTCTTTCCGATGCCACAGACGATCAGTTCTTGACAGTACCACCCCTGGTTGCTATCCTTCCAGGAACGATCGGAGGTACGCCGAACAGTTCAGGTCCGGGTACCTTCAGCATTACACTACCGTGTACTGACAACGACGAGTTGCACCCTGGTGGGTTTACATATACCATCATCGAGAAGGTAACCAACATGGCCAACCGCACAACAAAGGGCGTGTTGATTCCTTCTACCCTAGGTGCTACGGTAGACCTGACAACAGTACTTCAGCCGTACATTTAACAGAGGAGATAGCAATGGAGTTCAAGCCGTGGCCTTCTATCCCGCGCATGAGCAAGGAGCGTGCGGTAGTTACAGAGAAGATCGACGGTTCCAACTCAGCAGTACGCATCCGTCCGTACGATGGTACTGAAGATGACAGTCAGGCTGTTCTGCACGTCACTGTAGACGATGAGGCGTACACCCTGTGGGCACAGTCTCGCAAGCGGCTGCTTCAGCCTGGTAAGAGTACTGACAACTTCGGTTTTGCAGGATGGGTGCACGACAATGCGTCTGCACTTGTCCGTACATTGGGCTCTGGGGACCACTATGGCGAGTGGTGGGGTCGGGGTATCCAGAGGGGCTACGGACTCTCTGAGAAGCGCTTCAGCCTCTTCAATGCGCCTCGCTGGTTTGAGACGCTGCACCCGACTGAGGCACGATCTGAGGTTGACAACCTCTATATCGTTCCGCTACTGTTTGCAGGGCAGTTCTACGATCTGAATGTTGGTGAGCTTCGCAAGGATCTCGCGGACAACGGGTCGAAGGCAATGCCTGGCTTTAAGTCGGAGGGCATGGTAGTGTACCTTCGAGAGATCAACGCAAGTTACAAGGTTCTCCTTGAGAACGACGATATCCACAAGTGGGAGACACAAGGTGCGTAATTACGTCAATGAGATTCGGGATGCTGTCCGTCAGGAACTTCCCGGTATTGACGAAGATCTGTTGGACATGTACAGTCTTCTTGTACTCGTCAAGGGCAAGGAAACTACCCTGGAAGACGTACATGATGCGTGGTCAGTATGGCGTAACCTTACTCGACCTGATCACAAGTCCTTGATTCCTTTCTCTGAACTCTCAGAGGAAGTTCAAGAGCTGGACCGTAAGTATACAAATGCGATTGTTAAGGTGGCTAGTCGATGAAGTGTTAGCACAACTGCACCAATCCGCCTCACTTCCCTCCGCACTGCGGTTGCCCCGCAGGCTGATATGAAGTAACCTTGAGCCAGTACCTGATTATGGGTACTGGCTTGAGGCAGTAGAAGGACTATTAATCCTATCAAGGAGGCAAACACATGCTGGTTATTGGCGCTTGGATTGTTGGCGGACTCATTTGGCTCATCGGGTCGGGAACTACGCTCAGCGATCTGCTGGATAACGGCAAGAGCCTTAAGCAGTACCGTGAGAAGTACGGTCATGATCTGGGTATGCTGGTCTGCTGTCTTTACCGAGGCGGTATGGTTGCTGCATGGCCTGTCATGGGTCTGGGTGGTTTCGGTGTCGGTCTGGTCCGTGACAGCGTTCGCCTGATCACTGGTCGTCCGAAGAATATTGACAACGAGAAGTAAGGTTACAAATGGCTACCTTAAAGGATAGCCAGAGACAGGAAAAAGCCCTCGGCCGTTTGGTCGGGGGCTCTGTCAATTCTGGCTCAGGTAATGGATGGATACGCAAGGGTGATGTGCGTACAGAAGATGAATTGTTTGAGCTGAAGATTACATCAGCCAAATCATATTCCCTCAAGGATGCAGAGCTTGAGACATTGACTAATCAAGCGCTGGTGGATGGACGTTTACCGATCTTTATGGTAGAGTTCAAGACCACTGGTAATGAGTGGGTAATCATGTCAAAGGATGACTATCTCACCTTAAGGGAAGAAGCTAGTATTGGTAATGAAGTTACGTAGTGTTGCTCCTCAATGGTTCAGTGATGATCCAAGGAAGACAGCCAAATGTGTGTCCTTTCCCGCCACAGCGGATTATGATCCCTGGTATGGAGAGTCGGATGATCCTGAGGCAACTGACGAGACAGAAGATGCAAAGAATATCTGCTTAGGTACGTATGACGGACGACCGTGCCCACTATTAGAACTCTGTTTAGAATTCGCGTTAGTCAATAACGAGCGGTGGGGAGTTTGGGGAGGACATTCTCCAGAAGAGCGTACTAAACTACGAAAGGAAAGAAGAACTTGGCAACAATCAGCTCAGGATGGGGACCAAAGCTCTCCGGAAATCTAGCCAACTATGCCAATGCTTCTAAGGGAACACTCCTTATTGGTGATATTCAGGCCCATATGATTAAGGAGAATGCGAAACCCTCCAAGCGTAGGCAAGACATCGTACACCCTTCTGAGACAGCGAAAGAGAGCTGGTGCCCTCTAGCTACCTACTACCGGATTTTGGCCTGTAGAGAGGCAGACAACCCCTATCTCAAGCCTGCTGAGACCATCGCTCCGCAGCTCCTCAACATCTTTGACGAAGGTCACTACATCCATGACAAGTGGCAACGTCGTTTGTGGCAGATGGGGGATTTGTGGGGTAACTGGAAGTGTCTGCGCTGTGGTACCTTTGTGCGCTCAGACGTACTTCCTGATAAGTGCCATATATGCGGTGCGGGTATCGAAATCATGCAGTATCTTGAGGTACCGCTACGCTATGACCCTCTAATGATCTCTGGTCATGCTGACGGAGCTATTCCACGGTTGAATGCGTTGATAGAGATTAAGTCCGTTGGTGCCGGAACCGTTAGAATAGAAGCACCTGACGTCTATGCTCAGAACTCCAATGGCAGTTCTATAGATTTTCAGGGCCTTTGGAAGGACATCAAGGCACCATTTCCGTCTCACATTAAGCAGGGACAGCTTTATCTTGCTCTTTGTGCGCGAATTGGTCTCCCTTTTGACCAAATTATCTTTATTTATGAAGCCAAATTCAATCAGGGCGTGAAAGAATTCGTTGTAAAGCACGATCCTGAGGTCTCCAAGAGAGTTCTTAAGAACTGCTCTGATATTGTCGCTGCTCTGGATCTTGATGGTCCTCTTCCAGAGTGTCCTACTGGTACGTGTAAAGATTGTGAGAAATATGGCGCGCAGAAACCCGATTCAGAGCGGATGGTTAGAGAGCACAACTCTGAGAGAAAAGCCGTCAGAAGACCAGCCAATACTTCCACCCGGATTGTCAGACCTTCCCGATGATTTGTTGATGGATCTGCTGGTTGACTTTACCAACTGGACTGGCTACGCTGGCTATCAAGTAGCCCTGAATGAAATTGCAGAACGTAAGGCTGAGAGAAATCTTCAGCGTGTGTTCGACCGTTATAGCATTGTGCATAAGAAGGAAAAGACAGTTGCTGCGACAAAGGCTATGGTCCAGCAAGAGGAAGAATACCTTGACGCTGAGGATGCCGTTGAGCTAGCATATGCCGTAACGAAACTCTCAAAATCGGAGTATACCCACCTAGAGGCTGCATCCAAGGTAGTATCCAGAGAGTTGTCTAGAAGAATCTCCAGACGTGATCTGGAGAACCGTGCCGACAAGTATGCAACGTAGGTGAGCCATGACAGTATTACGTGGACAGTATTATCAATGGAACATACTGCCTAACCAGTTCTATTTTGTAAGTAGAATCTTCTCACCTACGAAAATTCTGTTGTTTGAAATTCCTGATGGTTTTCAGGTTTATCAGACGACTGCACAGATAGAGGCGAATTACACGCTCCTGGATTCCTTGCCACAGAATAGGCTATGGGGTCCAGGGGCGGGTGATCGTTCTGGCGTTTCCCTAGCCTACGCCTTGACAGGTGATTTTCTGTCCGCTAGAGTAGACGCACAGCACCAAACATTGAAGGCCAAGGCTCTCGCACCAACGTATCTTAGAGAGCGCTCAGTACTCGCAACAATGACTATAAGTGCTAATTTGATCAATCCGCTGATACTAGGAGGCAACCTTGCCGCGCAAGGGAGAACAGTACAGGCACACGCAGATCAAGGGTGAGACCTATAAGGTTGACACCGTTGACAAGAGTAGCAACGTGGTATACCTTAAGAACACCAACAACCGCGAGGCACCTATTCGGGTGACGTTTGATCAGCTCGCAAACAGCTACGAGAAGATTTAAGGAAATACGTGAAGTTAACAGTGTTAGCTTCCACCTATTTTGAGGAACTGCCGGGCTCTGTTAGAAATACGGAGTTCGGCAGTTTTCATGGTGGCAAGCCTCATCAGTCCGCAGACCGTCTAGCCCACTTTGCTGGACGTTCTTGTTATCAATCCTGGAAGATGCCTAATCCCGATACCGCCACTGATGAAGGCTATTTGGCCAATATCATCAAGCAAGGGCATTTCTCAGTATTGGAGCACGCTAGCGTTACCTTCTATGTTGAGGGTGTTAGCCGAAATATGACTCACGAGTTGATTAGGCACCGACACCTTAGCTACAGTGAGCTTTCACAGCGATATATCAACATGGAAGATGCCGTAATCACCATTCCGCCTGCCATTGACGCTCTTGACAACTGGATGGAGCCTGTTGGTAAGCTAGGCCGCACGATGTCTGATGCTATCAGTCGATATGGAGATATCGTAGAAATTCTGGAGTCTGAAGGCGTCAAGGGCAAGAAGGCACGAGAGGCAGCAAGAGCCTTGCTTCCTGGCGGAACAGAGACTAAGATTGTAGTCACGGGAAACCACAGAGCATGGCGTGATATGTTGCACAAGCGCTACTCTGTACATGCTGATGCGGAGATCAGGGAGTTCGCAACACTAGTTCTTGCGGAACTACGTAAGATCGCCCCTGCCACCTATCAGGATTTCCCGGATGAGCCGTTCGCATAATCACGAGAACTGCTACAAATGTACTGACGGAGTAGTGTTCGGATTCTGCGATTATGAGGACTGTGGTAATGAGTTCTGCGTAGAATACGGACACTGTTCCTGTAACTGCCACTCTGATAAGACGTGTGCATGTGGTTATTACTGGCCGAGAATGGAGAAACTGAATGTCTGAACCGAAGCTTCGTTACAAGGTTTCCTATGCAGTTGACTGTCACGATCTCGATAAGTTCGTGAATATGCATCTTGAGGGCTACGGCGTTTCCTGGCGCTCTCTTGACACAGGCTACGATGGCTACCACAATGGTAGCTACATGAGCGCAGAGGTTAAGGTCGGAGACGAGATTGAGGATGATGAAGACCAGAGCTTTGATCGTTGGCTGATTGGTGAGGGTCCGTTCTACCTTGATCCTGAGGATGGTCCAGATTCCCCATATTCTTACGATTCCCCTGGAATCCAGCACATTCTTCAGTGGCTGTGCAACCTGGCAGTCATTCCTGAGGGAAATTACGTGGTGGAACTCTGGTGGTAGATTTCTGGACTGTAAGGGACTTCATTGAAGTCCTTAAGGAGTTTCCTCCTGATACTCCGGTAATTCTCTCGACTGACGCTGAGGGAAATGAGCTTCGTATGGTAAACGGTGTTGGCAAGCGCTATGTTGAACAGCTTGAACACCGCTTCATGGAAGCTATTGACGAAGACGAGATTGACGAGTACGATCATTGGGTACTCACAACGGAGGTTTGGTAATGAAGCTAGGACGCACTAAGGCTGCAAAGGAAGAGAAGCCCAAGCCTACAGGCTTCACGGAAGAGCAGAAGCGCGGACAGCAAGCACTGAGCGATAAGCTCAAGACCAATCGATGGGTTAACGAGAATGGAGAGCTGAACTGATGGAGACTCAGACTGAGGCTGGTCCGGTTACCTGGATCAAGAACAAGTACTCTTGCCCCAAGCAGCGTGGTCGTTACTCTGGTGGAACTCACAACGGTCCTCCGAAGAAGCGTCGTAAGACTGGTAGTAAGATCAAGCCTACTCAGCAGCGCGTGATGATCATACAGGCCAACGGCAGGGTTGCGTGGGGCTGGCAGGCAGTGTAAGGTAGTACCTACCAAACACCAACAACGAGGGGAACGTTGAAATGGCAAAGCACGGTAAGAAGAGTGACGTGACTGCCACTCAGGGAAATCCGGTCATCCGAGCACTGAACAACGCAGGGACTGGTCCTAGTCCTGAGCGAATAGCTAAGGATGTTGAGATCATCGACAACGGTTGGAATAACACCGAAGAGGGTAAGGCGGACATCGCCACCAACGGTGCATCTCGTTCGGGTAAGCACGCTAGGTAGTAACTGATTGAAGGGCTCTCAGCAATGGGAGCCCTTCTTAGTTTAAGGAGTTTAGTATGACAGCACCTAATTGTGGAAAGTGTGGAAAGCGACTTAAGCGAGTAACAGTTAATCGTGAAGGTCGATGGTACTGCGATAACTGTAAGGAGATGAAGTAATGCTTCACTCAGTAAATGTGGACCACGATAATGATGTATTCGTATTCTGGCTTGACAGCAAGTCTGGAACTACAATGAAGATGACTCCGGAGGAAGCCATTATGATCGGCGAAATCGGAGAAATGGCAAGGCTTCGTAAGCTCGCTGTTAAGGAGATGGAAGAGAATGAGCGATCCGAGACCTGAATGTCCTAAGTGTAAAAAGAACGATCAGGTATTTGAGGACGATAAAAAGAAAGTAACTAAGCCAAGATTTTGGCGCTGTCTTCGTTGTGATATGCCTATTAGAAAGATGAGACTTTGACCGTTGTAGTGATCACTGGTTCCCGAGACTGGCCGATGGCTAAGGCTCATCTCATCTGGGATGCCCTCAGGAAGCTAGAGAAGGCCCATGAGAACGACTGGCACTGGTCTCCGATGGAATTGCACCATGGAGAGTGTCCGTACGGCGGAGCGGACCTTATAGGGGCTTCCTGGGCTACTGGAGCCGATTGGGAGGTTACTCCGCATCCGCCATTGAAGCAGCAGGGTTGGGCATATGCCAAGAGGAATCAGGAGATGATTGACCTAAACCCTGATTACGTGGTAGCGTGCTTCCTAGAGGGCGCGGGAAACCGTGGAACTCAGATGACATATGATATGGCTGTTCGTGCCGGACTAAAGGATCGAATCATAGAAGTGAGGGGCTAATGGACGTTTTTGACCGTATTGAGAAGATGCTTATCGCCTATCTGGCTGATGAGAGGAACATCATAGCTACTAAGGCTCACTTTGGTGACACAGAGGGTCCGTACAACGATGGCTGTGATACTTGCGGTTATGGTGGTACTGGAATGACCTTTGAGATTCGCTACGTTCTTGAGGGTGAGAAGAACTATCAGGGCCTTTACATTGAAGGTGATCCCCTGGGATTCCTTCCGACTCTACTGGAGTACGATGCTGTGTAAGTGTGGAGCTGCTGAAGCTACTCCTAAGTGGTTTCCGTATTGCTCTAAGATATGCTGGGATTTCTGGAACAAGACCAAGTGATCAATAAACTACGATGGTGGATTCGGAAGCGACGGGGACTGAAATACTGTCCCCATTGCTGGGATTACACCACATGTTGGAAGGAAGGCAAGTAATGCCAACAATGGTGGTACAGGAATGGGTAGAATCTGAGGCAGGCTGGGGAACCAGTTTTGACGGATATTCCATTCATGAGACTTCTGCTGACAGAGACGAGTACATTAAGGAATATTGGGATTCGATGCCTGATGGTCCCGCTCCCTCTGTGTACTCTCGTCCACTCGGTGAGCCTCGCGTGATGCACATCTGGGCTGAGATAGCGGATGAAGTCCATAAGACAAAGAATGGCTACAGAACATACGACAGGACAGTAATAGGTGAGTGATTTAGAACCGCGCAAGCCCGAATCCCTGTTTATAGGAATCGATCAGTCCTATACAGGGTTCGGGCTTGTTGTGTTAGATGAGAGTGGCCATTGCCACCAGAAAAGCTTATTGAAATACCCTTTGAATAAATTCAAGGACGAAGCAGACCGATTAGTTAATATCTACGATGATTTACTGATGTACTTCGCTATTCATCAAGGATCGGGAGCTACAATCCATATAGGAATGGAGGGATATGCATATGGAGCCAAGCTCAATCGGGAAAAGCTTGGAGAACTCGGAGGAATTGTCAAGCTTGTCTCAAAGCTTGTCTTTGACCAGAATCCTCAGACAATCCAGCCAACAGCTCTCAAGCAGTTCATCGGAGGCTCTGGCAAGGCTACTAAGGAAGATATGGTTGCCGCAATCCAGCAATTCGATCCCGAAATAACCAACGACAACCTAGCAGATGCCTATGGCATCGCACTCATGATACAATCTAGTTAGCAACTCCTCCTTTGCTATCTCCCTTCTAAGAGACCTATACCTGTATATCGGGTATAGGTCTCTTTTTTATCTGTATAATCAGTAGGAGACATGTACTATAAACTTGGAGAAAAATATGGTAGATAACCTGAACCCCAATGAGGTTCTTCTGAAAGTGAAGTCCGCCTCTTCCGCATCATCCCTCGCAGCAGCGATTGCTAACAATGTCTATGCCAATAAGGATATTACTCTTCGTGCTATCGGAGCAGCAGCAGTTAACCAGTCGATGAAGGCTGTCGCTATTGCTCAATCCTATGTTGGTCCTAGAGGGTATGTGTTGTCCTGCCGTCCCGGTTTTGCAACTGTGGTTATGGACGACGGAGAGATAAGCGCTCTCATCTTTAAGCTAATCATTTCTTAAACAGGGGAGAGTCCCGAATGCCAGCACAGCCAGTGGATAACAGTTTTCCACAATCACGTACCGCTGAATTCTCCTCTGGAGCCACTGGGCTTGTAGGACAGGGCACTACTCATACAGTCCAGCAAATGGCACCCCAGAGTTATTCACCTTCTTCGGTACTATCACCATTAGGTTCTACAACTAATGGAATGAGTTCCACCACTTATCAGCAAAACCGCGCCCTGAGTTATTACCGTTCTTAATTAGGAGAAACAATGGCCGAAGAAATTGGCACAGGAAGTCGCCCAACAATGGGGACTGAAGCAGCTATGCTTGCCCGCACCGGAAGACCAGAGCGTGGAAGATTACGCCCTAAGGGTGGAGCAGGCAAGGGCGGGAACGCCCTACAAGGGCCTACAGGGCACCGTAGAGCCTCTTTTGAGAAGATGGGTGCCTCCCTGCATCCGACAGCAACTCTGTACGCTCAGAACGCCGCTGAGGCTGGAGAGATGTGCAAGAGAGTTCTAATGATGCCTTCTCGTAGTTCCTGGACAGATTCATTCCGCGCAAAGGCTAAGTACGGTCGCGCTATGTAAGAAAGGCAATAGCCAATGACACTAAATCAGCACCCCGCGAATATTGCTAGATTCGAGAAAGAATCCTGGGTAGATAAATTACCTGATGCTATGACTGATGCCATTGGCAAGTTATCTTTCATTGCGTGGGCTACTATCGTAGTCCTAGGTTGGATATTGTGGAATACACTAGCTCCACATGGAATGCGTTATGATCCATTTCCATTTGTATTTTTGAACCTAGCGTTCAGTGCGTTCGCATTTTACAGTGCGCCATTGATTCTTATGAGTCAAAATAGACAGAGCGAGCACGACCGCGCGAGAGCAGAGGAGGACTTGAAGACCGATAAGCGCACGTTGGCCATTCAAGAACGAATCGCGGAACACTTGGCTGTAAATACAGCCGATATAGAATAGAGGAATTATGCCTAGTTCAGTTGCAGGTATGAATAACGTCAGTTACAATCCACCTGTAGGACAGCAAGGCTCTGTCACACAGTATGGTGGTGGCGGAGGAATGCCTATCTCTGGCTTCCGCTCTATCCTTGATGCTAGACTAGCCGCAGCTACAGGCAAGACTCCAGAGGCACAATATCCTGATGGTTATCTAGGCTCTGTCGTTGATAGACGTCAGGATAAGCTTCTACAAACCGTACGAAATAATGCCCGTAGCTATACCAGAGGGGTACACAAAGGATCACGAATCTCACCAACAGATTACTTCTGGCCGGATGATTTGACTCCTTACTCTTCTCTGGAGAGACGCATGGCAGGAGATAAGCATAGATATGCTGCTCAAGGTAATCCAGCGGAAAGACTAGCTCATGGTGGTAAGTACATTACTAATGAGGAAGCAAAGCAATTCGCACAGGAACTGAATATTGCTTTCGATCCACAAATGAAGGTAGTGTCCCCTAACGTAAGAGCCTTCCACTCAAAGTACAATCTACCTGGTTGGAGTCAAACAGGAAGTGGGATGAGTCTCTAATGGAAAAGCAGAATACCAATTACAATCCTGATAAGCGCGAACAGGGCAATAACTCAATATATAACTGGACTCGCCCTTTCCAGTCCATGCAGGAACAACTTGTCCAGCAACAGTTATTAGATAATGCTACCGCTGAGGCTGCAAATAGAAGACCGCCAATTCCTAATATCGGAAAGATTCCCAATCGATTTGGTTATAGAAGCTATCCACCAGGAATTGCCGATATTCTTGTTGTAGATGACTCCTTCTCTTCCAACTTTGGTGACTTCTCTGGAACAGAGTCTGGCTATGGTGGTACAAGTTATCCCCAGAATCCTTCTCTTCCTTAATAGGAGTACAAATGGCAGAACCAATCAAGAAGGCAGCAGCAAAGAAAGTAGCTGCTCCGAGACGTGCCACAGACAAGAGAACTGTTGGCTCAGCGAAGAATCCGAAGAAAGTTACAGCCGCGTCTGCTGCAACCTATAAGGCTGTAAAGCCTGTAAAGGTAGCCAAGGGCAAGGCAGGCAGACCTAGAAAGGCTCAGTAAATGGCTTATCCAAGACTAAGATCAATGAATGCATCCCTTAATGAGGGAGCAACTGACGGACTTTACAAGAAGATCCGCCCCAATGTAGAGTGCGCAGACACAGATGACAAGATTCAGAACCTGACCTATGATGCACGTGAGCAACTGAGTCTTCCGTACTACGGTGTTGGTATGGCACGTGAAATGCGTGTACCAGCGCGTCTACAGACTGTCACAACCCCTGATTTCTACAAGAACAAGCTGGAAAGACTTGAAGATGATGGCGTTCTAGGACAGACTTGGTAGTACTTTCCTAACACTGCACCACAGCCCCTGAGTTGACAGATGTCGGTCAGGGGCTGTAGTCTTAGGTCAGTTGTTACAGAACAAAGACATTTGATTTGTAAGAACCGTCCTTATTGTCTAGAGATTGGACTATCCATGTCCAGTAGTATAGGAAAGCGTGCAGTTGTTACCAGCACCATGATTGCTTCGCTGGTTGGCTCAGGTCTAGCACTTGCACCTGATGCTTCCGCAGCAGTAAACTACGCACCAGCCGCTGTTAAGGTGGCTAAGTCCAAGATTGGTGATCCTTACTATTCTGGTGCTACAGGACCGAACAGTTTCGACTGTTCTGGTCTTACGCAGTATTCCTACAAGAAAGCGGGAAAGAAGATCTCCCGCACCGCTCAACAGCAGTACAACACTACAACGCATATCGCTTGGAAGAATCGTAAGCCTGGAGATCTAGTATTTTTCTCCTATAAGGGTACTCATCATGTTTACCATGTTGGTATCTACATCGGCGTTATCAATCACCATTCCACAATGATAGCTGCCCCCTATTCCGGTGCTAAGGTCCGCAAGGAAGTTATTTACTCGAAGTACTGGGAATCTCACGCAAGCATCTCCTTTGGAAGGGTTAAGTAAATGAACAAGACACAAAAGATTGTTGCCACTACCGCAATCGCGGCTGGTCTGGCGAGTATTGCTACTACAGCTAACGCAAGCTCTGCTGACTGGAACGCTATAGCTCAGTGTGAATCCAGTGGTGATTGGCATGATACGGCCGGAATGTTTGAAGGGGGACTACAGTTCCTCAATTCCACATGGCTCTCCTATGGCGGAGGTAAGTATGCTCAGCACGCTTACAACGCTACACCCTCTCAGCAGGTTGCAATTGCTGAGAAAGTCCTGAATTCGCAAGGCCCTGGAGCTTGGCCTAACTGCTTCCGCAGTGGGAATAGCTCACCAAGCGACTCTACGGGGTCTAGAAGCGCCGAACGTCGCTCCTCCGTACAGAAGGCACCTGAGAAGACTTACAAGGCTCCTGAGACCACTCAGAGCGCCCCGAAGAATAACGTGCACACCACGTTCACCTACCGCATAAAGGAAGGCGACACACTGTCCTTCATTGGTTGGTACTTCAATGTAGACTGGCACAAGATCTACAAGACAAACAAGAAGGTCATTGGGAATAATCCCAACTTGATCTTTCCTGGTGAAGTTCTTACTATCACCGTGAACTACTAAGAAGGAGGCTCCCTAGGATAGACTGGGGAGCCTTTTTCTGTTAAGATGAGATGGTTGAACCAGACGAAATACAAAAGGACTACTAGATGACAGACACGTTTGATCCATATAAGGACAAGTCAGTACACAAGACTGGTTTGCTTATTTGTTGGCCATGTAAGAAGATCGAAGAAATTCCGGATTATGACCCGGATAACGCAGACAATGATCCGCGTATTGGTCATATCATAGAAATTCACCTCCGTCGTCACCCATCATTTGAAGACCGCAACATTCTTGAGTGGATGTCTCTTGGCTTTGTTCCTACTCGTCATTTCAAGGACCCTCAGTATAAGAAGCAGATCATTGATCAGATTCTAGAGGGTAATGGAAAGACCGGTTTTGATGACGAGTTCTATGACACCACCAATACCTTTAAGGAAGATGCCCTGGCTTGCTACCAGAGACACAATCGTCCGGCATTCAAGTCAAACACATCTCCTAAGTGCAACGACTATCTAAATCACAACATGGAAATCAAGCCTAATACCTCTCGTGAGCGTAAGATTGCTGGACTTCCTACGTACGATGAGACTAAGATCAAGAAGAGCTTTATTTGCGAATACTGCCCGTATCACCAATCCGTTAAGCTGGAGCTACGAAAGTAATGGCGTATGAGTTCACGGAAATTGATGATAAGGTTCTCGATTTCATGCGAGATAACTTTATTGCAATTGCTACTCAAGTCCTAGCTGATAAAGGTAAATCTACCTATTATTGGGCAGGGCTTAAACTGGAAATAACTGAAGGTAAACCAAATTGGAGTACAACGGATGACAATTGACCTAGAAGAGCTACAGAAGAAGCAGGCCGCCGAATTACTTGCTGATAAGGATTCTGGAGCTGAAGAGGTTACTACAGCTTTTCTTATTGTCCAGGACAGCAATGGTCAGTGGGCTGCTTATGCTGATTTCGCGGACAAGGATCTCTCTATGGAGAGAACAGCTACCATGGATGACATTGTTGGTGGTTGCGCCAATGTTCAAATGGGATGTCAGGTTCAGCAGTCTGCTATGTCCACAATCATTATGATGGAGCAGCGAGCTGCACAGATGCAGTTCCAAATGCAGCAACAGCAAGAGGCTTCACGAGTAGCCTCCCTAATTGATCCAAGTAAGTTGAGAGTGTGATTATATGACAATGTCCGGACCACAGAAGTACCCTGGTGCCGTATTAGACGAGTGGTACCACAATAATTATCCTGGAGACAAGCAGGAAGTAAACTGTATTGTTCTCCACACTACTGAGGGACCTACCCTTACTGATTACAACAGTGGTGCTGTTGCTCCTAACTTTACTGCTGTCCCTGATTTCAAGAACGAAAAGCTAGTATGGCATCAGCACTATGACTTTGACGAGTCTTCACGTGCGCTTGTTCATGCTTCTGGACAGCCAGCAACGAACACCAATAACGTATGTCAGATTGAGTTGGTAGGAACTTGTGATCCTGCTACTCACAACAAGTGGGGAACAAAGACTCCACACATTTACTGGCCTGAGGCTCCTGATTGGGCTTTGAAGGAACTTGCTAAGTTCCTTGCTTGGGCTAATGAGAACCATAACGTTCCTCTTTCTGGAGTTCCTAATTGGGAAGCATATCCAGCTTCTTATGGAACTAACAACGGTGTCCGTATGACTCAGGCACAGTGGGCTGTATTCCGTGGAATTTGTGGACATGAGCATGTACCTGAGAATTACCACGGTGATCCTGGAGCGCTACCATTTGCAAGACTGCTAGCATTTGCCAAGCTGATTGTGAATCCGCCTACTCCTACCCCACCCACACCACCTAAGCCAAAGCCTCCTGTGTACACTCCTCCAGCCTTCCCAGCAGGGTTGGCACCAGGGAAGAGCAACCCTTCCGCACAGCCTCTACAGAAGGCCCTGAAGGCTACAGGATGGATGGCTAAGAACGTCACTCTGTCCAACAACTATGGACCTAAGACACAGTCCGCTGTGGCTGGATTCAACGAGAAGCACGGTCTTAATGACCCTGGTGTAAAGTCTGATCCTGCTATCGGTCCTAAGGGTTGGAAGCTGTTGTTCACACTGGCTTACGGCTCTTAACTACAAGACTAAAGGGAATCTCTCCGATACACTTGGAGGGATTCCCTTTTTCTTATTTCTACGGTAGGATTGACGCATGAACGATATACGCATTGAACTAGGGGCCAGTAGTTATTTCAGTCGCCCCTCCAACATACTTGATCCAAATCTATTCGAAGGTGAGCACCTAAGACCCGATGTCAGAGAAACTATCCTCCGTATTTACATGGATTACATGGCTTCTCATTACAACAATCCTAGCCAGTGGTCTATGGTTTGGTTGGCAGGCAGTGGAATTAGTTTCCAGTGGGCGGCAAATCGTGGTAATGGTGATCTGGATGTACTGTTCGGGATTGACTACTCCCGATTCGTCTCAGACAATCCAGAATTCATGTACTCCGACCGACACGAAATAGCGGAATACATTACTACAGACCTACGCCGGAACCTCTGGCCAATTACAGCGCATACTTACTTTGGCTTAGGAGAATACGAGCTGACATTCTTCCTTAATGACAATGTGGAAGGTACTGATAACTCTATTGTCAATATTCATCCGTATGCTGCCTACAATCTGACAAAGAATCAGTGGACCATTAAGCCACCAAGACTATCTGAACAGCCTGGAGAGGCTTATCCAGCAGATTACTACACTCAGGCAGAGGCTAACAAGCAGTCTGCTGAGGCTCTAGTGGAGCGCTATAATGCCATTCGCAGAGAAGGTGCAACTTTGAGACCTGGGAGTCCACAGGATGTTAATAATGCTAGACATAAAGCTTTGGTACGAACAGAGGCGCAAAATCTCTTTGACTCGCTCCATTTGGGTAGAAAGATGGCTTTTTCGAACCAGGGAGAAGGATATGGAGATTTCTATAACTTCCAATGGCAGCACGCAAAGCAGCATGGAGTAGTAAACGCACTTAATGAGATAATTAACTAGGAGAATTAAATGGGTGAATCATGGGGAAATCACGTAGCTATAGTTGTTAATGGCATCCTAAGACAGCCAAACGACTCATCTGTCATCATTCCAGGACTACTGATTTACAAGTCTCTGGTCAAGGATCACAGGGTTTCTCTCATTATTGATAGTGCAGCTAAGGAAAAGGTTCAGTATTGGCTGCTTATGAATTCTCTTATTGATCACGTAAACGAGATCTATTGGGATGAGACTGATCCTGAAGATGTGAGCAAGAGACGACTACGTCAAATTGCTCGCTTGAGAAAGCAGGGACCACTAGGACTTGTTTACGAATCTGACACCGAGGCGGCAACAGCATTGCTGAGAGCACAAATTCCTACGATGCTTTTCCTACATCCTCAGTACACACACCCTGATTTCCGTCCTGGACATTCCACCGAACCAACCCCTTGGAATAATTTGCTGGAAGAGAAGATACGACAGCAAGAGGCCAGAGCGACAGATACACGACTTCTAGACTTCTAAGGAAATACTATGGCAGCAAATATTCCAGATTTAGGAGCTGTAGCCCATTTGGGTGGACAGTTCCATCACAATGTCTTTGCTCATGCTCAGAAGAGCTTGAATACTAAGAGCAAGCAATATGCTGCTGCGCATGAAACTCAGGTAAAGCAGACTGCTGCTAACCGTCAGAGATTTGCTCAGAGCGCGGCTCAAGGAATCAAGCAAGGGCAGGCAGCATACGCTAAGAACGTGAAGACACAACAGACAGCCGCTAAGAAGGCTGCTGCGGCTCACGCACAGGGTGTGAAGTCTGGTAGAGTGGCCCCAGCACAGGGCGCACCACCACGTACCTTCGCTATGGGAACAACCTCAGCACAGAAGGCACAGGCTAAGGCCACTGCGGCAAGTGCAAAGACTATGCAGCAACAGCGTAACTTTGCTCATGGTCAGGCTTTGAATTATCAGGCAGCACAATTCAGAGTTCAGCAGCAGCAAAGAAACAATGCACACGGACAGGCTATTCAGCATCAGAAGCAATTGGATAAGCAAGCAGCTAAGGGAGGTCCAGTGAATACCGCAGCAGCGCCTAAGGCTCCTTCTCTGACACCAGCATTCTCTAATCCGACTGCTACCCATACTCCTGTCAGAGCCCAGGGAATTGCAGCTACTACGTTCTCATCTCAGCTAGCACCACAGAGACCTACCGCAAGCCCTCAGGGGTCTGCTGTAGCCTCTTTCAGCCATGGGACCACTCCTAGTACGCCTGCTGCTCCCGCAGCGCGCTCAGGCAGCGTCACAGGGCCTCAGTTCCCTCAGCACGTCCATCCCGAAGGTTCCTCCACTGCTCCACTTCCCAACCTGACAGCACGTCAACCTAAGCCGAATACATTCACTACCGGTTCACGTAATGCGCAGCCTGGTGGAATTGCTGCGAGAGGTTCACAACTAGAGGCTTGGGCTATTGGAAGACAACAGCAGATTCGTCAACAAAGAGGATCTAACAATACGCAATTGAGATTGGGAGACTAATCATTAAGCTATATTTTCATGAACCTAGGTATTTATTTGCCTAGGTTCATGGTATTATATAGACATGAAAACTAAAACCTGTGCGTCATGTAAGCATGACCAACCAATAGCTATGTTCGCGCGCAAGGAATACACAACCAAAAAGGGTTATGTCAATTCCTATGTGCTTCGTGTCTGCGATATGTGCCGAGATTCGGATCATTATGGGGAGAAATATTGCTCTAAGTGTGGAGGATTAAAGCCATTAGACCAGTATTTCCAGCGTAAGGATGCCCCTAACCAGAAATATCAGGCAGCGTGTAAGAGCTGTGTCAGTGTCTACGGCAAAGAATACCGAGCTAAGAAACTATACGGCATCACTTATGACGAAATTCAGAGTATCAAGGCAGAGCAGGAAGACTCCTGTACCATCTGCGGAGAGATTACACAACTCGTGGTAGACCATAACCACACTACTGGACAAGTTAGAGCTTTGCTGTGTGATCTATGTAATAGAGGTTTGGGGTATTTTAGAGACAATCCTGAACTCCTTATGAGAGCTAGTAACTATTTGCTAGAGAAAGGCTACGCAGGGTGAAACTCTACTTCCAAGGAGCACATCTGCCCACCTATCGGAACCTTATTAAGGAAACCGGGGTGGGCAGTAGCTCCCTGTCCTATTTAGGACTACGTAATCGTACTAACTTTGGTAAACCGTGGTTGGTGTCCAAGTATTTCCCAGAGGGACATTCCCTTTTTGTGGATTCAGGATGTCAGACCTTGAATAACGCCAAAGAGCAGAAGTACACAAATGAAGAATTAAAGGAAATAGCGCAGCATTACTATTCATGGATAGAACAGAACATCGATAACATCGAGATCTATTCAGAGTTCGATGCTCTGCAATTGGGCAAGTCATTTATTGAAAGCCATCGTGAATCTGCACGAGAGCTGATGTTCGACAAGTTCCTGCCTATTTGGAGAGAAGATGACGGACTAGATGAGCTTTACCGTTTAGGGGAGAAGTTCGGCCGTGTGGGAGTCTCACAGACCCATCTAAAGGGCAGAGATCTTATCCCTACGCTCAACCGAATGGCTGATGCTGGAATAGAACTCCATGGTTTGGCTATGACAAAGCAAGATATAATGCAAGCGGTTAGATGGACATCGGTCTCATCAACCTCTTGGGTTTCTCCTCAGAAATACGGAGCCACATTCGTCTGGTCCCACAACCAATTGAAGAGCTATTCCAAGGAACAGAAGGAACAGGCCAGACGAAAGGAAAGATTCGTCATAGAGGCTGCCGGATTCGACGTAGAAAAGATACTAGGAGAAGATCCTAAGGAACTTCTACGTCTTTCATTGTGGTCCTGGTCACAATTTGTTGACTCAATTAATGATAAAAAAGCAAGAGGAGTAACTACATCCATGATTTCGCATGGTGACGACTTTACGGAAAACTATGATGACGCAGTTGGTGGTGTTATAGAGCCAGTGCGGAACAGAGTATCAACTCCGGTGCCGAGAGATCCGGACCGAAAAGTTGTAATACCGCTCATAAATCTAGAGGAGAATCTAGAAAAGAGACGTAATGCCCGGACTGGTGAATTGGAGACTATTTCTTCACCTAAGCTGAAGAGTCGCAGCGATTCTATGCGTCTTTGTGATACTTGTTTTCTAGCTGCAAAATGCCCCATGTTTGAAGAAAACTCAACTTGCGCGTATGATATCCCCATCACTATCCGCACCAAGGAACAAGCGCAGGCACTTATGGATACCATTGTGGAGATTCAGACGCAACGTGTTCTATTCATGAAAATGGCTGAGGATGCGGAAGGTGGCCACGCTGATCCTATTCTTTCCAACGAATTGGATCGCCTGGTAAAGATGATGAAGACCAAGAGTGACATGGAACAGGAGGGCTTTAGCCTTACTGTTACTGCTAAGCAGAACGGTCAGCCTGGAATCGTTGAATCTATCTTCGGACCCATGGGTGACATGAGTAGATTACGAGAACTTGAGGCTCCTCAAGATCCTCAAAATATTGCAAGCCAATTAGGCATAATTGATGCCGAAGTATACGAAAACTAGTAAAGGAACAATAGTAACTACATGACTCAGCAAATTGAGGAATATGACACGGACGAGTTCTTTGAGGACGAGTCAGAATTCCTGGAAGATTATGAGTTTGAGGACTTCAAGCCTTGTCCAGCTTGCTTTGGTACGGGATTGGACAGAGAACTAGATGCAGATTGCCTAGACTGTTGGGGAGATGGCGTTGTCTAACGAACAAGTATTTGATGAGATGGTTGATAATCTATTAGCAGGAGAAGGACTGGTTGCTGAGTTTGATTCAGGGCTGACCCTTTCCGCCTATGACATCGATCGTATAGGGATAACTCTTGATGAACCAGGTCACACTATTGATATCGTAATTACAGGGGAAGAGCTTGATTATCTCCACCTGTTCCTGGAAGCACTTCATGCAGCACGACAGAACGTAGAAAACGTTAATTGGGATGAACTTCTTACCGGAAATTAACCAATAATCAAAACAGAAAACCCCTTAGAAATCTAACCGGAAATCTAAGGGGTTTTCTTATTTATTCGTCGTCTTTCCACACCCACATATATTCAGGATTGCGGGACCAAGCAGGCTCAGGCTCATACCAAGGCTTGGGCTTAACGACTTCTTTGATCTTATCGAGATCGCAGAGAATATCCCTAATCAAATCCTGCTGCAATGGGGCGAAGTAGCTCAGATAAGTCTCAAAGCTCATGTTCGGTCGCATCTCGTTCATCGTCACGATAACTGACGACACATACTCAATGTCATAGCCCATGATGATATGTCTCCCTTTTCATGGTATTAGGCATAAATCGGACATAGCGCCAAATATCCGACATTTATTTTCGGGCACCCCTGGTACGAATCCATAGGCTGCCGAGTGGCCCGACAGGTGGCCCTTAGAGCGCAAGCGCTCCGTTCATGACTACATTCAATCACGCCTCACGGTGCCTGTCAAGCGCTCCCGCTCCCCTTTCTTGCGAGTCTCTGTGTGCCCGTGTGGCGCGTTGTTGGGAGAACCCTAGCACGTGTCCCCCATCCTCCCCTGTACGTGCGTGAGAGAGGCACACAGACACGCTCTGACGTGCGGAGTTGACATCCCCCGCCATCGGAGTAATGTTCTCCCTGTCACCGCAACACAGCGGCAGACGAGAGGAGCGGCAGAAATGCCCGGTTGGAATGAGTGCAGCATCTATGATGACAAGTGCCGGAACAAGACTTGTGATCACGTCACCAACAAGTCTCGCCCGGTTGTCACGATGGATGAGCGGATTATGGACATCGTGACGGATAGGGGAATCCCCTTCCGCGTAGTGTACGGTCACAGGAAGTACCGGAACGGTGAGCTTTCCAAGTCTCCCGTAGTCGCTTTCTATGACCGTAGGTACGACTTTGACACACACGGTCAATTCGTGGCAGATTACGGCCGTGAGACGCTGCTAGAGCGTCACGCCAAGGGTTGGGGACTTGACCTTGACGGGGGAGTTCCTAACTGGACGGTAGACGCTTCCGCCATGTACGTTGTGATGACGTGGCTTAACCACATGGCCTACGCCGAAACGCGCTAGCCTCCACTATCGTCTAGGGACTTGACAAGCCCTAGTCGGTAGGGTTCACTAGAGCCAACAACGACACGCACCACCCAACGAAGGGTTAAGAAAATGGCTATCCTCACGATCACGGAGTCTTGCCCGGTTCACGTTGCGCACGGCGGTAACATTCCGCTGAACTGCTTCGATGAGGCTACGGGCGCGGTTCTGTCCATCCTGACGGATGCTGCGCCGGTTGAGGACATCGTGAGCCTCACCCGTACGTGGATTGACCAGGAGGGGAACGACACTGCCGCTCTGGAGTTCATGAGCTATGACGGATCGGAGATTTTCGTCACTTTCTCCGCGTAGTGGGATTTAGGGCTCTTCCCCCGAAAGGGGGAAAGGCTCTATGTCTTCCTAATCGGAATAGGAAGCTAGCGAAAGGCCATGAAATGGCTATTGGTGAGTCGTTCAACTACCTTGAGCTTTCTTTCTGTGCCACCGTTGGCACTGAGGGAATCGACCGGCGGGTTATCTTCCGTGATGTCGAGTTTGACGACACTCACGACGCTACGCAGGTTGACAACATCATCAAGGGAATGGAGCGTGCAGGGTGGGAGATTCACACTGCCCTGATCAACACGGACAATGACTCTCAGTACATCGACAATAAGGACGCTGCTACGGTGTCCGCTGTCTTTGATGCGCTGTTCGAGTCTCCGGAGGATGCCGGTAAGATCATCGCTTACGGTGAGCTTTTCGGATGGATGGAAAGCAATTTCGAGCGCAACCGTTACGGCCGGAAGTATGAGGATGGCTTTTACGGTGTGTACGACAATGCGGAAGAGTTCGCGCAAGAGTTCGTAGAGAATGACGAAGAGTTTTCGGGCATTCTGAATTCCCCGTATGTTTCGATTGACTGGGAACTCACTGCGGACAATCTGATGAACGATTTCGCAACGCATGAGTACGGTTATGAGTTGTACGTGTTCGCCAACCACTAATTACCCGCTTTAATCATCTCTCCCCGAAAGGGGAGGGGTGGTTATGGCTGATAATTGGGTCAGTCAAAAAGAACAAAGGATAAACAAATGCGCATTGCCGTTATCACGTGGCCTACGCTTGACAACGACTATGCAACGCATATCATTGCGGGAAACAACAAGACAGATCAGCAGCTTTCGCAACTCGCGTGCCGTTGGGCTGTCCTGGGATTGTCCGCAAAGGCGTACAAGGCTTGCACGATTGAGCTTTTCACCGTGGAACTCCTGAACAAGGATTATGACATGGTGAAGGAAGCGGAGTAATGTTCTCCAAAACGCTTACCCGTAGCGGTAACGATGATGACCCTAACCCTGTTGGTGTAGGCTTTTACTACATTGACGATATGCGAGAGAGGCACGCGAAAATAGTAGTTGCCCGTTGTCTTACAAAGCATTTCGATACGGGCAAATACGATCGTCGTTGTGTCTTCTATGGTAGGGACGGAAAGGCCATTAGTACAGGCTGGTTCCTGCGCACTGATTGACAGCTTTAGTCATCTCTGGAATACTCCAGGGGTGGCTATGGCTAGCAATCCGCTAGTCTCACGTACGAAAGGCAAAACAACACAATGGTTACTTACGAGCGTCAGTCTCCCGCTGATATCCGTACGGGTGACAAGGTTACGGATGCGCTTGGACGTGAGTTCATCGCGTATTCCGATGCCGAGTTGTCTATGGGTGACTACTGCGTCAATGGTGCTCTGATGAATGGTGACGTGAAGTCGTTCATTCTCGACACTGACTCGCTTGTGACTATCTCTTATGACGAATCCGATTGGAATATGGATGAGTTCTAGGATCTTCTGGAAACTGTTTCGACGGTTCCACATTCCAAAGTACGACGAACACGGTTACTGTGTTCGCTGTGACTAACTGAATAGCATTACAGCCGATAGCCTCATTCTTCGCTAGAATGGGGTTATCGGCTTTTTTGTGTTTCATCGCAATTGGAGAATCAATGGATAACCAATCATCGTCTCATGGGTTATGGGACAGAAAGACATATACAAGTGCGGCTGTCTCTGCCTTATTGGCTGCTGCCGTAGCTTTCACTGTGTGCGCCGTTCGTGGGGACACCCTAGCTCTAGGGCAGGCAGCAAGTGTAAGCGTCTCAGACAGCCACACAGGAGCGTCTACGGGCGCACTGTGCCTAGCAGGAGGGAAGTAAGCCATGCCGTATGAAGTACGCAAGGTAAAGGGTGGATACGTCGCAGCGCACAAGGGAACTAGCAAGACCTTTAGCAAGCATCCACAGAGCAAGGAAACCGCCCGTAAGCAGATTCAGGCTATCGCCATCCATACACACGAGTTCAGCCACGGAGCCTCAAGCGGTCGCTAGGCACCCTGTACGCCTCTCTGACAGCCTCACGTACCCCAGTTGGACAGAGAGACCGACCCACCTAAAGGATCTTGTTAGAGAGCCGTACAGAGCTTCTAGGGTTTGTGTCGGCACAGCGTGCTGTGTACCTGTCAAGTCCCTACACACGAAAAACCCCTTACGCCTAATTCCTCAAACTGAGGAGACGTAAGGGGTTTTCGCTATTTACTGGTGAAAGAGAATCTTGTCACCATTGACACACAGGTGATTACTCACCTTAGCGTGTGCCATTGTCTTACAGTCCTTATTGAATTGTCCATCTCTTGCAGCGGGAGCACCAGCAAGGACAAAGAGAATGATTGATGCGCCAATGCCTATCATCAGCCCATAGAACATACCTAGGGGGAATTCCACTCCATTACTCCTATCGGGTGAGGATGTCAGCGAGTTTTTCCAGGAATGCGGAAACCTTCGCGTCTTGATAGAAAGGGTCAAAGACTGTGCCTGTGAGTTCCCCCGCTTCCTTGTGGTGGAACTCAGCAGCCGTATTGAATACCGCTTGCCCCTTTCGTTGTCCCTCACGAACCTTAGAGGCAACGATTGCCCAGAACTCTGGAGAATACAGATCTTCCATTGTTCAGCCCTTTCTAGTTAGGCATAGAGAAAGCCACTCGTTAAAGTGGCTATCCCTAAACTCAACTAGCGACCAACAGCAAACCGCATGAGGGACATTTCATCCCCCTGTGTGACGCTACCGAAGTATTCCAGAACCTCAAGGGTCCAAACGTCACCAGCCGCACCCTTGTTGCGAACAGCCTTAGCGATTGCGCAACTGTTGTGATTGCTGAGAAGGGAAGGCCAGATATCGGCCACCTGCTCAGAGCTACCGCCCGTAGCGTCATAAACCTTGAAAGAGATATTCCGTGCCTTCTGGAAAGAGCTACCACGCTTGAATGCGCTAGCCACAAAGACAATGGAAGTGACCGGAGCGGGAATCTTGTCAAAGTTCAGGGTAACGGTTTCGTCGTCACCCTCACCGTGTCCGGTCTGATTGTCGCCACTGTGCACCATAGAGCCGTTGCCCAGAGGATCGAGAGAATCCAGACCAGCAAGACGCACAGGGTTTTCCCCGCTCATCGCAATTGCGATCAGGTCAAGGTCAGTGCCTGCCTTCTTCTTGATCTTGCCCAGGATGCCACCAGACGCACCAGCGGTAGTGTCCCAAGAAACGCCAATCTGAAGACTGGTAACGCCCGGAAGGTCAGCCGCGCCCATGTCCTTGGTAAGCGTAATCATTTCTGTTTTTCTCCATTCGGTTTAGTGGACCATAGAGAATATCGGGTTTCCCCGATACTCCCTAAAGCACGCTAACCCTTAGAACGACTTCCAGATATCCAAGAACTTACTGCCGAACATTCCGGCGAGAACCAGACCAGCAATCAGAATCAATCCGACCACCAGCGCGATACCAAGAAGGAACTTACCGATTGCCACCAGAACGATTCCCACAATCACAGCGAGAACCAGACCAGCGATTACAGCAGCAATACCCTTGACCATTTCCTTAGCCTCTCTAGTTGGGAGGGAAGAACTCCGATATTGCTACCGGAGTTCAACCCATCCGACTAGAACGGAGCAGGCGCACCCTTGTTGATCTTGAACTCTTCTGCCTGCTGCTCAGCCTGTCGCGTCCACCAGTCACGCGCGCTCTGAGTGATCGCAGCGTGCGCCATGTGCCACGTGTTCGCGTTGACTCCCTCAGGAGTCGGGGGAATCTCGCTAGGCTCATCGAGAGCAAGTCCACTCTTGACAATCCGAGACTCATAAACCATGTCTCCCGTTTCGTCATCAATGAACTGATCCAGTCCATCAATCACGGGGAGAGGCTTAGGCGCAAGCTCAGCGAGCTTATCCGCCAAGTCCTGTACAGCGTCCGCAGTCTTAGGCGCATCCTTTCGGATTTCGGCGATAATGTCACTCACCTTGTCCTCAGAAATTACCTGCTCACCCTTGCTTGCGTCAAGCTCTCGCCTACCCGCTTCCGGATTGTCAAAGTCAACCGGAATGGTGACAGTCTCGCCATTCTCCGCAATTACCGGAGTAACGGCCGGAATCACTTCCGAGGAAACGAAACCCTGTGCGCGCTCATCTGCATAAGCGTTGTACGCCGTACGATCCTTGTAATCCTGCTCCTTTTGAGTGAGCTTGCGCGGTTCATCCTTGACCACCTGAACCATTCCGTCAAGCGCTTCCCGCGCGATGCTCTCGGCATTCTCGGCCGAGACATCCGGAACGTTGATCCACCACTCAGCGGAGAGGCCACGTCCTACCGCGTCCACAAGCTCAACATCTGCCAGGGAGTCAAGAGCGGCGAACGCTTCCGCAGGAGTGACCCCCATTTCAGCGGCGAAATCCTCGGTTGAAACCGGGTCATCCTCCGTCACGTCGAAAGACTGGAGAACCACGAAAGCCTTAACCAGGTCAAGCGCTCCGCTGTTGTTCTTCGGTCGAGAAGCCATTTTCTGTGTCCTTCCGTTAAGTTCCCTGGTTAGGAACTTGATAGGGAAGACGTTAGCGAACCAACGTCTACCCTGTCAAGCCACTAGCTCAAGATCTTTTACAGCTCACACGGACCCTGGCAGTACTCGCATTCGTACTCTTCCGTGTCGTAGTCGTACCAAGCGTCTGCGTCATCCTGCCCGAAAACGCCACCGTACCAGTCTGAGACGCTGTAAGCGTCTTCCTGCTCCCTCAGCTCTTCCAGAGCCTCAGAGAGCCACTGTGCGCGCTCCACGCGCTTGATGTGCCGGTTGTGCGCCGCTCCCTTGTCTCCCTCATCCATGTAACGGTGAGGCAGCACACGAGAGTTTCCGATCACTCCCGACTTACCGGAGTTCTTACCGCTGTGCCAGCGACGCGAACCGGTACGCGGAACGGGAATCCCCTTCACCTTCGCGTGAACGAGCTTGGGACGCTCGTAACGGTAGGTGTCCGGGATTTCCGCAATGAATGCGTCCCACTTCTTCATGTCCGAAACGTAGGCGTAATAAGCCTTGTACCATTCGGACATGTGGTCAAACGCCATGATGCGGGGGAATTCGGGCTTGATCATGCTTTCACCCGTGAGCCGGTTGTAAGCGCGTCCCCACACGTACGACATTTTGTGTTCCTTCCTGCTGTCCTGCTGACAAGTCCAAATCTAGTGGACACTCCCGCACCCTGTCAAGCGACAGGATGCGACAGAATCAACTAGCGAAACAGGTCATTTTCCATGGTTTGCATTGCATAGTCGAAAATGTCCGGTTCGTACTCGGTACGGTCCGCGTATGCGTCACAGTTGTACGAGCCACAATTGCACGGCTCATCTTCCAACCATTCGTCATAATCGGTTTCGATATGCGACCAAGCATTACGCGCCATTTCTGGCGTGTCGTAAATGGTCGAGAACACAAACCCTTGCGAGTCGTATTCCACAATTGCGCAGAGATCTTCGAACAGTTCGTAATATCCGAATGTCTCAGCCTCACCAAGCGATTCCGTATTGAAACCGAAATCACCCATGACCGAAAGAATCTCGGTCCGGATATCCTCTCCGTACTTGTGCGAGTGATAACCGACAGTTGTAGCGGGGAAATGCTTGTGCAATTCCACTTCCGCACTTACCGCCGTGTCATCCTTTGTTGCCCACCAAATCCCCTTTCGATTCTCGATGAGGCTTTCACAAACTCCACAGAGCGAGAATCCACCAATTACATTCACTTGGATTGCCTTTCGACTAGGGAACCATAACCGATATCCCGTTTCCGGGATACCGATTAAAGCACACTAGATCAAACCGGCACGCTGCGCAGTCTTGCGCATGATCACGCGAAACTCACCCTTTACGTGAGTCTTGGCGAAACTGTTTGCAGCGCGCTTTGTGAGCGGGAGATTTGCGCCGAACACCACACGCTCACTCTTCCCGTTGTTGGAAACAACAACGTAGTTGGAAGGCTTAACGAGCATGAAAGGGGGATTCATGAGCATCTGCATTTTGTTTTCTCTTTTCTAGTAAATGCGAGCGGTAAAGCTGAGGATCGGGACCTTAGCAAGGTCAATTACCATGATGTTGTCGTTTCGATCCTGCGATATATAAACTCCACCAGCCTTTTTCAGATCGATGATTTCCGAAACCTGCTCCCTTGACAGGTTGGAAATTCCGCTAGATTGTCCGTGATCTGTCGTGAATGACAGGTTATAGCGAGTCTCGGTCTGCTCTTCCATGATGCTACCTCCCTAACGGGGAGCCTGTAAGGCTCTACAGGCTCCCCGTAGCGTCTCAGTTAGACAGTGGCCAGGATGGACGCACGCACGTCCCTACGGACGATAGCGGCTCCACGCATGAGGCTTTCGAACCGCTGAAGGTCAAGCGGAGTCATGCGGGAGATACCAACAGGGTTCACGTCGGGACGCGCGTTCGCGTCGTAGTCCTGCGCGTAGTCCTCACCGTACGTCGCTACCATGCGAGCGTGCATGATCTGAACAGCCTTGCGGTACGCCTGAACCTTGGGGTGGTTGGCAATCGCAATGCGAATCTGAAGCTCAGTCATGATCTTGCCTTTCGTCTGTGTTGCTGCTGTCTGGCTTGCTAGGACTAGCCTGCCATCCCCACCCCCACCGTGTCAAGCGGTAGAGATGAGAAAAACTGTCTACTCCTTAAACAGTGTCAGCGCGTGTCGCTCACCGTGAAGATACGTACCGCAACCGTCACACTGTGTGTAACTGTACGACACATCCTCACAATCACACCAGTAATCCCCCGGAACATCCGGCCAAACCATATCCGGATAATTCGCACGAAGATTGTTGACGATATACGTAAGGCATTCGTCGTTGTGGTCACCCCATGTCATACCCATTGCCACGGTAAAACCGTTCTCAATTGCGTTCAACGGTTCCTCATCGTGCCCATGGTCTGAGTGACAGTCTCCACACTCACCATTTGCGTGATGGTGCAGACAATTGCCGCACACCCAAATGGTTCCGTAATTCTCCAGTGCCATTTAGAACCCTTCACCGTTGAGGCTGTCAAACAGCCTGTTAAGCGCGTACGCTTCCTCTGTGCTGTCCTGGTACGACTCTACTACGGCGTACCCGCTGTGTCCATACTCCGGAGACTTACGGGACAACCTACGGTCAACGTCTGCCAGAGCCTTACGCACACGCGCTAGCGGCTCATCTCCGGTCGTGAGCTTTCCGGCCACGTGACACATGAGAAGATCTTTCAGAAATCCCGCTTCCTCAGCGTCCAGAAAGAGAATCTGATTTCCGTTGCCAATCGGGAGAATGCTAGCCATGAGTTCGCGTCCTTTCGTCTAGGCGAACAACACCCATCTAAGCACATGTCTTAGAAGGATGCAAGACGTCTAGAAATCTCTGTCTCTGGTCACCCATGCAGCCCAGAGAACGAACACAGCAGCAAAACCGAATGATCCGAAAGTCGCAATCAGTGCTTGCCACCAATTCATTAGAACATCCCATCTTGGAAGAGAACCAACATAACCATTCCCACCAAGAGCATCAACGGCCAACCCAAAAGCAGGCCAAAGAATGCAAGGAGTGACTTACCCTGAGAATGCTTGGCATTCCGCATTCCGAAATATCCGGAAGTACCGAACACAGCACCAATGACGAGATATCCGGTAAGGAATCCCATTTGTTCACAACCTTTCTGATTAGGTGAACAACACCACTCCCGAATTACTCGGGAATGATGCAATTCGTCTAGTCCCCAACAATTCCCCACCAAATGAGGAAGAGAACCAAACCAGCGACAGCACCAGGCCAAATGACAGCCACGAATACCGCGTCACCGATCAGACGCAGCGGAGTTTCATCCTCCTGTGTTCCGCTGATTATGCATCCGAAAAACAATGCGATTGCGCCGATAGCGTAAATCGTCATGAGCAGGGTAAACATTTCTTACCTTCCTGTTTAGTCGGACAGTGCCTCACAGGGATTTGCAGCCCTGTAAGACACAATCAGACTAAACAAACAGCGCGTTGAACTCCTCAGCCTTGAACCATTCGAACGTGTCGTCACTCCACAACACGCAACGCTCACCGTTGGAGCGCATACCGCAGGTGATACCGGCACGGTCGTTCAGCTTGACAGCCATTGGATTACCTCCGAGTGAGCCACCCTGTCTAGGTGGACAGCACCATCTAAGCACAGTGGCTTAGGTGATGCAACCCCTCTAGCTAGGCTTACCAGGGAACGGGGGAGGGGTTGAACGCTGCATAAAGTCTTGCGCTCCCCGTAGTTCCACAAACGCTCGGCCATGGCTACCAACCATGACCAATTCAGACACACCCTTTGTGAACGTTGTACGTGTTCCCGTGTGCGTGTCGAAAACCACAAATTCCGTGTCTTTGATGCCATCAGGCAAACGCTTGAGCATTTCCTCAAGATCACGAAGAGTTGCCATTATTTCCTCTCAATTGGTGGAGTAATCCGCACGGACTATAGGGACACAATCCCTACGTATTTCCGCGCGGAAAGCACCATCAATTGCAGCGATAAGCAGCCTGCATGAACCGCTCACGGTTGAAACTCGGATTGTCATCCGCGAACCAATCCGCAAACTCATCTGCAAGGGAAGTGAGCTGCGCGTATTCCCCCGCCATTTCGGGGAGAATCAGACCAGGAATGTTGACGCCATCCACACTCACCAGACACGTACGAATACGCGCATTGAGAATGTCGGCAGTCTTCTGAAAGTGCTTGCGAGTCATCATGTGCTTTTCCTCAGTTTCCGATGTTGAGACGAATGGTGTAGGTCTCTCCGGTCATTACCCAAAAGAGGCCACCGTAAACCAGCATGAAAACTGCACACAGTGCGAGGAATCCCCACACAAGAGGCAGAATCAGCAGTCTGACAATCGGCATTAGTTTTTACCCTTCTGCTTTGACTTGATGTACATATCCAGGGCTTTAAGCTCTTGCTGTTCCCTCTCGTCGGACATATCAAACTCATGTTGCCCGGCGAAATGCGAGATTTCCATATCGCTCGTTACTGCTCCCATTGTGCTAAGAACAGTTGAAAGCGGGGAACCTGGGGAATGCCACCATGACGCGATTGTCTGTGCACAAGCATCCGAAATTGTGTGTCCGTAGGTTCGGAATTCCCAAACCTCGTAATCCACTTCACCGTGTGACAGGTGATATTCCGGATTCCTATACACGATATTCAAATCGGAATCCATATGGACTTTCCTTTCTCTAGACAGTCCTAGAACCGCTGGATTCTAGTAGTTGTGTTACTTACGCCTTTGCGATGTTTTCACCAACTGCGAGGATTTCGAATTTGTCGAGATATCCCAAAACATCGTCGTACGCTTCCCAGTTGAAAAACTCTCGCGTGAACTCTCCCTCAGGAGTGAATACCGCGATTTCCAACAGCTTGCCGGAAGCGTAACGCATTCCGCGTCCGAATTTCGGATTGGCCACGATAGAAAGCTCACAGCCATTGCGGAATGTGACTCGGAGGGCAGGACCATAGTGGTAATCCGACATGCTGTACATTCCCGTAACTCCGGGAAGCAGGCAAAGACGGTTGCCAATGGTGACGTGCTCGTTCATGGGTTTCCCCATTTCCGAATCCAGCGGTTTTAGCGCTGTCTAGAGCCACTATTCAGTTCTCAAAGAGCCGTTGTGCTGTCCTGCTGAGCTAGAGTCTTGCACTTGCTGTCTTGCTTGTCAACCTGCGTTGTGAGCGTCCGTTGCGTCGTTTTAGGCCCGTAGGGCTGTCCCGCTCTGGCGTTGCTCTGTGCTGCTGACAGGTAGAACACTGCCAGGGTGCGGAGCGCTTGTCAAGCCAGCACGCAAACGCTCTGTGTGCCTCTCTGAGAGCCTGACACCCTGCCCTAGGTCTCTGTGCCCACCAGACATGCCAAGAGCCCTAGAGACAGCCTCTCAGCCGTTTCTAGGGCTCTTCCCGCACCACACGCTAGGGAGTCTGAACCGTGGCTAGGTGTTGTCCGTCCCTCACCCCAGCATCCCAACCCATGAACACACCAGCGCTGTACGCAATGACAATCATTGTCAGTATGACTAGGTATTTCATAATCCCTATTCCTATTAGAAGGAGAAATAGAAATAGATAGGGACAGAGAAATATATCTCTAATCCCTACCTATTTCTATATATAAATATAGTTAGAGGGTAGCGAACGGATCGGGGTATGTCAACACCCCAAATTCGTTCAATTCTCCGATGGCAAAATCAATTGCCTCTAGTGCAGTGATGTAATCCGTTTGGTGGCGATTTCGCCAATACATAATGGCTTCCCACCTTTTCAGCTCACCTCCTTTGATCTGGTGAGCGTACAGGCTAGCCAATTGCTCAGCGTCCATCATTCGCCCCGTTCTGTCTTGGTAATCATCACGTCCAGAGCATCGCGCCACTTGCGCGCGTCGTCAAGAGTCAGGTAAATGGACACATCACGCGAAGGATCACGATCTAGGACAATCCGGACATGAACCCTGATTCCCTCACCCTGCCTAAGCGCGCGTCCGATGCTCCGCACCCTTGCTAGCCATTCCGCTTTAGGTCTACCGGCCATAGCCTCTCAGTGCCTCTCTAACAAGATCGTTTAGGGTCGTTGGGGAAAGGGTGCCTAGAACCCCTGTAAGGCTGTCCTAGGCACCCTGTAGCACGTTCTAGGGGGTGTTACTCACCCCAGGGAAGGCCACGGGTAGCGGCGCAAGTCTCGCCATAGCCAACCGTGAGGGAACGCTCATCCGTGAGCGGACGCACGCAGTAGACACAGTGAGCGTGAGTCTTACCGAACCGTGCGGCATCCTCCGCAGTAGCCATATCGGCCGGACGGATGACGTTTATCGAACGGTGCGAGTATTCCCAACCGTTAGACGTGAACTTAACGGCGTAGGCATTTCCCTTTGTCTGGCGAATCTTGAAAAACTCGCCATTCATCACGTACACACCGTCAAGGTCAATTCCCTTTGCGGTAAGTGCGCTCACCGTGATTTCGTCGCGCACCTTGATAGGCGCATCTTTGATCTTGCGTGATTCTGCCTGTACGTCGTCAATCACCTTGACGCGGGTAAGGGCAGTCTCTACGCCGTACTTATTGCTGTGTCCCTTAATGCTAGCGGACACGTGGAACACGTCGCCTACGTTGTCCCCATAGTCCGCACTACTGGCGAACCAAGAGAACACATTCCCGCTAGCATCCGTGAACTTGTGGAGGGTAGAGCAACCGTAAGCACTTTCGATGTACTTAACGGTTTCCAGCTTGAGGGACATTTCCCAGCGCTCCCCAATTTCGCCAACCCAATTGGATTCGGGCTTAGCTTCCTTAGCCTTAATGAAAGACTTTTCCAGGAATCGCGCCCAAGCCTGCGGAGCACTGACCAGCAATCCGTAATTGCGGGAACTCACCATTTCCGCGCCCGCAATTGCTTTCATGTTCAGCACGTACTCAGAATTACCGCTGAATTCATCGGAGAGAATCCACGCGCGCAATTCCTTCGCACGGTCCGTCATGCTGTCCGCGTGAGCGGAAAGCCTTTCAAGTTCAGCCTTGAATTCCGGGGAAATCTTGCGCGGGGGGTCAATGACATTCCGCACCATATCCACGGTTGCGCCGATTTCACGGGAGCGCACATAGCCAAACTCAGTGACACATGCCCAAGCAACGGAGAGAACCGTAAGCGTGGAAACGTCACGCGCTCCCCCACCAAATTCCCCGGACATTTCCTCAACATCCTTGGACATTTTTTCTGCGGAATACGGGAGCGCTTCCCATCCCGTGAAATCCTTAATGCAGGATGAGCCGACCTGAATTTGTTCGCCGCTTTCCGTATTCCGCATCACGTAAGTGTTTTTGCGGTAACGGTCGGTCTGGCAGTGATCGCACCATCCCTCCCGCAATTCGCTACGGTCAATGGAATTCACGCCCGGATACGTACGCACAATCAATCCCGCATTGTGGTCATAATCCAGAGTGGCAATGAATTCCCAATCGGGGAGCTTAGGCGAAATACCCGTGATCTTGGTCATGTAGACCAGATATTCGATTTCCACCCCAACGGAATTCTTTTCCTTTTTGATTTCCTCCCGCCATTCGACATTCAAACCGCCCGGAATTCCACGCTTGGCACAACGGGCGTTAATCTTGGCAATCTTTTCCTTAGTCATTTCCAGCTCATAAGCGGTGAGCTGGAATTCCCAGGAAATGAATTTCTCCGCCATTTCGTTAGAGCGATTCATACGCAATTCCCTTTCTGCCTTACGCGCACGGTCATTGATCTTGCGCGCATCCGGATTGATACGGACGCACGTACGGCACATACGGTGTCCCTCACCCTTGCCCGGAATGACCAATCGGCCACACGCGCTCACGTCATGCGCCATGCCCTTAGTGATCACGTGCATAACGGCACCGTGGAACCGTGCGCCCGTTGCTACTGCCGTTGCGTTCATGATCGTTTCTCCCTAAAGCTCTGTGAGGCTGTCTAGCGTGATCGTTTAGCTTGGGTGGGACAACGGGCCTAGGATGCTCCCCTAGGCTGTCCTAGGCCCGTTTACGTGCCGTACAGGATGTGACTAGATGTCTGCCACGTCGTGAACCGTGATGATGCTTGCCCAACCGTGGCGCGGCGTGCGCGTGTTCTGAGTACGCCCGTACTCCTCTGCCACGCGGTCCCAATCGTGAGACTGAGCGGCATTCATGGTGAGCGTGACCCAACCAAGGGAAACGCGCGTTCCGGTCACGTCGTCAACGATCACGGAAAGCTCATATTCCTTGGTAACCAGGGTCTCAACGAAACCCGCGTCCGTGTCATCCTCCACCGTGGCCGGAATGACTCGCGCGTTTTCGAATGCGTCACAAGCGGCACACACGTTGTCTCCCGTGTGGTTTCCCTTGCACGCTTCATAAAGCTTGAATGCACACGTGATGCATTCCTTTTCGTCGCACGTGTTGAAATTGTGCGCGTCGATTTCCGCTTGTGCTTCCGCCACCTTTTCGGGGGAAGGCTGGTCAAATCCCGCGCGGAAGAAATTGCCTTGAGTGACAAGCGGGGAATCCCCAACACGACCGGCCGGAATGGAAAGGCACGGCATGATACGAACGTCAGAAGTGGAATTCTCCATAACGACGCTCCACCATTCCGGGGTGAATTCCTCCGCGTAGTCGCTCCCGCGTCCGCCATCCTCAAACACGAGGATGTCAGCAACGGTCGCAAAGGTGGCGAACATAACGTCACTCTCAGACTGTCCCCACTTACGCATTTCCCGCTTGACGTCTGCACACGCGGGAGAGTGATAGTGCGAGACTCCCGCCATTCCGGGCGTGTTCTGAATCACGCACGCGGTAGGCACTTCCCCACCCTGGATAGCGCGCACCATGGCAAGGGTGGGGGAAACCTCCTGTACGGGCGCGTAAGCGTCTGCCGGAATGTCATAGGTCTTTCCCTCCACCTGCACACGGTGAGCGGCGCACACTCCCTCTGTACGGCCTACGTAGTTCACAAAGACAGCAACGGGAGCAACGCCACAACCGAAGTAGCATTCCCGTGCACTGGACACGGTGAAATCGGGTTCCCACGTGTTCGGCTCATCCCCCGTGATGATCACTCCGGAAAGGGTTTCCGTGATCATGGTGGACAGCTCAGCCGCACTGTCCGAAATGATCATGTCCGATCCGTCATCCTCCACACGCGGGGGAAGTACGAACATGACCAGGGATTCAGCGTCATCACTCAGACTCACCGTGTGACCCTTGGACGCGATCACGTCAACGTGACTGACACTGTGCATGACCGACACACCCTGAACCGTGAGGTACGTAGAACCCTCCACAACGATTCCCGCGCGGGTAAGCGCGTTGAGCGTCTGCGCCTTAGCGGTAGTCAGTTCGTACGTTCCCGCGTCCGTGAGCGTGGCCGAACGAAGCGCGATGATCTGTGCGGGAGTGATCTTGACTCGCATGGTGTGACCCCTTGTCTGTGTCGCTCCCCTGTTGGGAACGTTCGGCCAGTACATACCCCATAGGGGGGAGCACGCAAACTCAGCCCATGATCATGACCAAAGCTTTACCAAGACAGCACGAAGCCATGGGGGAATAACGGACATACCGGACATTGACGAGTCATCAGATGATCATGCGGGAACGGGCGGGGCGGCGAAAGCATAGTCTCTCTGGTCTGTCAACAGTACTGACAAGTACTCCATAGAAAGCCCTGTACGCCTCTCTAGCATGATCCTTTAGCCTCACCTATCCAGTCACCCCAACCCTTCCCCCGTAGGCCCGTACAGAGCGATTTCACAGAGCGTAGTAACTGACACATCATCACCTAACTCTGACGCTCTATCAGATATGCCCTCTGACCTGCAAGGCTTGACAAGAGCCTAACTGACACTCACTCAGACAGTCCCCTATGTCCCTTATGCCAGCACACCCTAAGTGACATCACCACGTAACACCACTAACTACCCATGCCCCCAATACTATGGTTTATCAGGCATATCCGACATATCACCCATAAGCCCCCAAATACCCCGTATCCCCCATACCGCTCTATAAAGGGCAAATAGGACATCACAGACATAGGGAATATAGCCCAAATATCACTCAGAGTGACATATTAGCCCTCAAACCCCTAGTAATATCATAACTCTGTGTAATATATGGCATAACCAGGCACACAGGACATATCAGGGCATCACTGTCATAGGGCATAGAATCCCCATACGTGCCATATCGGACATATTAGGGCGCTGCGCCTATACGTGCCTAATCCCTCATAGCTGGGCAAATCGGACATATGAGACCCCCCTACCCTTAACGGACAAATGCGGACAAAAGGGGCGGCCTAGTTAAAATTACGAATTTGGAATGCCTTTAGAATGCAGTATCCGGTTAAGGGGTATGGCCTTTTAAAATTGAATTATGGGGTTGATGTAATAGTAAGTATCCGCTTGACGTAGAGCGTAGCTCGCTGTAGGGTGTAGCTATGGCCAGACAGAAGATATACACGGATCATGTTTTCTCTACTGAGGATGCTGCCTGGAAATACGTCACGGAGCATTATTCGGTTGAGAAGAATTACATTATGAAGAATGCGAAGAAGGCGGGTAAAAAGGTTTCTGTTGGAGTTGAGAAGCGTAAGAAGAGCGTATACATCATCGTGATTTATATCGGCTAAATGAGAAGGACCCCTTTCCTGGTTAGAGGATTGGGGTCCTTCTTTTTTACATGGCTTCCATTTGTCCTTTGCAGTTCTTATCGGGACAACGTGCTGGATTGGTACTCTGAGCGTTGCACTTATTGCACTTGTACTCTCGGATGGTTCCTGCCATCGTTCGTCTCCTCTAGTCTCGCTCTAGAATCAATTCTTTGGCCCTCTGGAGCCCCTGTAGGTACTCATAGGTGTCCAGGTTCCAACAGGCGTCCATGAAGGCGTTGTGGAGCCCTGTAGCCTGTTCCGGAACCCTTGGGTTCCCCAGACGCATGATCTCGCTCTTCAAGTCATTCGTATACATCGGAATACCATTGGGAAGGTCAATCATGCGCCCGAAAAGCTGACAAAGGGCTACATGGTCGTATGCTGAGTAGTAGGCCCATAGTTCTGGATTCGGTGTATCGGAAATGAAGCGCTTTACGTCATCCGCGATCTCAGCTCTTGACTTGATGTCCTTGTAATCGAGATGTGCATGATCCATCGCTATGCCGTCTTCGGTCATGTCATAAGGCAGAGACGGAAATACGTTTCTCCGCAACCAGTCATGTGCCCAGACATCCTTCAGAAGACTGTAGTCATATACAACTCGATAGAGGCCCTTTCCATCTTCCCGGATCATTCCGATTGAGATGAGGCGGATTGTAGATCCGTTCTCAAGAAATTCACAATCGTAGAAGATTTTCACTCAGGGTTCTTCCAATTCTGTAGAGTTTCCTTATTACGGTTACTGGTAATCAGAATGCCACGCTTGTTATAGAGATACCAGCGCTTTGTCTTGGAGTTGAAGCGAATATACATACCTTTCTGGGTATCTTCTCGCTCACCCCACTCGTCATTACTCACTTATCTCCCTCTCGATGATGTTCAAGTGCGGTACTGATGGTACCCATGAAACGTCTCCGTTGTCCATACGGTACCTGTAGGACACGAGTACGGGGGCGTAGCCTTCTTGTACGTCCCCGTAATCCCATGCACCTCTGTACGTATCGGCAAGACGCTGTATTGCGAGCTTTACAGCCTCGGTTTTATTGAGCTTTGTACCATTTGGCTGCACTGCACCGCACAACACTTCCAGGTCTTCCGCAAACTCATCTGTCATACGTACTGTCAGGTTAGTCATTACAGTCCCAAATCCTGCTTCCACTCGGTAATTACGTCGTAGTCATCGGCTGCAATACCGATTCTTGGAGAAATTATCAGGATTCTGGACCCTGGAGCGGCATTTTCCTCAATAAAATCCCGGTCGGGCCGTCCGACTTCGTCGTCCAGCCATATAAATGGGATTCCTGGACGATTTTCGTTCATCCACTGGACCAATCTCTTGGTTTTCCAGTGCAAACGCTCTTCATTCCAAGGATCTCGGTCTATCCAGTCGATAACTGGAAGTTCTGGAAGCCCAATATGGGGTCCAATCCAGTCATTGGCTTCAAACTCCCATGCTGTTGCCCAGATAAGCTCACCTCCAAGTGCAGTCAGCTCTGCCCCGTGAGAGGGCTTGAGCCATACTCTGAGGCCCTTTCCCATCTCAAAGCCCCTGGGCTTCATCCGATGGGTTTCGTAGCCCTCTGGACGCTGTGTAGCCTTTGCCGCGTACGGATTCAAGGGTCCATCAACGTCCAGAAGGATAGCGAATTCAGTCATTAAAATTTGCCTCCATACTTTAGTCTGTCTTCGTTACACCAGGAATGCAGTGCCAAGAGCTTACCCTTATGGATAATCTTGGCAACATAGTCATTCTGCTTGTGGAACTTGGTAATTTCCGTGGAACAGTAACGGCAGCGATAACCGTGAGGTATGACCATCTCCCGCTTAAGCTGTTCCTGCCAATTCGAAGGGTAGACTATATCTCCCTTCAGGTTATTGCATTGCTTATGTGTTAGTTGAATATTGTCCCGGCCATTACCCCCGCCCGCTGAGCGGGGGATAATATGGTCGCGGGACGCATCCTCCAGCTCTACATACTCATTGCACAACGCACAGATACCCTTGAAGTCCGCGTGTATCCGTGTGATGGGTTTAGAGTAGTAAGAACTTTGATTCTTACGTCCCATCCTCTTTCTCTTCTCTACTTATTCTTGACAGCTTCCAAGAATTGCTCGAATGTGTGATCAAATAGGTACCTACGCATGGTGGACCAGCACGGGTTAAGTTCCAGTACGTGTTCCTTGGGGTGACCTGGTACCATGCAAGGACCCTTCTTACCGATGTCCATATCTTTAAACTTCATATCCCCGAACCTTTTTCATTAGTAGTACCCCCACCAGCCCCCTAAGTAGTACTCTACCAGAGCTGGTAGAGCAGCACAAGGACTTGACAAGTACCACGGTGCTGTGTACAATGTTCTTTATACTTATATAGCTAGGAAATACTATTAGTAGTACTTACTTCTTCTCTAACTAGGTTAGACTAAGAAGTATCTTTCGAATAGGAGAAACATGGAAAATACTAGTAACGCTATGGTTTCCAGAAGTCTACGTCTGAAGAAGGACACTCTAGTTGTTCTCCATAAGCAGGCTGAACTTCAAGGACTTGGGATTACCGTTTATATCCGCAAGGTACTGGAATCTCTGGTAGAGAATCTACAGAGCCAGGAGGCTTTGCAGGAATTGACTGAACTTACTGAGGAAATGGGTCTATATGAATCAAGAATTGTATGATTCGATTTATGGTTCCCTTGTATCTACCATCAGAGTAGAGACAGCAGAGGAAAACCTATTTCTTCATGAACTAACTCTCCAGGCAATGGCTGGTGCGCAGGCGCATATCACCGATCTGGAGGAATCCATTGGTCATCTAAAAGAGACCATCAAGAGACTTACCAAGGAGTCCTCTTGACACAGTACGATGAACTTGCTAGATTCTTGGCATTGGCAGTCCACAATCTTGGAGGCTCCTTGAAGGTCTCCAAGGAACTACTTGACAACATGCTACCGACTAGGCTAGTGTGGGACACGACATCAGATCCCGAGTTTGTCATCGTGGCAACGATTAGCAACGATGTAATCATGCTGACTGTCGAACCGTCAAGCGAAGTTGTGCAGGAGACAGATTAGTGTTATACTGATCTAGCCTCCTTTCGAAAAGCTCCTAAAGGGCGCAAGTAGTGAACACACGAAACCCTTTAGGAGTCCTCGGGTACGAGGAAGATGGTAATCCGCCTGTTTTGGGAACAGGATAAACGGGGTTCGATTCCCCGGTACCCGACCATGAGTGAGATCACATATGAACACACCCTCAACAATTGATAAGAATGGTGCTCATCATATAGACTTGCTCATCGCTTAATGGGACTGTAGCTTAGTTGGAAAAGCGACTGATTGAAGCTCAGTAGTCGGCGGTTCGATTCCGCACTGTCCCACCCTTGCCTATTCGTAGGTTTTATGTCATCGTTGGGTGCATAGATTAAACAGAGCCTAATGTGAAGTTAGGTTAGCCCTTCCCAATGGCTCAGTAGCTCAATGGCAGAGCGTCCGTCTCATACGCGGATTGTTGTAGGTTCGATTCCTACCTGAGCCACTGCACGGATAGAGAAACGGTGTCTCACAAGCCTCATAAGCTTGCAAGTAGTAGGTTCGACTCCTACCTGTGCCCCCACGTTACTTTACAAGCCCTATCTTATGTAGTACACTCCAGTTACTGAAATCGACTAGGAGGAACTGTGGGAGATAGGGCAAACGTTTATATCCACGAGAATGGTCGTCCGGGCGTCTACCTGTACACGCACTGGGATGGCACGTATCTGCCACGTCTGATTAAGGATGCCTTACAGACTGGACGTGCACAAAACCGCTTGACCGATACTGCATACTTGACAAGAATCCTGTTCGAAGAGACGATTAAGAACAGCTTGGGCGAGGAAACAGGATACGGCGTCTCAGCGGAAGTACAGGATGGTGCGGACCGCATCGTTGATATAGATACATACAACTGCATAGTGACCCTCAAGGGTTTTCCGTATGATTGGGATACCGTTCCGGTTGACCCATACGCCTATGAGGATGAGATCTGGTAATTAAGTCTCCTGAGTATGAGGTTAAACTGCTCACAATGCCCTATTAGTTTATTGGTAAAACCTCTGCCTTCCAAGCAGGTGAGGCCGGTTCGATTCCGGCATAGGGCTCGCATACGCTCTCGGCCAAAAGGAGAGAAGTCACACTAAAGTACACGGTGTGGCGTAGCTATTCCCCATTCGTATAATGGCAATACATGCGCCTCTGGAGCGTAGAATCGAAGTTCGAATCTTTGATGGGGAGCTGGACGCCAAAGCTCGGTGCACAAGAGCACGGATAAGCCGGATGCTAGTTTATTGTTTTCTAGATAAGCAATAGATGAATACAAGGCCGAAACGTGGGTTTAAGCCACGCTACGTCCAACCACTTGACAAAATCTATCCCCCTTGGTGTAATGGCAGCACAGGAGCCTTTGGATCTCCTAGTTTTGGTTCGATTCCAGACGGGGGAGCGCGCGAGTCCTCCTAAGGGATAAAACACCCTATTGACAGTACGCCCTAGGCCAGGGTAAGCTGTACGGGAAAAGCCGATGGTACCGAGGCTGCTCGTCCTCCATCTAAAAAGGTTCGTGTCCTACCTTAAAGGACACTTCTTGCTCTCGTAGTGTATGGGCGTAGCATTGCACTCTGTCACAGTGTAGGGGCGGGTTCGAATCCCGTCGAGAGCGCTTTAACAACTTCAAACGATATAAACCTGCACGGGGACTATATCACCCACTTAGCCGGGCCGAGGGATAGAGCTAAGTCTGCTGAGGACACAGAGAAAGTTCTCCAGATTCATTATTTCCTGCACGGTCATAATGAATCTTTGCTCCCATAGTGTAATGGCAACATACCAGACTCTCAATCTGGAGTTAGGGGTTCAATCCCCCTTGGGAGTACGTTCGGCACCTTCACAGGTTCCAAAGGTAGGACCATGCCCCTGTCGGGGGTTCGAGTGGATACCGTTAGCGGAAATTGGAATACGCTGCCTGCGATAGATCAAAAAGTAAGTGGGGCTATTTGGTGCCTAGTTCCCGCATAAGCCTAAAGGTAGCTCCTTTAGGTTCTGTCCCCATCGTATATCGGTTAGTACACAAGACTTTCAATCTTGAAGACGGAGTTCAACTCTCCGTGGGGGTACGTTTGGAACTAGTCATAGATAGCACCCCACGTATACTCGAATAGACTGGATAGGGTATACCAGCATAGAAGAGGCGCAGACAAGGGAAGGGCCTCCAGGTGGGAGTACCGCTTAGCTCTGGCAGGCTAAGTAGGCACGAGGGATGAGACCACCAGCCACTTTTTCTAGTACAATAGGAATTGCTATAGCGATCACTTAGTGATTTCTTTCTAGAAAGGTTTAACAAATGGCTTTTACATATGTACTGCCTAGCAGAGTAAACACTCTGAACGTAGGCGATCAAGTTGTATTTGCTGTTGCAGCAGATGGACACGCATACGTGTATCCAACTCCTACAGCATCCGGTGCAAAGTACCCAACAGTTCGTGCTGTTTATCCTGCTACTGTTCCACCTGGAACTGACAGTGGTGGTAACCCTGTTACTTCTGCTTCTGTTCTATGGACAGTTCAGCTAAATGGTGCATCTCAGTTCAGTCAGCCTATTGATTTTACAATCAATGCTACAACCGACTGGGTTGCTACTGCGACTGGTACTGCGTAAGTTTTACAGTGGGCTATGGATTTAGGTTCATAGCCCACTCACAGCTTCAGTTTTATTGCTATCATGAGTGGGATACTTAGCCCTACTCTTGCAAGGAACTGAAATTGGCTATTTACACTCGACACATTCCTGAGGTTGCCTCCGAGACTATCGGTGGACGCCTAGGAAGACACGTTAATCATGATTCCCGCTCATTGGACTATAAGTTCGATGGATCTGGATTCACTGCGACATCTATTCGTCACACTCGCTACATTCCTGTATTAGACCAGGGTGACCTAGGATCTTGTACTGGAAATGCGGCGACAGGAAATCTAGGAACTGGTGACTTCTTCGCTACCATTCCTACTGCGGTAACTCTTAACGAGGATGAGGCTGTAAAGCTCTACAGCTCTGCTACAGCCCTTGATGGCTATGCAGGCGAGTATCCTCCCACCGACACTGGTTCAGACGGTCTGAGCGTCGCCAAGGCAGCCCAGAAGGCTGGTTTTATCTCTGGTTACCAGCACATCACGTCTCTTGCGGACGCTGTTGCCGCTCTCCAGCTAGGACCAATCATTACGGGTGTCAACTGGTATTCATCATTTGACAATCCAAGCAAGACTGGTAAGGTATCTATTACCAAGAGCGCTTACGTCCGTGGAGGACATGAGTTCGTTCTTGATGAGGTAGACGTTACCAACAAGCTTATCGGAGCTACAAACTCCTGGGGAGATTCCTGGGGACTTAAGGGACGCTTCTACTTCTCCTTTGCTGACTATGAGCGCTTGCTTGCAGAGCAGGGAGATGCTACAGTGTTCGTGAAGTTGAGCACTCCGACTCCTCCAACACCGCCTGGTCCTACACCTAGTGTTGACACGGATGTACTTGCTGCGTATACTGCACTAAAGGCATGGGCCATTAAGAACAACGTAGCCTAGATTTGACGCCTGCTATGGGGCGTGATACCATAGCTAATGCCCTTATAGCTCAGTGGCTAGAGCAGTCGCCTTGTAAGCGACAGGTCGTGGGTTCGAATCCTACTGGGGGCTCTCTATTCCAATGCCTCTGAATTTCATTGGTTGAATATCCCCTTGGTACGGGGAAGGTAGAGGGTTCAATTCCCTCCTGAGGCTCTTCACAACATGCTCCTGTAGCCCAATTTGGTAGAGGCGTCGGATTCAAGTCCCGAAGGTTCTCGGTTCGAATCCGAGTAGGAGTACATAATGGTTCTATAGCCCAATGGTAGAGGCGGCAGATTTAAGTCCTGCAAAGTGTCGGTTCGAATCCGACTAGAACTACAATGGAGGGGTTGATCACCTCTCCTGGATATGGCGGAATATCCTTCTTACGGGGGTAACGCACATCGCTGGTTTAGCAACCTGGGGTAGCACCCAATGTGATGGTATGAGACAACGGAGTACGTAAGGATCTCATTGCTGGTAAACTTAAGTCCAGCTATCCACTTATGCTGCTGTAGCCCAAGGGTAGAGGCACTAGTCTTAGGAACTAGCCAGTGTCAGTTCGAATCTGACCAGCAGTACTTGACACACCATGTACACCGTAGTACGCTGTTAACAACAGCCGAAAGGAGCAACATGGACATCGTGTTCGCAGTTCTGGGATTCCTCGGACCACTTGGTCTGGTGGGACTCTGGATCTTTATTATGATCAACAAGCAGGGTTGGAAGATTGTCCAGATTATAGCGGGTGGCATTTTTGCACTCCTTCTGGTAAGCTCCTTCCCACAGCTTCCCCAAGCAGTACATGATGGTGTAGTCAGCGTGACTAAGGCACTGTCAAATAGTAAGTAAGCCCTTCGGGGCCTTATGGCGTTAGTGTAGTGGTAACACGTCGGTCTCCAAAACCGTTATCCAGGGTTCGAATCCTTGACGCCGTGCGCTCTATATTGTAAGATACTCACAGTCCCTTCCGAGGGACCTTATTCCCCGTTAGCTCAATGGCAGAGCAGTGAGCTGTTAACTCAAAGGTTGTTGGTTCGAATCCAGCACGGGGAGCTTGTGTCGATGCGAAGAACCGAGTTACTTCGGAAATAGATGGTTCGATCCCACCCGGCGCTGTGAAAGGCGCTGAACGGCTACCCCTGATCGGGTAGCTACATACACTTGGTTCGTTCTTTCTAGACACATTAGATTTGACAGCGATGCGTAGATAAGAGATACTTCATCGCAAAGGGAACCACGGGTCGGAGGTTCGAATCCTCCCCTATCGACTTCTTCGGTAGGTAGCTCAGCGGCGAGAGCAGTGGTCAAAAGAAAAAGACTTTTATCGATTTTTCTAGCTGTCACGAGTTTTACAACGTACCGATGCGAAGACCAGGGTTACTTCTAACCAACTAATATAGAGTAGGTCGGTTCGATTCCGCCTTCATGGACTGGTGTCCTTTCCTTGGTCGCTATTTCTAGGTACCTATAATTTCATAAGCTTTACCCGATGCGTAGGCCACAGTTACTTCTTCAATTATGGTGAATACAAAGCACTGTAGCCGTTTTTTCTAGGGTATATATTTTTAGCAATACCGATGCGAAGGCAACGGGGTTACTTCTTTCTGATTAAAAGGACGAGTGGGTTCGAATCCCACGCCCGTACTTGCGGGTGCATGGCGCTAGTAAAACACCTCAAGCCACTATTTCTAGGTATTCAATTCTTATACCCACCAGATCTACACCCCTGGTGGGTTTTTTCTTCACTAATGACGTACCACACTAACAAGGAGGCAGTAATGGCAAAGTTCAACAAGCCTGTTCGTACGGGAGTTACCTCTCCTGTAACCAGCACTAAGGCAGCGCTCAACGCTGACTTTAAGGCTGGATTCGAGCGTACACAGAAGAGTGAGCTGTTTCTTCTGGCTGTATCCAACTTCGTTGGCAAGGATTCGTTCTACGAGACTGCTCAGGATCGTGACGACCGATTTGCCACTCTGTCTGCTGATGTCGCTGTGCAGGACCCTCGTTGGTTCGCTGGTTTCGTCGGCTGGCTCCGCAACGATGCGTTCATGCGTTCTGCGGCTGTTGTAGCGGCTGTTGAGGGTGCCAAGGCACTCTATGACTCAGGAGCTATGAACGGCGCTCCACGTGCCCTTGTAGCGGCTTCTCAGGCTCGTGCAGACGAACCTGGTGAGGTGCTGGCTTACTACGAGAGCAAGTACGGTAAGAACTTCCCTGCGTACCTTAAGAAGGGTGTTGCAGATGGCGCAAAGCGTCTCTACAACGAATACTCTTTGCTTAAGTACGACACGGATTCCAAGGGATACCGTTTTGCTGACGTTCTTCAGCTTTCTCACGCCAAGGCTGAGAATGCACAGCAGAACGCTCTGTTCAAGTATGCGCTTGATCGTC